TGTTTACAACCTGACAAACGGAACCGAGTACCAATTTAGGGTTCGTGCAGACAACGACACACTTGGTGTCTATTCGTCAATGGTTGAAACTTATACCGTTAGTGCAACTCCTGTTACGACCACGACAACTACTAGTACAACAAGTACATCAATAGTGCCCACAACGACCACAAGCACAACAATAGTTTCACCTGTTAATAATACAACAACTACTGAACCAGAAGTTGTCCCCCCTCCTATTGAGACGATTCCAACAGATAACACCACTGTTTCAATTCCAGAAACAGAAACAGTAATTTCCCCAACCACAACAACTCTTATTCAAACAATATTTGACCCAGTGGAGGTAACCCCAGTTGAGACACCCACGAGCGAAGGTAACACCGAAGGTGATGGACCCGCCACCTCGCTACCACAATATGCCCCAGAACAAGAGACAACAACACAAACGGACGAACCGCCGATAGTTGTTCCTGTAGACACTCAAGAAGCAGCCGACGCTGCAGTTGCAGATATCTTTGACGGCCCTATGTCTGATGCAGGAATTGCAAATGCTGTTGATGACCTAGTTGCAGACGCAGAAACACCAACACAACTAACCGCTGTTGTTAACTCGCTTCTTGACCAAGAACTATCAGACACTCAGTTTGCCACCGTAATTGAATCGGTTTTTGATGGTCCTTTATCAAACGAGAACTTTGCCGCTGCAGTAGATGCTGTTTTTGAAGACCCAACTCAACTCTCGGAAGCACAGTTTGAAGACGCAGTTGTGGCAGTGTTTGACGGTCCATTGTCTGATGCTCAGTTTGAAGACGCAGTTGCTGCGGTCTTTGAAGACACCAAGACTCTTAGCGACGAACAGTTTGACGCCGCTGTGCAGGCAGTATTTGATGAGCCACTTACCGTAGAGCAATTCACTGAAGCCCTTAGCGCGGTGTTTGACGAACCAATCACTGATGAGAAGTTTGACGCAATCATTGATGCGGTTTTAGACGAGCCAATTTCCGACGAGCAGTTTGAAGAACTGGTTGGTGTTTTGGAATCAGAAACAGTTACAGAAGAACAGGTCGCGGCTGCAGTTGACTCAGTTATTGAAAACGGAGTTACCGAAGACCAAGCAACAGACCTTGCTACTAGCGCAAAAGTCTTGGAGAGTATTGACGGCGACCAAGCCACAGAAATCTTTGACGCAGTTGAGATAACTAACGTCACCCCAGAAGAAGCAGAACAACTTGTTGAGGCAGTTCAGGATGCCCCAACCGAAGTTAGAGAATCAATGGAATCTGAAATTAACGTCTTCTCAGGACCGATTGACACATATGTGCCTCTTGGTTCTTCAATTCCGGTTAGTGGCCGTCGTGTCATAATTGGTATAGGGACTGCTGTTTTGTTTTCCGCACCACCAACAATCAGGAGAAAATAATGTTTAAGAACTTTAAAGACGGCGTAAGTGACCTTGCTTGGACAATAGGCGGTACAGGGCTTGTACTAATTACTTTAAGTGGAGACACTAAAAAATGGGGACTATGGATATCGGGAATATCTTTACTCGTTTATGGCATAGGTCTTGCATTAAAAAAAGAAGATTAAAGTGTAAAATTGGTGAGTTCGCAAAAAATTAGTTCACGAGACAAATGGAGTTCTAAATGCCAAGAAAATACACTGGAAATACTGATGGAAATTCAGGTAAGGCTCTCCCAGGAACACAAAAACTCCTAGAACTCTGTAAGAAGAGATGGGGATTTACGAATCTGGGGATTTGGGCCAATAGGTCCATGAAAAATCCTAAGGCTATTCCTGGCGACCCAAAGTGGCTATCCGTTCATGCAACAGGACGCGCAATTGATATGGGTTATACAGACCGCAAGAAAGCCGTAGAGGCATGGGATTGGTTTATGGCCAACACCGCAGCGCTTGGTATTGAGGAACTTCACGACTATGCGTTTGACTCAAACGTGAAAGACAAGGTTCTTGGTTGGGGTCGTGGATACAGATGCTCCCGTGGCGAAGGCTCAGACCCTAAATCGGTCAAGATTTATGATTCAAACGATAATGCTGGCTCACAAGGCGGAAAGTGGTTACACATAGAACTTTCTCCAGAGATGGCAAAGGACGCTGCAAAGTTTGAAGCAGCATGGCGTGCCCTTCCTAAGCCTGGTGCATGATTCTGAATGGAAGCAATTACAGTTGCTGTCATCACGGTAGTCGGTGCCGTACTAGTTGCCCTTGTTGAAAAAGGACGCCGCGAAAACAAAGCAGACCACGGAGTTGTTTCCGAAAAATTGGACATCATTGGCAAAAGTCTTGGCAGGTCTATTGACCGTGTTGAAGAGACCGTTATTCGTAATGAAACAAAGTTGGACCAACATATTCGTGACCACGTAAAGGGAGATGTCTAATGGCACCAAAGAAACCAGCAAAGCCAATCGCCGGCCAGGTTAAGCAGGCAGTAAAAGACCCTGCTGTCTATGGTTCATCAATGATGTACATCGGTTCAAAGAATGCGCCAAACAAGTGCCCTAAGTGCGGTAAGCATACCGTTAGAGGCATGGTGCGACAAAAAGGAGATGCGCTTTTCTGTTCAGAAACATGCGCTAAGTCTTCTTAAAAATACACGGGGGTGTGTGAATGAAAACTATATTGTTAAGAATTCTTGCAGTTTTTGCTGCTAACGGACTTGGCGTCATCGGTGCCGGTGCTATCGCTGGTGTTCCTTTGTGGAAAGCATGTTTCATGGCTGGCATTGCTGGAGTAGCAACAGTCATTGAAGGACTCTCAAGAGCCTTCTTGGACGACGGAAAATTAACCCTTGACGAGATTAACGATGTTTTCAATAAGGTTGACAAAAAGAATAAAGACTAAGTAGTAGTATTTGGTTGTGGCGCAAAACGTTTGAAGCCGAGCCATATTTTTCGGATTTAACTAAAGGAAAAAATGACTACTGAAATGGTTTGGCACAATGATGGCCACAACATTCACTTGCGTTTAAATCGCTCGGAGGTAGAAATTGTCAACGTTGATTGCCCTAATCAAGAAACCGGTGCATGCCTCATTGAAGACGGCGAATGCGTCGTATCAATGTTTATTGACCGCTACGGCTTTGACTGCAATGCTGGTTCGTGTCCTGCGGCTGAATCCATACAAATCTGTTGGACAATCGCAGGAAACACTAAAGACATAGATTCTTGTCAGTTGTGGTTTATGCCAGTAACTGACGAAACATTCCAGGCCTGGGTTCTAACTAAGGCTTGAGATTGTTGTTTGGCTTTCGTCGCATGACGAAGTCGTAAATCTGCTGAACGCCCTTTGGGGTTATTTGCCAAGTTGTTTCGTTACATTTAACGACTGACCCGTTCTTTTCCAAAACCTCCAGCGACCTAACTACGTCACGGTCGTTTGTATATCTAGCCGTAAAGTTCCTAACATCTTGGACAGAAAACGGACGTTTTACTGATTTTGCAAAACCGAGCGTCGTGTGAGTACTTGAAGCGTCCTTGAATGTTGGAGCGGGAAACACTGGTTTCCCAGTCTGTTGGCGTACAGAATCACCTGTTTTGTAACTATGGGGCATGATGCATATGAATATACCTAGAAGGGTACCTCTTCATCAACCTCTTGTGACGCACGGCATGTATCTAAAATGCTCTTAAAAAGAAGTGGAAGCCTCTGTATATCAGGGTTTTTTCCCATCACATTAGTATTAAAACTATAGACATTTTTGCGATTGAGTTTTGTCTTTGTAATTAACCCTTGCTCCGTAAGGGTTTTAACCGTCTTTTCTACCATTGTTTCACTTATCCCTAAATACACAGCCAAAGCCCTCTGTGTCATTGTTGGTTCCATGATGATAGAGAAAAGAACCCTCCCTGATGTAGAGAAAAGGCTCAGTTCGTTAGGCAGTGAATAACTAACTATCCTGTGCGAATCAAGAGAGGAGATTACCTTCCTTATCAATTCTTCGTCATTAGAAAGAATTGAGCGCAAATCCGCTATAAATTTTTCGTTCTGATTGTTCTCCATTTGGCAACCCTTCGGTGTCATAATGGAGGTTAGCATGCTTGCGCGCGTTCTCTGTTTGTTCTACCCTGTTCCTTAGGAGGTAACCCTATGTTGAAGAATAAACTCAATGACATTGCGCTATTACAAGGGCAATCACAAAACGACTGTTTGCTCGGTAGAGAAATGGCTCGCATGGACAAAGAAACCCTAGATGCGTTTACTAACGCAATGATGAGCAATGCTTCTGCTTTTCAGATACTTCAGGTACTGAATGAAGAAGGAATTGACTCTTTCAAAATCACCCACCTACGAGACAAGCGTAGGCTCTGTTTCAAATCAAACAAAGAATGCCCATGCATTAAGGAAGCCAGAAATGACTGAAAAGAAAACAATCGCCTCAAAACTTGACAATGTCGCTGACAGGGTTGAATCTTCAGAAATGAAGAAGAAACTTCTTGGCACTCTGGCAGACATGCTGGAGCGCAAGAATATTGACATTAACGAGATTGGGGACATCAAAAGGGTCTCCCTATACCAGTCAATGCTTAAAGACGACCAAGGTGAAGCACAAATTCACGACCTTGCGGCTATTCAATTTAGTCCTAAATGGGAAACCGGCCCAGAATGGCCAGTTATCCAACAAGGCAAGCCTGTACAACTACAAAAGTCAACCACAAAACCGAAGCCTCCTGCGACCTTCAAAACTTGTGTTGTACCCCCTGATATACAGATTGGTTACTTCCGAAACCAAGAGGGAGTACTGGAGCCAACCCACGACGAAAAGGCTATTTCTATCTTCCTTGGGCTAATTAAGGAGTTACAACCTGAACTAATCGTGATGGTTGGAGACAATCTTGACCTTCCGGAGATGGGAAAGTACCTCACATACCCATCGTACGCTCAAACAACTCAGGCGGCGATTGATAGAGCCACCATGTTGTGTGCTCAAATGCGAGCAGCATGCCCACATTCTAAGATTATTTGGCTTGCTGGAAACCACGAAGAGCGCATGCCTAAGTACTTGCTTACAAATGCTGGCGCTGCTTATGGTCTGCGCAAGGGAATGACTCCGACTTCTTGGCCAGTTCTTTCAGTTCCGTATCTTTGCCGTATGGAAGAATACGGTGTGGAGTACAAGCCTGGATATCCAGCCGCCGACTTCTGGATTAACAAGAAACTGAAGATTATTCACGGTGACCGAGTTAAGTCTTCTGGCTCAACTGCCCACGTATATCTCAATAACGAAAAGGTATCAATTATCTATGGACACATTCACAGGATTGAAACGGCTTACAAAACGCGTGAAGACTACGATGGTCCTCGCACCATTATGGCTGCATCTCCTGGGTGTCTTGCTCGTATTGATGGTGCTATTCCTTCTACCCGAGGCGGAGTAGACCTAGACGGACGTCCGTTAGTTAGACACGAAAACTGGCAACAGGGCATCGGTGTCGTAATGTACGAAGACGACGGCGACCACAAGTTCTCTTATGAATGCATGGCTATCTACGATGGCTGGGGCATGTACCGAGGCAAAGAGTACAAAGCAGATTAGATAAATCTATGAGCGAATTAACTTGGACTTGGCTCCTGTTCGCTATGGAACTTATAGGAGTATCTGGCAGTTATCTGGTAGGTAACAAGAAATGGTACGGGCATCTAATTATTGCCCTGCATTCTTTTCCCTGGTTTCTGTACGCAATCATCTTCAATAAACCTGGATTTATCGCTATGTGGGTGCTGTGGCAATGGGTCCACTGGCGAAATATGTTCAAGTGGATGAAGCGTGCTTGACAGTTAGTCGTAAATAAGACACATTTAGTACACAACTATCTGTGGAGAGTGTACAAAATGACGACAATTGCAGGGATACAGGGCGACGGATATGTCGTCGTCGCTGCTGATACAAGAATATCCTCCCTTGACGACTCTGGAAATGCGTACCAGATATCTACACTTGGGTCTGGTTCAGCCAAGATTGCCATAAACGGCAAATACCTCCTAGGCGCTGCGGGCGACATGAGGGCCATAAATCTTCTTCACCATGCCTTCCAGCCTCCTGCTCCTACTATAGGGCTAAAGGGGAAGAGACTAGACTCCTTTATGACGACCAAGTTCATCCCAGGACTAAGGTCTTGTTTTGAAACCCACGGGTATTCGGCTGGGAATAATAACAACAACACTATTGCTGAACAGGATTCGTCAATAATGGTTGTCATCAATTCTACGATTTATATCGTTGAGAGCGATTACTCATGGACACCAGAAGCGTCTGGTCTATATGCGACTGGTACTGGAGCACCTTACGCACTAGGGGCTCTACAGGTATTGGTCGCCGGAAAGAAGTTATCGCCGGCCCAAGCAAAAGCCGCATTACTTAAAGCACTGCAGGTTTCTGCCAAGTTTGACCCTTATACGGGTAGCCCATTTAACACTTACGTACAAGAATCGGAGAAGAACAAGTGACGCCCATTAATACCTACCATGTTTCTGAATTCAGGGATATCCCTAAGGAGAGAGAGAACAATTCCTATAGGGGGAGAAGAAGATTTTATGGTCAATAAAGATAGCCATAATATAATTCCCCAATCAGATAAATCTGTAGATATACAAGATTTAGACCTGTTTGAGTATGCAGGTTGCAAAGGTAAAACTCATTTGATGTTCCCCAAAGAACATAAGGATATTACCTATATTGCAGAAGCAAGAGCCATCTGTAAATCGTGTCCTGTTCAAAACCAGTGCTTAGAGTACGCATTAGAGTTTCCGGCAGCAGATATGCATGGAGTATGGGCAGGACTTACTAGTAGACAACTAGCCGCTGAGCAAAGAAGAAGAGGGGTCAAACCTATTAGACCGACCCTTAGCCAGATGTGGGGAAACTAACCAACTCGGTAAGAACAGGTGTTGCAGTACTCGGCTTTATCAAAAGTGACTATCTGCATGTCGCACGATTCCTTACCGCAAGGCATAAGGATTTTCTCGCCGTCTAGATAGGAACGTAAGTAGTCCGCAGGGGTTGGCTTTGGATTGGGAGCAGGCGCAGGGGGGATGCTCTTTTCCGACTGGCAGAAATCCCAGATGGCGTAGTTCATGAATCCTGATAGGGACATACCGTTTTCTTCGGCTGCTTTTATTAGAAGGTTCTTTTGAGCCCCAGTAACCTTTACAGTCACAACATGTTCGCTTCTGGGGTGTCTTGACTTCTTAGGTTTACGACCCATCTCGTTCCACCAACATCGTTAGGTACTCGGTAAGCGTCATATCAAACGCCCGTGCCTTAGACATTAGCAGAAGTTTCAGTTCGGCTGGAATTCGTAGAGTCAGGGTAACGAAAGGAGTTTCAGGGTCTTTTGGGGGACGGCCTGGGTTGCGCTTCACTTCGTGAACATCCCGTGGAGAGAGGTCCATTCACCACACCAGTATTCAGTAGCGACTGTCTCGGACTTAGGGAATCTGTGACAGGTACCGTAGTTCGTATGCTGAATGTCGGAAAAGTACCTACAGGTGGAACAGCCCTTGGAGGGGAAGTCTGATGTGATGGATACGGTTATGGCTTCGTATCCAGGGCTTGAAGTTGTTTGACTAAGGAAATTGTCTGAATTCACAACGAATGCGTCCCCTTTTCGGAAATTTTGAATTTTTGTTGTTGATAATCGGCTACGACTTGTTCGTAGGTCTTGAGGAATTGAATCTGGTCAGTAGTGCTATGCAACTGATGGGCGGTCTCCCCGAGCATGTCAACCACTTTGGATATGCACGGGTGAAGCCCCTGATTAATTGGCAAACCAGAATTGGCCAATTTTATTTGCCCAATCAAAGTGGCCCAAGCAACTAGGGGTGTAGGCGCATCCCCTACTTTGATTTGGGAATTAATGTACGCCCTTCGTAAGTCTCCAGGCTTAGGCATGAACGGACTGACTGCAGCGTAGTCAAGGAGCGAGACTTTACAGCCGGCGAATGGGAGGTCTTCCAGCATCTCGTACCAAGCGCGCAAGATTGTCTTACGGTCTATATCTAAAAGAGTTTGGTTGTACAGTGCAAATACCTGGGTAACCAGTTCTTCTAGTTCTTGCTTAGTCACCAGTCTTCCTTCTCTTCTGTGGATTTATCCAGAATGTCGTGGAACTTCTCAATATGTTCTGCGTCTCTGAAAATCAACTCAATGGAATCATACCGCTTGTTCATCTTATTCCTCCCCATATGAAACTCAGACATCGCGCATCCGTCTATAGCGTCTAGACATCCCTGGAGTTCATAATCAAATATTGCCGCGCCTATGAACTGACGTCGGGTGGAGTCAAGGACTGGCTTGCGCTTTGAAGTAGCGCGCATCTTGGATACCCAGTAATCCCATACTTGCTGTATCTCTACGTCACTGGCTGACGTGGCCTTTTTAGAACGAGAGAGTTTCTGCGCTGACACTGGTCTACCTCGTTTAGAAGACTCTGACATGGTATTAACATAATCCTTTCCACCACCGATAGTCAAGTCGTTAAACAATGTTTGAAATGAATTTGACATATCTACAGACCAACCCTATTTTGGAGGGGGTTCGGGGGAACCTTTACGAAATTAATTTTTATTTTTCTGCATCACAAAAAGGTTTCCGTTTTTCAGGAATGCTTTTTTACGATGAGGAGGGCGCGCCATCTGTTGTGAAGTACACCATAGCAGTAAGAAAGGAAAACCGCAACGCAGGTATGAAACATTTTTCAAAATGCGCGGGGCCGGCGAATATGATAAAGTTAAATCACCAGAGGAGAGTTTCCTCCTTTCGCTCCTTTGGTTCCCCCGGGGCTTTGTAGTCGGCGCAGTCGTGTTCATAACTGTGTCGCTCGGTCTCGGGGGATTGGGGGAGGACTTATTCTTGATTGCTTTCCACCACCGTCAATGGAAGCAAGAACTCTTGGGTCTCCCACATGACCCCAACGCTGCAGTACCCGATGACGTCTAGGTAATTATCAGAAACTGATTCGTTCATCGGTGGCTCGTCCTTCGCCGCGAGGTTTTCCAGTCGTGCGATTTTGTCGTGCAGCCTGACCAAGATGCCATCACGTCCGAAGCGTGCGATATTGTCTGGACCGTAATCACTTTGTTTACGTACCAGAGTATCAACTAAATTTTCTTCGTTTATTTCAACACCCGCTGCGCCGGCTGCATTTAGTGCCGCGGCCCCGATATTATAAAACGCTGCTTCAGCAACCAGTTCTGGATTGGTGCTCATGGTAGACCAGACCTCGTCATACATGCGGCGGACATCATGAAGACCTAATGAGATGCCTACGTACTCCGCGTTAAGTATCTGAAAAATGATTTTTACGACTCGTGCGGCCGCAGCGTTCCAGGTATCAGATTCCATTAATTTCTCCATTTTTAATTTTGACGAGCGCTTGTTCTAGGAGCCCGTTGAGAATAAGTTCCCAGCCCGTTTCGTGTTTTGATTTATCAAAGTTGTCTACAAGTGTTTCCATTAAAATTTTTACAATTGAGCGCGGCCATGCAGCGATAACAACTCCATCATCAAACGTTTGAAATACTATCGGGTATTCTTCATTTTCAAACGCGCCATCTGGATAATGCATTCCTCGGACAATCATCCCTTCGCCGGCAGCGACAAATAGAAAGTTTTCGTGATTTTCTTTCTCTGACTCCTGGATGTACTTTTCAAGTTCTGGATGTTTAGCCGTCGCCGACCGGACATCTCTTATGAAATTTTTCCATTTTTCGTTTTTCTTGCTCACGTAACCGGACCTTTCCGCCACCGTAATGGTTTGTAAAGAGTTGTCTTCATTAATTTATCCTAACCATTCGCGCACGCGGCTAGCAAATGTTCTATATTTCTGTACATGGATAACAACACCAGATTTCAACTTTATGTAAGAGCCCTCCGTCAGTTCTCTGAACGTACCGGTCACTCGCGGGTCCCGGCAGTTTATATTGAGATTGTTGATGGGGCGGAAGTGAACCTCGGGGCTTGGGTGGGATACATCCGGCAGCGCTACAAGAAGAACCAGATGGCGGCGGAGAAAGTTCAAATTCTTGAAAATCTTGCCGGTTGGACGTGGGGCCCTCTGAAGCCAGGGCCGGCGACGAATTATAATAGAAATTCGGAAATTCTTCAGATGCGCGGCCAAGGGATGACGCTTCGCCAAATCGCAGATTCTTACGACCTCAGCCGCCAGCGCGTGCATCAAATTGTAAAGAAGACAAATGTCTAACTCGTGGCCAGACCCAGATTTTGTGAGCCCCGAAGAAGAGCGGCAGTACGCACTTGATATTGTGAAGCAAGGAATTCGTTTCATGATTTTTAGTGTCCTAGCGACGACTGTCTTCCTGTGGGTTGTAACAAACATACTTGCTGATTCAAACGTTATCAGTTCAAGCATTTCTTGGGTGAATTGCGGAATACTTTCATTTTTTTATGTAGTGCTCCGCGTTTGGAATTCAACTTTTTTCAAATAACGCGATTGCGCACGGGCCAGTCACTGACTGGTTCGCACGCTCCCGTGCCGTACTGGGTCAAAGCCTCTTCAGTACCACAGTCAGAACAAATTTCTGTTTTATCATCTGCTCTAGAAATGGCCCCAGGGTAAGCAGCAGGCTGAAGGTTATTAGGAATAAAGTTGTCGTTGCAACGTGGACAGATTTTCGGAATGTTCATTTTTTTCTCTTTTCTTGCGGCCGCAGCGGGCACGTCGTATTGTACAGATTTAGCAGAGGCTTTCCACCACCGTAAGTGCTAAAGATTGATAATGCCTCGGTCAAGAGCGCATTGCGCACAGCATGCGATTCGGCGATTTTCTTCTACTTGCCAAATGGGCTCGTCGTCAACGAACTCGCTACAGTAATAGCAGTAGCCCCGTCGCATGCCCCACATCTCTACCATTCTCTTTCTCCATGCTTGAGGAACGAGTAGCAGTCTTCGTGGTAGTTGCCGTAGTGGTTGACTCCGTCTTTCTCGTAATCAACACGGACTTCAGTGTCAAGGTAGATAGGTTGCTCGCACTCGTCACACTCAAAGCCTGCACACTCGGCACATGCCCACCCATCATCGGTTGGGATGCGATTCACGAACAGACCTTCTCCTGAGTTGAACGCAGTTGAGCGTCCACAGTGCACACATAAGTCAGTCACTGTCTTCTCCCTGTAGGTAGACCATGTATCCGTTGGCATCTTGAGCAACACCAGTTACCCACATCTCGTCGGCGCCGTCTTGGTTGTCGCCGACAGCCTCACGTACTTTCTGAATAGCCATAGAAAAAGCCTCTTTTTCGTCGTTTGTCTCCACATCGGTGGTGACCTGCACAGTTACTCGGTAAGTCATACTGGTAATCCCTTTCTGAACTCGGCGTACTCGGCAAAGATAGCGTCGCTTTGCGCTTCTTTCCATGCTTCGTACTTGTCAATGGACTCGTAATCATCGTAATCCACTTCGCCCTCGTAAGAGCAAGGCTCGTACATGGACTCAAATACGCTTGCTCCGTCATGCATTGCTTGAGTGCCTGCAAAGAAGCCAGCCTCTTCGTCGTAGTCAAAAGTGAAGAGCAGTGTAGGGAACATTGCTGAGACCTTGAGGAACCCAGCATCTGCTGGTCCCCATGCCGTCATGTAGCGAGCCTGCACTTCCCATGAGCCGTCACTGAACGCCATTGGTTCGCTAATGTCTGTATCGCAATCGCCCCACTTGGTGCCCCAGTTGTCGTACGCCCAGTCGTACCAATCCTTGTGACCGTACTTGGCGATGTTTGACTCTTGTTGTTTGCGATGCTCTTCTGCCTTGTCGTCTCCGACATAGCCAGCAACCGTCTCATGCAGTTCCGTAGGACACGGAACATACGACTCAAGAATCTTTGAATCTTTGATTCCGTCCTTGAATCTTTTTATTTCTTCTTCTGAACCTCTTACGGTCAGTGTGGTTGATACCCAGTTAGGCATAATAACTCCTTAGTAGAACTTCATCTTATGTGTAGTAGAGGTAAGCCACAACCCCACAACCAACAAAGGAGCAAGTGGTTGTGGGGCGTGACGGTCAGTCGGGAAGTTTCCCACCTCGTGATTCCCAAGCATGCTTCAACATGTAAGGGAACCGTGACTTCGGTATTGCGATTCCTTTTGAGAGCGCATGAAGAAGAGCGATAGTTGCTTCGGCGTCTTCGGTCAGGTGAACTTTCTTTTCCAAACAGAACGCAGTGCATTGGTTCGCAAGAGTTTCAGAGAATCCTTGGTTCGGTCCACAGACTCCACCGTCTGTCATCCAAATGACAGGAGCAGTTGAGTGCTGGCGACGCTTCACTGCCCACTCAAGAGCAGGGAAGTCAACACCGTTGCCTTGACCCATCTCGGGCATTTCATCAACCATACGACCCTTGTCAGCGAGAATCCAAGCGTTCGGATGACCATCACGGATATCAGAGTAAGCGATAACGGTAGCCCCCGGACTTGCTTCAAGAATCCTGCGAACATCATCTTGTGTCAGAGACATTGAACCCGATGCATCAACGCATACGACTCCACCCATTCCACGCCTCTTATTATCAAAGATTCGTTTTTGTGGGTCTGTCATGTATCGGTGGATACGGCGTGGTGACCGACCAACATTAGAGGCTGTCTTCTTCTTGCCTAAGTTTCCCTTGGCGACAATCGGCAGTGGCAACTTGTCAATCATAAGTTCACCCCAATAAGGGACGTTACCGTCCATTTTGTCGGGAGTAATTGTTTTCAGTTTTTCACGAAACTCAGTTTCTTTGACTTTTTCTTTTCCGATGTTTGAGTGTTCACGCTTGCCGTTCTTGTTGTCTTCGTTCTCAACTTCCATAGAGGAATCTTGAGATTCACTTTCTTCTTCTTCATCAGGAGCAGGCAAGCCTGCGAGACGGTCAACCCATTCAGCAAGTTTCTCGGTGTAGATGAATCCAAATGGTGCGAGACCAGTGCGAGTGTGTACTTCGGTACTTGATAATCCCCGACCAGCCTTGCTCATTTCTTTGACTGCTCGCTTTGAGATATCTGCAAGTGCAGAACCCCAAATGCGATTATGACGACGGATACCGTTCAGGTACAACTTGTTACTCGCAGTACCAGCAGTGGCTACAGCCATGTACACAGCACTCTTCCAGTCGTTGGTGCAGGCAAGTCTTTCTCCGTCTGCAGTTTCTCCACCGTCAGAGAGGTGAGACTTCACATCAAATCCAGCCCTATCGCAGAGCAGGTTCACACGCAATTCTTCACACGCAATCATTCCTTGGATGCTGGCAATTTTTCTGTTTTGCCATTGCTCCCATTCTCCAGCAGGAGAAACTTTTGCATGCATCATCTCGTGCGCACGGATTACTCTCGCTTGTTCAGTGTCGTGTGCAGGCGCAAGCATCTTGCGTTCCACGATAGAAGTAGCAGGGATGCCACGGCGTGGTTCGCAGTCTTCAACTTGCCAAGCACCGTGTTCGGCATCCTTACGACCAAGCCATTCAGGTTCGGCAATGTGCTTCATTAGTGAACCTTGTCAATCGCAATGGCGTCAAGTACAGAAGTTGCTCGTTCACCAAAGATAATCTTTGCAGACTTCTCATCACCTAGTTGCTTACGCAGTTTGTCAAATGCGTAGAAAGTACGCAGTGAGATTCGGCGCTTGCCTGCATCACACATACGGACTGCGTATTCACGCAAGTCGTACGACAACTTCTCAAGCGCACTCGGGTGAGGAGCGTTGATTCGGATGCGAACAGGGAATCGGTCAGCGAGAGCCATTGGCAACTCTTCCATGTTCTCAATGTTCGTGGTCATGACAGCAGAGAATCCGTCTTTCGGACGATGAATACGACCAGTCTCGGGATGTTCCCAAGTCGCAGATTCAGGTGAGTCAAGCATCGCAAGCAGAAGTGCGAACACATCTCCCGACGCCTTGTCAATCTCATCCACGATGAGGCGACCACCGTTGAGTCCGTTACCTTCCCAAGCCTTGAGACCAGCACCAGCGACCCATGAGAATCTGCCGTTTCCGTCAGGCATGAACGCTCCAGTCACATCCATTGAAGTCATATCTTCTGTGCATACCAAACGGTGTGCGCCAGCGCCTACGTTTCCAAAGGTGAGACCAGCAAAGGTCTTTCCAGTTCCTGCAGGTCCAAAGAGGATGACTCGGTCAATCCCTGAATCCATGCAGTCTTTGAGTGTTTGCCAGCACTCGGGTAGTGTTATTTCTTTTTCCATTTTATTGCTCCTTTGCAATTGGTTATGACTTCATGTTATGGGTAGTAAGCCCTAATCACAACATCTATTTACAGATTCTTTTCGGCTTTCTTATCAGCCTCTGCATCACGCACTTCCCATAGACCCTTCTTGACCTTACGGAAAGTCGGAGACTCCTGCAGGAACTTCAATGTGGTGGGGTAAGAGAAGCCCGATACCTCAACTAGTTGCTCAGTGTTGAACTGTTCAAAGAGGTGGTCTTTTGACCAAGCCAGCAGGGCGTCGTACTTATCGGCTCGTCGGGGCCGTGGCGTCAGAAGTTCTTCGGTATCAACTACCTCGTCGCAGTATTCAGAAACAATGTCTGTAATCACTTCTGCTGGTATGGAGTAGGTGGATAGGTGGCGAGCAAGGTTGCCTGAGCCGTTCCAGCCTTGAAGAATATAGAGCGCACGAGTGTAGGTTGACATTCTGTTTATCTCGTCAGAAGGAACCTTGAACTTGTCGCCGTATCTTTCTATGGCATCTTCCCATAGGGAGCGATGTACCTCGTTGATGTGTTCTGTCGTAATCATCTGATTATCTCCTCTTTGCAGTTTGCGCAGACCCACTGTCCACTCTCAAAGTCGTATGGCTTGAGGAATGTCCATGTGCCTTCTCCGAAGTATCCACATTCACATTCCAATTCAGGCATGTCGTCAATGTTGTCTTCCGTTATTTCAAGCGTGTCTAGGTCTTTATAGGTATCCACGGTTGCTCCTTTGTGGTTGGTGATAATTCCATGTTATGGATAGTAAGGGGTACTTCCAACATTCTTAGAAAGATTTATAAGAAACTTGCGTCCCGACTGGGTGCCCCGGTGTTGTGTTATTATTTCACGAGATTTATTCAGAAGGAAAACATCATGAGAAAACTTACTCCAGAAGAAGCATTGGCAAAAGTAGTAGCGTTTGAGAAGACGTCCGGGGCTGTCGTTGAGTCAGCACCAAAGAAGCAAGATGCTGAACCAAAGGGCATCGGTTCCGATTCGTTCGTGATGCCAGTCGCTAAAGCAGTTGAAGTCGCCGAGGTAGTTGAAGTCGCCGAAGTTACTCTGGCCCCAGAGGCCGCTGCAAAAAGTAAGAAAAAAGAAGAAAAGTAAAAAAGGCTAGGGGTAAGTCAGTTACCAAAAAGTTGGATTTCTGAATAAACGCGCAGCGTGACTCTTCCACCACCGTCAGTGCTACTAAAAGGGTGCTGTGGTTTTTAGGTCAGTCAGTGCGTGTATAAACACTTTTTCGTAGTTGACCCACGACTCGTCGTCTTCTGCGCACATGCTGCCTAGTATTCCCAGTTCTGCATCAGACGCCTGAGTTGCAACCCATTGCAGGTGGTCCCGCGATATCTTCAACTCGTAGTCTGCATAGTCGTCCAGCATCACAGATGCCTGTGCCCTCAGTGCAGAGGGTTCGTACCCCACTGAATGTAACCCGTAAAGCACTCGCTCCATGGCTCGGGGCTCCAGGGGGAGACCGTTGAGTATTGCGACGTTAGCGATTTCATGGTCTGAACCGTTTTCAAGAAGATGTTCATCAGTCTCGTTTAGGTTTTCTCCAATAACGACGTAACAGTTTCGTGAGTCCAAGACGGTTCCTGTTTGAATGTCAACAATAAGTGCCATTAGATGAACGCCACCTCTATTGCGATTTCGTCTTGCAACCCACATAGGTCGGGGTGGAAGTCAATCCAAGCGTCAATCTCTGGGGTGATTTCCTGCCAGCCCTTATGCCAGAAGCCGTTGTCGTTGAGAAAGTTGTATAACTTTTCTGGGTCGGGTAACTCTCGGAACTCCACAGGCAACTTCTCATCAGGGATAGAGAAGTAATCCCATTTTGCATAGGTCGGACCTTCGGGGTACGAGACCTCCGTAAGGATTCGTATGTGGTGAGAAGTTGTCATTCTGTTACCTCGTAGACATCCCATGGACGGTCCCAACTGCTGTCTCCGTCTAAGTCTCGTGACTTGAGTTGCATGTCAGTGAGACGCTCGTAAGCAAGCAATGCCTCTTCTTCGTTCTCTGCTTCAAACTCGTATGAGTGGTTGATGCTTTCGGTTACTTGAACAATGTATCTCTTCATGGCTCCATCCTAGGGGTAGTAAGGGTTAGTCACAACCTGCAGGGTCATTATTGAGGACAATGTTTTTGCGCTCAACCCAGCGACGCCCAGTCCCGAGCACTGGAGTTACTTCTAAGTCCAAGTGACCGTATCGTCGGCGAGCCCCGAGAACCATCACATTGACTGTGAGTCCCTCTTGCTCAATGGTTCCGTGACAGTTCAGGTAGGCGTTTAGGTCTAACTTTCCGTCTGATGTACGGGCTACTGCCGTATCGTTTGTTGATGGTGTGTCCACAATGTTCATTTTGTTTCCTTTTGTGTTTAGGGTTTGTAGGGTACTGATAGAAAACCCCCATGACAACCTGTTGCCAGATGTCACGGGGGGCTCACGGGGCTTCGCCCTCAGTCTTGGTTACCAAGAACTTTGGTAAGAGAAATCCCATTCGGCTGGCATTTCTAGACACGCCGTGATTATCTCAATCGTGTCACGCAAGTCCGAGTAGTAGTACTCGTCATAATCTGTGTTTCCAAAAAAGAAACCACTCTGAGTAGGAAGCATTTTCTTCGCTGACTCGTCTGTTTCCAACAGACCTTTGTCCATGATGACTACTTCACAGACCTTTTTCAGTTCCTCTAACTTTTCACGGTCTACGGACACTTGACGACAATCGTCTACGCCGTCTTGGCAGTTGTCTACAAACCATTGGTGGATAGCGTTAGCCTTGCGCCAGTATCCAACGCTGATAGAAACTTCGGCACTAGGAAACTCTTTGCGTACATAGGTCTCTGCTCCGACAGTTTTTAGCACTCCGTCAAATTGCTCTTTGCTCTGCTCTCCACGCCATTCGGCTGGTGACAGATACTTTTTTGCTGATAGGTATTGGTCTAATCCCATTTCAGTTCTCCTTTTGTTTGGTGTACTTTCATACTATGGGTAGTAGGCGTCAATGACAACCCGACATAAAAACTTATTCGGGGAGCCCCGACGCACACCACAAAAGGGAGTGAGGTCGCTACCTGTCGGTGCGTATCTCACTCCCCTATGTGGGGGGATTATTTGATGAAGCGAGCCACACCCTTGTAGGTGCTGGTGTTGATGGTTTCCTCGTCAGTCATTTTCAGAACTGCGATAGCGTTTTCCAACTCCTCAATGTCGGACTTCATTGACCAATCGTTCAGGTTTTCAGGCTCTTTCGGTGACTTCACGGAAGCAGGGAACTCAACGGTGATTTCGTACTTGTTGTTTTCCTCGTTGTAACGGAAGTTGTGAGCCTTGCTGACGGAAGTTACTTTTCCTTTACCTGAACGAAACATCTCGGCAAGACTGTCACGGAACTCCGTTACGGCTTTGTCGTATTCCTTTTTTGCCTTTTCGTTGTCGGCAATAGACTTCTTGCGTTCTGCGAGAGCCTTTTCTAATGCGTCAATCACCTTCTTGGTGCTGACCTTTACGCTAATTGGTTTTTGTGCCACTTCGTTTCTCCTTTGTTGTGGTGTGACTCCACTCTATGGGTAGTAAGGGACACTTCCAACACTTAGATAGATTTATTTAGAGGTTGGTATTAGGGCTTACTATCCATAGAGTAAAGGTATGAACATTTCACAGATAGAACTAATAAGCATGGTTAGAGAACTAGACGCTCTTTTGCCTATTCCAGAGAACCCAGAGGACTACTCAACGCCTGTTGATTTTGGGACTACTGGCATTGTCGTCATGTGCGATAGTGGAACTCCATTGGTCGTAAGCACCTTTGATGAACCAAAAGAAATGTTTGGTAATCAGGAAGTATCTATCTTTGCTAACGGCTTTGGTCATGTGTTCGTAGTTGCCTACGGTGGTGCGATAAACGCCGAGACAGACGAAACTCATGTTGCTCGTGTCATCTTTGGCTTGACTTGTGAGGGACTACAAACTTCACTCATGCGCTTCTTGGACACAGATGAAGTCATGTGTGATGAGAACGGCGAAGCCGAGAGTGGAAGTATCCAGCAAGAACTACGCAAGTTGTTCGGCTAGGGCTTTCCACCACCGTTAGCCGATTAGAAACACAGAAAGTGAAAATCATGGCGCAGTCCCGAATTCTAAAACATCTGCTCATCATGCTCGTGTTCGCTTACCCCGTGCTTTTCGTGCACCCGGGGCTCGCGCTCATCTGCGCTGGCGTGAGTATTTGGGCTTTGTCAGTTGTTTGGAAAAACTGGAAAGTTTTGTAAAAAAATGTAGTGGGCAGGTTGTTGTTATCCCCTACTACCCATAGATTGAAGGTGTGAGAGACAACCTCTTGCGAAATACATAGCACCCACTTCGGTGCGCTTACTTTGACAGATAAGGCTCTGTCGCTGATAAGGCTCTACCCACGATAGTCGTTTGTTCTAGACTCCCTACTCCCTCTGGTGTATCCGTCCTCGCTCCGATAGTCCGTCCTCTTCCCTGAGTAAGCAAGCCTGCCGACGGGATAGGAGTGGCGAGGTTCGCAACCTCAGTTATGTGTTTCGCAATGGGTTGTCTTTACCCCCTACTACCGATAAGGTGAAGTTATGACAACACAACTAGAAGCAGTAATCGCAAGCAACGAGGCGACAGAGCCTGAGTACCGTATCCCGACTGAGGGTTTGGTCATCAACGGAGCGACCATTGTGCGTTTCAAGAAAATGCGAGAGCGCATCAAAGGCGACACTTATGCGACTTGGGTCGTTCTAGCAGAACGGGGCCCTGAGGAGTTTGACCCTTATGTGGTTTGGAACCTCATTGCCCGACCCGAAGGTTGGTCATACGACCAAGGCGACTACTACAAGACGCTCGCCAACGCAGAACACAGATACGAACAGAGAGCATTATGAACTACGACGAGACTTGCCGAGCCAAATTCAACGAACTACTGGCGACGACGCCCCGACATTCGGGTTACTCGCCTTCCCAACTGCTATCCGTAGTGGTTGTTATGGAGTGCGACATTGACCGAGCAAAGAAACTCATTGACGCAGAGTGGGGTGACCTTGACTGGTCGGAAGCAACGTGGGAAGAAACCCGGGACTACTTCTGCGCCGTGGAAGAACTGCTAGCAGAGTCGCAAGTTTCTAAATAAATCTTTCCAATGGGGTTGTCTTTACCCCTTACTATCCATAGAGTGAAGGTATGAGTAACACATCAACTATCAGACAGTCCACATTCATCAAGGGCGATACATACATTGACTACGCCAACGATGAAACGGCAGTAGTACGAGAAGACCGTATTAGCAGTCTCCCTAAAAACAGTTCAGCCATTGAGTATTGGAACTACAATGTCAAGACCAACGAACTGTGCGTTCAGTACAAGTCGTCAGATACCTTTTATTGGTATGAGGGCGTACCGTTCGTGACAGTCTTTGCCCTAATGAACGCCGACAGTCTCGGTGCTTTCATCGCAAAAGAAATCAAGCCCAACTTCTCCGTTGCGTGAAGTTGGCATTACCCCTTACTACCGATAGGATAAAGGTATGAACATAACACCAATCTCGGTTGCCGAGAACATTATCAAAAACACAGGTCATGAGATGGCTAACGCTGTCTTGTACGGAGTCACGGAAGATGGGTCTAACTTTGAGTTAGGTCGTGCGCCTGATGTGTACGACTTGCTTGACGGGGAATACCCTAGTGCTGGCGTTGTCGGAATAGCCGTACACACGACTGGCTGGGCTGCGCCACTCAACTCCGACGGAGAAGTAGAAGGCGCACCAAGTAAGCACCCTGAACGCAGGCGTGTTGCGCTTGTGACCGTCATGACAGCCGAAGGTATGGGTTCTGCCCTTTCGTTCGCTGATGACCCTGATGAAATCATTACGGACAGTAGTGGCACAGGACAACTCTCCGACGCACTCAAAGAGTGCCTATTGAGACTGTCGTGACAAAGTGGCAAGGTGGTTGGGCTATCGTCAAAGACGACGATGGCACGACACCTCGTTACATCTCTTTCGGTGAATACCTAGAAGGCCCCGGCACGGACAGTTTCGGAGTCTCAGATGAGAAAATCTTTTATTACTCCAACCCTGATGAGGTTTTAGAGTTTTATCGTGGTCACTCTGATGGGTGGCTTATGGTTTCATGGATACCCGTAGAAGTCGGGGCTCATGTCGCAACCCCGTCTCTCACTCTGCCGATACAGATACAACTAGAAGAAGTTGTAAGTATCATAAACATTTAGGTTGTTGTTGCCCCTTACTATCCATAAGATGAAGTCATGAGTAACACAGTTATCGCAAAAGGCGAAATCACAAACAACTGCACCTGCCTCACCTATGAGGAAGATGGAGAAACAAAGTCAGTAGATACGGAATACGGCTCAACTTGCTACGGCGACTGTTGGGAATACGCCGTTGAGGACTTTGCAATGGTCACGGAAGAACTTCGTGACTCCAACGAAACAAACTGGTGGAAAGTCAAGAACTTGCGCCTATGGAACGGCGAAGTCTCAGGCTACATTTACGCCAAGACGGTTGCAGACCTCATTGCAGGCATGACAGTCCGTAGCGACTGGAACATGACCTACGAAGTCTTTGCAGACCGTATTGAGTACAACCTCAGTCACCACGACTCGCCGATGGGTAGCGCAAGCACCTTGACAGCCGTGTCAGACGAAGAGCGTGAAGAGATGGGCTTGTACTGATGAAAGTCAAGACACTCTTAGAGATGCTCAGTCGCCACAGCCCCGAAGAAGAACTCTGTGTTCTGTATTGGGATAAAGAGCAGTTTGACTACCGTGACGATGAACATGAAGTTCTCACCACAGAAAAGTGGGCAGAAATCTGTAAGGAGTTTGACGAATGGGAAGACGCGGGGCACGACGTCTCCGAGTGGATTGCAGATGCAGTCATAGAAAAAGTGGAACTGAAATCTTGACGACAGGTTGTCTCTGTCTCTTACTACCCATAGAATGAACTTATGAAACTTACTAGAGCACTCATTATCCCTACCGAGGGTATGCCGACAACAACATTGGTCGCATCACCCGAAGGTGACTTCATCAACGCCACTGTTGGTGGTTGGTTTGACTGCGTTCGTGGTGAACGCTTTCATGGCTACGTGAACGACACGGGTCTGATTGACGGACTTCCGTTCAACCCGATTGCGAGCATTATCTTTGGTCGTGTTATTTGTGGCAACGCCATTCTCTTTGGCTCATTCAGCACAGAGAACGAGTATGACGGTCACGAACACCACATTGAAGAAAACATCATTGAGGGCGTGAAGCGTCAGTGGTTCTTGTGGAAGCACAACGCAGACGAACGAGAGATGAGAGCGAGTATCTAATGGGTTGGTACATTTACTGTTTCGCTTTGGGTTGGCTTATCGCCAAGTCGGACTGGTCGGGAATGTTCTCAGACGCCCCGATGGATTGCACTCACGCATGGGAGAACAACCATTGCTATGTCTGTGGAGATGACCGATGAAGCCTTTCCGCCACCGTAAGACGATTAGAAACACAATAATCCCCCCGAACGGCACTACATCGTTCACGAACAAGGGCATTTACTCAGGCACGGGTCTCGGGGCTGTGCGCGCGAGCGCAGGCACATCGCAGGCAGGAATGTTTGTGGATAAGTCTGTGGATAAGTTATTTGCCGAAAAGGTTGTTATTACCCCCTACTACCCCCATAATGGAGACATGAGTGGGGAGGAGGTGAAAATGAACAAGTCACATCGTGTGGCAATGGCGCAGGCTCTTTTGGCAGAGTTGTCTGAGGCTACTGCCCGTTACGGTGCTGGCAACAAAGGCGTAAAGCGTCTCCACCGTATGGTGCGAGGCATGGTCGCCGAGTTGCTCGCCTAGTAGCGCAACAGCACAACCGAGTCGGACTCGGCGCTCAGGGGGAGCGTGGCAACAGAAAACCCCCAAGCCTCACGGCGTTGCCGTGGGCGTTCACGGAGCATGGCTCTGAGGCGCAGGGTTGGTGTACCCCACACGGGGGCCCCGCAACCAGCCTGCCTTGCGTTTGGACTCAGAGTGCCGTGAACTCTCACGGGAGCGTCGGGCGGGACCTCTTCCCCTCATTCATTCCCGTCCGACCCCATTTTTTTGTTACGGGTTGTGATTACCCTTTACTACCCATAAGATGAATGTATGAGTAACTACATGACATCAACAGAGGCATACGCCGAAGCACAAAAAATCATAGACGAGAACCCCATAGGCATTGTGGTGGCAATTCTCGCTGGATACATACTGCGAGAGGACAGGCAGGAAGTAGAGACGGCAGATGACGAAGCGTAAGCGCAAACCACAGACCCGAACTCGGGTTGAGGAACGCCTAATGGTGGAAACACTCAGTTCCGTGTGGCTCAGGGGCGCAGCCCCGAGGCTTACTAACGCTGGGGCTTGTGTCGCTGGCTCACGGTTTGGTTGGGAATATCTCAAACAAGTCGGCATTGAGTCGTGGGTGACGCAGGTGGACGCCATTGGACTGGACGAACAGTCGTACAAGGAGATGCTGAACGGCGAAGGACCAACTGGTTGGTCAGTCGGGGCTCTCTCGGTGACGGAAGTTCCGAACAAATGGAACGGTCACGTTGTCGTGGAAACGAACGAATGGTTCATAGACCTCACGGCAGGACAGTTTGACAGACCTGACAAGGGCATTGTCTTTGGACACGGGCTGTGCGTACCCGTGGGAGAACTCATTCACCATGTTGGTATTTGGCAGGGAGACTGGTTTGAGGTTCCTGTTGCTCAGGGTCACTACCTGTTTAGAGACGCTGTGGTGAAGCGAGACATCAACACAGCCCCGGACTGGCACGCTGGGGTGAGACTGCTGAGAGAAACAGTGGACTTCATCTACCAGTAAAAGTCTTGACCGTAGGTTGTTGTTGTGCCTTACTATCCGTAAAGTGAAGTTATGGACATAAAAGAAATAAGACCCGAACTGTTGGCGTATTACAAAACATACGTTGGCAAGCGAGTACGGCTAATCAACTGCACTGACCCATACACGAAACTTGTTCGTGGTGATGAAGGAGTTGTCACTTCCGTAGATTCGTTTGGAACTGTTCACGTTGATTGGGACAACGGGTCCCGGCTTGGACTTGTGTACAGAGAAGATGACTTCGCATTAGTTGAGACTCTTCCGCCACCGTCTAACGATTAGAAACACATAAAACCCTCGTAACTAGGCTCGCAATGATACCCGAGTAAGAATGTCGTAGTCGGCATCGCCTAGCAAGTCGCCCCCCTCAGGTCGGGGCTGCGCCCACGACGAAACTGTCGCACTTTATCCACAGGGTTGTGGATAAGTTTATTTGTGCGTGAGGTTGTTTCTACCCCTTATTACCCATAGAGTGTGGGTATGAGTGATTACGAAACATACATAATGCAGACCCACCAAGACATTCGCACGGCTATCCGTGCCTATGACAAGTTGCCAGACACAGTCCCCACGCAAGTGAAGAAGGACATCTGGAAAGCCCTTGTGGAAGGCTTGAACTTGGTTCAGAACGAAATGGCAAACATTCCCTCGTAAGAGGTTGTGTTTACCCCCTACTACCCATAAAGTGAACTTATGAAACAAACACTTATTTACGAAAACTCAACTATCGGAGATTGCCTCACCTACGCCAACAACGAGTGGGCATGGGTTAGTGAGAACTACATAGCGTCAAGCCCCAAGAACAGCAGTGCCATTGGGTTTTGGAAGTATGAGGTCGGTACGAAGTCGCTGGTTGTCAGGTACAAGAACGCTGAGACCTTCTACACCTACGAGGGCGTTCCGTTCCCTACCATGTTCGCACTAATGTCGGCAGATAGCCTCGGTGCGTTTATCGCTCGTGAAATCAAGCCTAACTTCTCGGTAGCCTCATGATTACGGCAACTGAAATCTCGGTGGTGCTTCCGAACGGAGACCCCGAATGGGTGGAGAAGTTCCTCAACGCTTGGAGCGCACTTGCCGAGTCGGTAGATGCGTTCTACGACCTTGCCGAACAGACGCCACTTGGCTTCATGGGACTCGTGAACTCGGGGCTCAAAGTCACGGAGAAAGCACTCGCCGACATTGAGAAGGCAGTTGTAAAACACAACAAGGTGAACTAATGGGACTGATTACGAACTACATTGCTTACAGGATTGGCAAGCGAGTCGTGACACGCAGATGCCCTCCGAGAGCCCAGCATGACGCCGTTCAGGGCGACCCAGAGTGCCTGAACTACGAGTCGTTCTGCAAGAACTACGGAAGTTGCGACAACATGGAATGTGATTACGAGCAATGAACCCGGGGCACCCAGATGCGATGTCCCTAATCCGAGAACTTCTGAAATAATCCCCAATAAAAGTTGTGATTACCTCTTACTACCCCTATCATGGAATTATGAAAGAAAAATACACAGACACTTTTCAGGGCGTACTTGACTGCGAGTACTACTCAATCGGCGCAACTGGCGCGCAGGCGTTAGCGAACATGCTTGACGACTTCAACGAGGGTCGCCTCACGGAGTTCCTTACCGAGCAGGGCGTAACCGAAACCGAGTTCTTGATGACCGTGAACCGTCTCGCCGTGAAATGGGCGAGCGAAAACGTACTCAACGTAATGGTGGGGGGAAGATGACGCTAGCCTGCACCAACTGTGGCGTGGCGGCCCCGACTTCTCAGCAACAAGGCAACTTCATTGATTACGGCTGGTCGCTAGGTAATTGCTCTTTAGGTCACTACGGTGGCTTTTCTGACAACTTCCCTTGTGACGAAGAAGAAGCACACTTATGTCACGACTGCTGTCTGAAGATGCTGGAAGCACTTCCGGGGCTGGCTAAATACCTGTTTCCCAACGGTGGTGGACACCCGAACATGAACGGCAGTGGCATAGAAGTTCCTTCATGCTGTGAGTACGCATGGACTTGGGGCGACAAGTGTGAAAACTACTGTGGCAACTCAGACACGTACTTCGGAGCCCCGAACGGCGCATGGCGCAAGCGTGACTGTCTCAGGTGTGAAGCAGACGCTGTTCAAAAAGAAATACATACTTAGGTTGTTTTTACCTCTTACTACCCATAGTATGAAGGTATGGGATTACTACCTTTTAGAGACCAAGAAGAGTACGATAAGTACTTCAAAGAATGCGAAGAATGTTTAGCGTGTGGCGATGTGTGCGATGAGTGCGCAGACGAAGAAACGGTAGACCCTTTCTAACAAAGAAGGCAAGAGAGATTATGAGCGACTTATTTTTCTACGGAACGACATTCATCGGCTTCATTGTCGTTGCTTATCTGATAAAGAACTTCTAGACTCGGGACTACATGGCTCAGTACAAATGCGACTTTTGCGACCACGAAGTAGACCCACGCTCATCGGGCGTGTACCACCTGATTACAGGTTGGGCTAAAGGTGTAACACAGAATGTGAAGTATGTGGCTACTAACCACCACACGTACGCACATGAGGTCTGCATGCCCCGTAACATCGCCGACGACCAACCAACCCTGTTCCAATAAATCTAAACGATAGGTTGTTGTTTTGACTTCTTATCGGTATTATGGACTTATGAACAACATTACTATGACTGGAACAAACCTCATGGTAGATGGAAAGGTCGTTGCTTCTATCAGCGACTTCTCATCTCTCCGTGACGCTTTGTTTGACAAACTAACCCGAACCGAAGCCGTGTATCTCGCCGTTGCCCTAATGGGTGAGGCTCGCACAGTTGCCGTAGCCGAACTGCTTGACATGGATAAGGCTAACGCAACCAAGCGTTTGCTGTTCTTGGAAGAAGAAGGCAGAGTGGAAGTTATTGACGACTGCCACACACTCGGTAAGCCGGGGCGTCCTTCACGAGTCTGGGCAATCGCCGAATAAATCCTTTCCGCCACCGTAACTAGATTAGGTAACACTATTGGTTGCGTTGCAAGCAGAGAGAACAATGAAACCATCGGAATAATCCGATGTTGTTTTTACCCCTTACTACCGATAGACTGGAATTATGAAAGACGAACTGACTGGAAACCCGTATGTCTGCGAACACGCTAGGTATGTGCGCCTTTACGACTTGACCGGGGCTCAGGCAACAGCGGTATTGCTGTGTGAAGACGAGAGCGAACGAAGCGAAGCCTGCTTCCGTTTCATTGACATCAACGCACGTGTTCGGTAGCCCAGCAAAACGCCTTCCGCACGGACAGCCTGTGGATAACTTATTTCTTTAGCAGGTTGTTTTTACCTTTTACTACCCTTAGTATGTTATTACAACCAAGAAAGGAAACGTTATGGGTTACGACCAATGGCTAGAACAGCCTTACCAAGACGCTTGTGAAGCACAAGACGCTTGGGACAGGGCAGAAGAAGACTTCAAGGACTCGGACAGGTACAACGAGAACTACGAGGACTGGCTAGGGAACGGTAACGAGGGTACCGAGGAAGAGTGGGAACTCACTTCGGACTACGAGTTGTCGGTTGAGTCTTACATGGACTCAAACTCTTACATCTAAACAGTCTCCACAAAAAGCCACTTGCCTTCGGGTGGGTGGTTTTTTAGTTTTCCTCGGGGCTGAGAAGACGCATCTGTTTTTTCACTTCTGTGTAACAGGAGTTGAACGCATCTCCGAGCGACTCGCACTTCTTGGACACAGCCCAAACATCTTCGTTGTCACGAGTCCACGCCAGAACGTCCCAGAGTCCCGAGACCCGTCGCATCTCAAAGTCCATCTCGTGTAAGTCAAAGAACTTCGTGTACTGAGGAATGTCGTTCCCAACAAATGAATTACTGTCTTCGGGGCTGCTGCCCCACGTGCTTGGCATGAGCGCAGAATACCACAAACTTATTTTCGGCGTGAGGTTGTTTTTACCTTTTATTACCGATATGATGAAGTTATGAATGGGGAGGAGGTAAAATGAACGAAACCAGCACTTGTCCTGAGTGTGGTTACGAGTTCGGGTATGACAAGCCTGACTCGTGCGACTGCGAATAGCACAGCCACACCACAGCCCCCGAAGCCCTCCGACAGGACAGGCTAGGGGGCTTTTGGCTGTCTCCACTCATCTCGCTAGTTGCCCGTGCGTAGCCCCGTGATAGCGTAAAGGAATGGGATACGAACCACGCTTTGACTTTCAAGCCGACCTTACATACGGAGAAGCAGGTGAGGACAACGCAAGAGAGTTGTTCGGCAGCGGGGCCGTTGAGGTCAAGTCGGACAGGTACCGTAACGGCAAGATGGTAGTGGAAACAGAGCAAAAGCCAGCAGGTAAAGACTGGCAGTTGTCAGGTATAAATGTAACAACAGCCGACTGGTGGGTTTATCGGTTGGCCCCGGATTCCTTCTTCATTGTCAGCGTTGCACGGCTAAAGAGATACCTTCGGGCGAACCAGCCGATGACCAAGATTGGTCTCGCTTCTGATGGCGACAACCCAGCACGGGGCTTCCTGCTGAGCGCAGACCAAGTTCGCTCAATGATGTGCGACAAGCAGTACGACTGAAACCTTGACACACCCCTAAACCTTGACACACCCCTCAGTTGCGTAATGCTTGTTAGGCATGCCTAATTGTTTCACGGGAAACATTCTGAAAAAAGTTTGGGTTCAGGTTGTTTCTACCCTTTACTATCCATAGATTGAAGGTATGAGGAAAACCCAAATAACAGAAGTAGCAAGACTAGCCGAAGAACTAAGAGAGGCTCTCAAAGCCTTGACTGGCCCGAGTGGCCACATGACATCATGGTGGTACGGAAAGCCACAGGACTGGCCCGAGGACTTGCCGTGGAGCGACGAGGAAATCGCACGAGCAAGCAACGCTCTCGGTTGCCTGACCCTAGACGAAGAATACGAGGAGTGAGGTTGTCTTTACCTCTTACTATCGCTAGAGTGAAAGTATGAGGAAAACAGCCAAAGACATCAAGAAACTTGCCGAGGCTCTTGGCATCACGACAGATGAACTGCTGAGGGAGATGGAAGTCGGTTCGCCGACGAAACCCTTTACGGTCTCTATTTCGTTTGCCCGTTTGAGCGCAATGCAAGATTTCCTTGACGATTATCTAGCCAAGACGGGGCTCGCCCTGTTCCACGCCGACGCACTTGACTACGAGTACAAAGGTCGTGCGCCCGAAAACACATTTGTGGTTCGCAACCCGAACGACACGCATAAGCCTGACAACATGAGGGTTGGTTAGCCATCACGGCATCTGGCGATGCCCCGTGATTTGCTTTCCGCCACCGTTATAAGATTAGAAACTATGACACACCCCAGGGGGTCTGAGATTTTTTTTGATTTTTTCGTAGATGTGGATAAACCTGTGGATAACTTTCTTTTGTTGCAGGTTGGAACTACCCTTTACTACCGATAGAGTGAAGGTATGAGTAAATACACAACCCCAGAGATGCCCGACCATTGCCATTGCAGTAGCAACGGTGAGTGCAAGTACTGTCTAGACCTAGCAGGAGAGGAATAGTGGAGAGAGTCAGCCCCGCGCAGCGTAGAGCGCAACGACAAGCGACCGAACGCAAGAACCTCAGGAACATGAGGCGCAGGCAGGCGTACTATCGCAAGTTTGTAGCCGACAGACCAGCCCGTTGCAACGAATGCGGGGCAACTAAGACCGCAAAAGAGATGGCTGAGTACGCACGACGAGAAGTAAGCGTCAAGAACAGGTGTCATGAGTGCCTTGATAGAGAGTTTGGGATGGACTACGAGTACGAAGACGAGTACGAAGGCGACCGAATTTGGTGGAAGACAGGGTGAAGATTTGCTATGCTCACTCCATGAGACGAGCAGCCCAAACCGAAGAGGAAATAGAAGCCGAGCGCCAAGAGTTTATGAAGGCTTGGGAAAAAGCAAAGATGAACTCTCCGTTTTTTACTCCAAAAGTTCCCGACGAGAAGCCCCGAGAAGACTAAGTTTTACACAGACCTCACACACCCCCATTCAATGAGGCGTCATGTGCCCCCAACCTGAAAATGGTTGAGGGGCATTTGTCGTATTATGGGTACATGACAAAACCACCAGAAGACGACGGGGCTCCGAAAGAGCCGGAAGAACCGAAGGAAGAGCCGAACAAACAGCGCCCTCGCTTTCTCCAAAGAAAACGACGCACGGGTTGTCGTACCTGCTTCTAACCTGTAACCTGCAAGCATGGTAGGAAAAGATGCAGAAAACTTTGACCCATCTGAAATGATGGAGAGAATAAACGAAGAGCCGACATTTGAGTCTTGGCTACAAACTGGTTACGAAAACGGCTGGGTTGGAGCCCCGATTTGCTATACGCATGACGGATTGCCCACCACAGAAGAAGAAGATGCCGAGTTTGAGGAAAGCGACCCGTGCATCCACATCTTGCGCCTCTACTACGACGAAGACGAGAAGCGGGGCGTTGAGGAGAACCACTCACCCTCGCAGTGGCGAGCCAGCAACAGAGGACTGTAAATCTTTCTCACCATGTTGGTATTAGTGGTTACTACCTGTAAAGTGTAACTATGGAAGTACAAGAGACACGCAAACCAAAAGCATGGCGTAACGGTAGATACCTTTACTGCATGACACACGGTCAGTCGCAGTGTTACGACATTGAACTAATTTACGGAGACGACCCTGCAATAGATGGTGGACGTAAGTGCGATTGGTGCAAGGCGAAACTGAAATGAAAGACTGGACATGGGAGGACATGGAGGCGTACAACGACTTCATGGAGTCTTGGGCTAACGCTTACCTGTGCGAAACAGAGAACGAAGACGGGGCCGACGAATGACGTGCGACGACCACTACGAAGACGGAACTTACGAAGAGTTTGTGGATAGGGTGTATGCCTCTTGGGAACACCCAGCAAACAAAAAGCGACTAGGTCAGGTGTTCTTCAACAAACTGGACAAGGAGCGCCCCGCCGTTGCCGAACGCATTCGGGGAACCATGTTTGACCCTTTTCATCACGATTACATCCACATCAAAGTGGCTGAAGTGGTGAAGACGCTGTGGTACGAGGAAAACAACAAGGACTAACGTTCTCGGGACTCGCCAGACTTTTTCTGGTCTGGGGTTGCAACTACACCCTACAACCGATAGAGTGTAAGTATCGGTAAAGGACACCGAGGTGGAAACCAAAGACTGAGGCAACTCGGCGATTGGGAATACCACAATTATGCAGAGAAGCCCTACCTGCTGGATTGTCTCACGACCAAACATAAACTCTTCCTTGGGAGTTCTAATGGTGAGTCACAAGGAATTAGAGCCTCAGCCTTCGGGTTGGGGTTCTTTTTTTTGTTTTTTGCACGTTCCCGCCGCAGCCCCGTCGTTGTCTTCTTGCGTCTAGACAGTTATTCCCATTTGCTTTCCGCCACCGTTAGTAGATTAGGAATGATGTTTTTTGTTTTAGCGCAGCGTGGGCTGTGTATAACTCTGTGTATAACTTTATTTTGTTTGAGGTTGTGTTTACCCTCTATTACCGATAGAGTGAAGTTATGAGTAAATACATCAGAAGGCGCATAGCCGTTGGCATTATCGTATTGGTGCCAGTAGCCCTGCTAATCAGCAACATCATTGACAGCAAGTACGACTACTCCTGCCCCGCTGTGAGCGTGACGGTAGAGCGAGGCGACACTCTTTCAGAAATTACCGAGAGATACTGTTCGGGTCACACGCTCCAAGCAAGTTGGGACATAGCCGAACTTCTAGACACGACTACTATCCACACGGGCGACACCATTCAGTTAGGCAAGTGAGGTCAAGCGCAAACGCTGGGCTCATGGCGCGGGAGAAAAGGCTGTAAATAACTTTCTTTTGTTTCGGGTTGTCTTTACCTTTTATTACCGATAGAGTGAAGGTATGAATGAGGAGGAGGAAAAAATGAACAGATGTTCCGCTTGTGGCGAACCAATCGGGTACGACTACCCAGACCACGACCACTGCGACTGACGCACAGTCCACACAGAGCCCGCCAGTGCCCTCCGCTGGCGGGCTCTTTGCTGTCTGCCCACAAACACGCAAACGCAAACGCTGGGCTATGATGCGGGTGTGAAAAAACTCAGCCTTGACGATGACCACCTAGTTCTTGACTTTCCTTACGACATAGGCGAGGTAGCAAAAGTCAAACAGATAAAAGGGGCGAAGTGGGACAAGGTTTCCCGTGTCTGGCGAGCCCCGATGGCGAGTCTGGAAGAAGCAAGGCAGTTCGCACAGGACAACGACTTTGACATTGACCCCGAAGTCCTCTTGTTTACATTGCCCTCTCATAAGAACGAAGCACGGGGCATCAACTACGACGGCAAATGGCTGACAATGTCCTTTGGTTACGACAGAGTGATGATTCAGTCAGTCAAACAGGTAGCAGGAGTTACTTGGGACAAGAAGACGATGGCATGGCGAGCCCCGGTTACCAGCATCGCCGATGTCGTGAAGTGGGGTGACACTTTCAAACAACAGGTTCCTGACGAAGTTCGTGAAATGCTCAAAGCAGTAGACACATCGCTCTCGGAACTTAGAGAAGCATCACGACTCACTGATGCTGAGATTGAAGTGACGGGACTGACGGGAACGTTACTGCCGTATCAACGAGCAGGGGTTGCTTACGCAAGTAATGCACGGCGTACTTTCATTGCAGACGAGATGGGCTTGGGAAAAACATTGCAAGCCATTGCGACATTGGAGTATGTGTACGACTCTTATCCAGCCGTTGTTGTCTGTCCCGCCACACTCGTGTTGAACTGGAAAGCAGAATACAACAGGTGGCTCCCACACAAGAAGGTCGCAGTCGTAAAAGACCGTAAAGAGTTTCCTTCTGATTATGATGTAGTCGTTATTAGTTATTCTAACCTTAATAAGTGGGAAAAACAACTCTCAAACCACAGGTCGTATGTTTTTGACGAAAGTCACTATTGCAAGACGCCAACAGCACAGCGAACTAAGAGTGCCGTGAAAATCGCACGGTCAGCCCCGAAAGAAGGAATTGTTCTGTGTTTGACGGGAACTCCAGTTACCAACCGACCAGCCGAGTACGCAAGCCAACTAAACATTCTTGGAAAGTTAGATAAGTTCGGAGGAGAGTGGGGTTTCTACAGACGCTATTGCGGGGCCTTCAAAGACAAGTGGGGCCAATGGCATCTTGATGGACATAGCAATCTTGATGAACTAAATGACTTACTTCGCTCAACTTGTTACATTCGGCGCACAAAGGAACAAGTTTTATCCGACCTACCCCCTGTTGTTCACGACCCCGTGCTTGTTGACGGGACTGCGGCCGGAATGAAAGAATACAGAAAAGCCGAAACTGACATCATTGAGTACCTTGTCCAACGAGCAAAAGAGATAGCACTGGAACTTGGACTGAATCCAAACTCTGCTGCTGTTGTTGCCAAAATCAAAGCAGAGTCAAACCAGCACTTAGTTCGCCTTTCTGTTCTGCGTCGCTTGTCAGCAAAAGCAAAAATGCCCGTTATCAAAGAATGGGTTGAGTCCCGCGTAGCCGAAGGACGCAAAGTCGTCATCGCTGCCCACCACAGGGATGTAGTGGATGAACTCGCACTTGCGTTCGGTAACTTGCGCATCCAAGGGGGAATGGACATCAACGAGATAGAAGCGCAGAAGCACAAGTTTATGACATTGCCATGTGAAGAAGCACCAGTCATCGTTCTCTCAATCCAAGCAGCGAAGACGGGGCATAACCTGCAAGTCGCACAAGACGTTTTATTCGTAGAACTTCCGTGGACACCCGCTGACATTGACCAAACTTACAGTCGCTGTCATAGGTTGGGACAGAAGTCTTCCGTCACCGCAACTTATTTGTTGTGTGATGGAACCATTGACGAGGAGATTTATTCACTCATTGAGCGCAAGCGTGGCGTGGTCAATCAAGCCGTGGACGGGGGTCCCGCCGCTGAAGCCGACTCGTTGGGTGAACTGCTGATGGGATTATTCAGAAAAGGTGTTTGAGAGGTTGTTTTTACCTCTTACTACCGATACATTGAAGGTATGAACAACACAACAGTACATATGAAGGGAAGCGTAACCGCTTGTTACGCACAGGGCTCACGAGTAGAGGTTTGGGTTTCTAGTCCAACAGGAGACTCCTCTGACTCTTTCAACTACACCATTCCTTGCCTCAGCGAGGCGCAGGCGGAAGTAGTCGCAGAGATGTGGCGCAAGGTGTGGGGCATTTAGTCTCCACCAAAAAAAGTAGGCGACAGGTTGTTTTTAGTTCTTTCTACCGTTAGTATGAAGGTATGAAGAAAAAAGACATTATTCGTCTAGCCCTGAACCAAAAGGGGATAGTGATTACTGACGGAATACCCGAACACATCATGCAACTACTTCGTTTCAACGGATACAAAATCAAGGTGCGAAAGAAGGTCAAGAAATGGACTTAGCAGTAAACATTCACCCCCTGCTGGCAGTAACAATTGTTGCAGGGTTCATCACTCTCCGAATTACACGAGTGGAACTAAAAAGTGTAATGAAAAAGAAAACAAAATCCCCATTCTGATAAGGCTCTGAAGCCCACCTGCTACCCCTCGGCAGGTGGGCTTTTTGCTGTACCAACTCACATCAGCAAGCCAAAACGCTGGGCTCACAAACTTCTCAACGAAGTTGTGTATTTCATTATTCCGTAGTATGCTTTCTCATAAATCTAACGGAAGGCTTAGAGATGGCACATGAACTAGAACGAGACGTAATGGGTAGAGCCAAGATGGCTTACGCCGACAGGGAAATCCCTTGGCACAGACTGGGTCAGCCTATGGCTGGTCTCCAGACGGCTGAGGCGATGCTCACGGCAGCACAGGCAGACTTTGATGTCGCCCTTACAAAGGTGATTGCTGTTGATGACGACCTGAACCCCCTTCGCAATCCCGACGGGAGCCCCGTATTCATCTCAGACAGCCGTGCGACAGTTCGGGTGAACCCAAATGGAACTATTGATGGTTTGTCCACAGTCGGAACTCGTTTCGTTGTTCAGCAAAACAAGGACTGCCTTGACCGTGCTCTGGCTATTGTCGGGGCCTCGGCCGGCGACGCAATCGTGGATACATGTGGTGTCCTCAACGATGGTCGTGAGTTTTTCGCATGTCTTGACTTAGGCGCACTTATTATTGACCCAAATGGAATCAATGACAAGATTCAGCGTTACTTGCTTGTTCGCAACGGACACGATGGCAAAACAGCAATTACTTACGCAAACACATCAATCCGAGCCGTCTGCAAGAACACAGTCGTCGCGGGACTCGGTGCGGCCAGCGCAGTCTTCACAGCACGACACACCCGTAACGCAGAAGCAGCGATTGAAGATGCGACCGAAGTGTTGAAACTCTCCACCATGTGGGCAAGTGGGTTTGAAGCAACTGCTAAGCAACTTTTGGGAGTGCCAGTCCCGGCCGGTTCTTCAGCCCTTGACAAAATCGTAAACGGCGTGTTTCCTCACAAGAAAAACGAAACAGACCGTCAAAAGAAAAATGTTGACGACATCCATTTACTTGTTCGTGGTTTGTACATCAACGACAAGAACGCTGGTGGTTACGGTTTCAATGGTTGGTCGGCATACAACGCTGTCGGCGAGTACTTGGACCATTATCGGGACGCCAGACCAGAAGAGCGAGCAATTGCCTCAATGGATAACAACTCATGGGTTACACGCAAAAAAGCAGAAACCCAGTCAATTATTCTTGCACTTGCTTGACACACCCGAGTGTCATAATTAGTATGACTACAATGGGGGCTTATGGACGAATCATTTGAATCCGAAGGTGAACCAACCGAGATGATGGCTGAGTTTCTTAGTCAATTCATGAGCGCAGGTACATCAGAGCAAATTTATCGTAAGCACTACTGCGACATTGTTGCACACAAGGTTTACAACGAATTCGGTTACGACGGGATGTGCGAACTAATGCTCTCAATGGACAAGAAAGCCGATTGGATTTCAGACATCATTCTTGAGTCTCCCGACCTTGACAACATCGCTTTCAAGAAGTACGGGACTTTTGACCCACACATTTCATCAAAGGCACGACACACACAGTCCTTTAAAGAACTAAACGAAAAGTTATGGCGTTTGCGTCGCAAGTACGCCAAACTGATTGTTGACGAAATCATGGAACCCGAGGTAGAAGCGTGAGTCTTTTCGGAGGAAAGTATCAACTTGCGCCTGGTGACGCAGTCCCGTTTGCTGGCTCGGAAGAAGAAGCACAGGAAAACCTTTTGACGCACAAGTTTGAGGTAGTGGAAGACCCACTATTGGGAGGCGTGAGTCCAAAGCCTGAGTTTCAAACAGTTGAGAGATGCTCTGTGTGTTTGATGTACGCACCGAGTGAAGCGACCAAGTATCCGTGTGGCAAGGTCGTCAGGCTCGGACCTTCAGAGCACTTGATGCTTGATAAGCGACCAAAGGGTTGGATTGTCCAGAACCGTGCTACTCATAATCTCTTCTTCCATAATATGGGTAAGAGGTCGTAAATACAACTTTTATTTGTATTTATCTTTTATTGATTCCCAGTTAGCACCAAAAAGAACTTCCGTAACCTCACGGCATACTGGGCATCTCGGGACTTTCATATCCATCATATGCGAGGGAATGTCTCCACATTTACAACGGAGTATTACTTCGGAACCGTATTGGTCAATCAGCGATTTGCGTGACATCGTACTTTTTCCAACGAATTGGGTCTACATCAAAGTCTTTCAACTCCACCGAATCATCCCAGAAAGGTATTTCTCCCAGAAGTCCCGCGGCGATGGCCACTGAAGGAATCATTTGAGGGAGTTGCACTTCAAGGTCTTGAAGCCAGCCAGCGCACCAATACTCCTCAGAGTAGTGATACATCATTGGAACGAACCATTCACGTACCACACCAAGCAGGAGTTTGATTGTTTCTGCGTTATCGCTAAGCAGGAGTTCAACTTCCCCAACTGTTAGGTTCGGGACTCTGAACGTTGGGTCTTCAAGTGGTGATGAGTACATGCTGTGAATGTATCACTTTGTTGAAGTAATTACCACTCGCTGTGTAGGTATTGCTGGCACTCCCTCGGTGGGGAGACGCTTGCTTTTGAGCCATTTAGAATGGGCTTCTCTAGTCTTGACTCCGTAGTGTCCGTCTACTGTGATGCGAAGGAAAGTTTGCAAGTCTTTGACAATAATGCCTCGCTCATTGAAATAGAACTGAGCAAGAGGAACTAAGTGTGGTTTGTCGTGATAATAGAGGCGAGGTTTAGCCATTCTGTACTTGCCTGTTGACTTTGATTTGTAGCAACCCCAACCACCAAATCCGACTGGTTCTTTATCCCATACATACACCTGCGGGACACCCATGCGTCTGGCTTTGTCTGCGTCACGAGTGACTGTTGTTTTCCAACCTTCTACCGAAATACGGTTAGCGACAATGATTTGTTGTTCTTTGGTTGCTTTGTCAGGGGAAGGAGCGAACTCTTCACCACCCCATCGTTCCCAAGTACCCATGTCTGAATCAGGGAACTCGCCTTTTGTGTAGATACCTAAGCCACCTGCGTATTGACCCGTATCTTGCCAGTTGCTGTTTGTTTCACACACTGCGAGTTGGTTCCAGAACTCTAGCGTTGCTGTGGCTTTGTCGTTTTTTGTGAGAGTTGACCTTATTAACACACTGTTTTTTGACATCACCTCCTTCACCACCACTGTGACAGTCCCGGTGGAAATGTCTTGCGGTGGACTTTGAGCAAATACCGCTGCTGGTATTAATACAACAAAGAAGATGGCAAAAGCCAATAAGAAGTGTTTTCTGGTCAAGGTGTTCTCCAATGTTCGGCGGATAGGTCAACAAGCAAATAACAGGCGCTTGCCTATGTCGTCGTCAGTGTTTTAACTGAACATAACTATTTTACCAATTTTTATGGCTACGTCAACCATTGCGAAACCCTTGCGTAGCAAGGAATTAAGATTTCAGCCTCGGGAAACCCTTGTGGGGTAAGGGTTAGGAATCACCACTTTTGTCTAAAAAATCTGTAATGTATTTTTCGGGGTCCATAATGCTCATTTTTGCCGTAAAACTGACGCCATCTTCGCTACTTGAGGGCTCAAAACCGACCGAGTCAAGTAGATGACCAGCAACTTCCTCAAAGTCTTCCAACATCATTGTCTCGTCTTCGGGGCTCAGGTTCTCAAAATCAACTTCCGACATCTCTAGAAGCATGATTGACATGTGCTTGATTACCTCAAGGCGAACTTCAAACTCGTTTTTTTTACTCATAGTTGCGATTCTACACATAAGAAGGTAGTCTTACAACCAGTTGGACAACCCCCCGAACATTGGAGAAAACAACATGGCAATTACACCAACAACAATTGTGGGAAACCTCACATCAGACCCAGAACTGAAGTTCACTTCTAATCAGAAGGCTCAGTTGAAGTTTTCTGTCGCTGTGAACGACAACTATGTGGATGCTTCTGGTGAGAAGGTGGAGAAGACATCGTTCTTCAACATCGTCGCATGGGGATACCTCGCAGAGAACTCAGCGAATGTGCTGGAAAAGGGTGTGGGCGTGGTCATCGTCGGGACTCTGGACCAACGTTCATGGGACGACAAAGATTCTGGACAGAAGCGTTCAACAATTGAAATCAAGGCAATGGAAATCGGAATCCGTACCGGTTCACTTGAATCAATTGAGCGTCGTCGTGCTTCATCAAATGATTCGTCAGCGAAGCCGACACCTAAGCGAACCAAAGAAACAGTTCCATCAGACGAACCTTTCTAAATCGTAAGTCGCACCAGTGAGTGCGAAACGGTAGATACAACGCCCCATCCGTTTATTCGGGTGGGGTTTTGTTATTGTATGACTCATGACGACAGAACATCGCCGTGCGCCCCGTAGAGACGTCGTAGAGATAAGGCGAGTTGGAGGCTGGGGCTCCGTTACTTATCACCATGTTCTTTCGTGTGGTCACATAGAACAACGACCGAGAGCAGCGACTGCACCAAAACTTGCGTGCGTGTGGTGTTTGCGTGCAGAGAAGGTGGAGACAACGATGGCTTCGTTAGCAATCGCACAACCTCGCGCTACTTTTATTGATGATGATGAACTCGCATCAATAGAAACAGAAACGCAAATGATGAAAGCATCTTTATCATCACATTTTGGAATACCAATTGATGCTGTTGACGTTGTAATGACAGATGACGCAGGTAACCTTCGGATGCGCTACGCAACGATTTTTCTTACTGAAAGAGATGTGCGTAGAATAACGGGGCAACAGCATGGGAGTTGATTTGGAACAGGGTAGTTTTTCACCAGAGAATGGTAACTGCAAGGGTTATCCAACAGAGTGGTGGTTCCCTCTACAAAAAACTGGGAAGCGTGAAGAACTAAACGAAATAAAAGTCAACACGTCAAAGGCAAAACAGATTTGTTCTACATGTCCTATTGCCGTGCAGTGTTTAGAGTATTCAATCAAATGGGAGCCATGGGGTATCTGGGGTGGATACGAAGAACAACAACGAGCAGAAATGCGTTGGTCCAAGAATGTTACTCTCGGTCGTGAAGGTCGCATAGTTTTCAGAGGCGTAGGACTTCGTGATGCAAACGGTGGTCAATTCCTAGAAAAAGCAGCACGATAATGTCCTCTTCGCATACAGACGAGTTTCTTTCTCGTCTAAAAGGCGTAAGCGAAACTTCTAACGGATGGGAAGCACGTTGCCCGTGTCGTAATGATGACGATAATCCATCTCTGTCAATCTCCGAAGATAGCAACACTGGAAACATTCTGGTTTCGTGTCATCGGGGCTCGCCGTGCAGCAGTAAGGAAATTTGCGAATCAATTGGTTTGACGCAAGCATCTTTGTTCCCACCACAAAAACGTAACAAAGAAAAACTTGAACTTACTAAAACTTACAACTACACTGATAAAGACGGAGAACTTCTATTCCAGAAACTCCGTTACATTGACGGTGATGGGAAGAAAACATTCCGACAACGCAAGCCCGACGGTAGAGGTGGATGGGAATACTCCCTCGGCGACACACCAAAAGTTCTTTACAATCTTCCAGCACTCATCAATGCCGTAAAAGAGGGTTTCCCTATTTGGGTTGTTGAGGGTGAAAAAGATGCCGACACTCTCATGGACATGGGGATTATCGCAACGACAATGCCAGGAGGTGCTGGTAAGTGGTTGCCGATACACACAGCAGTTCTCGCTGGCGCAGAAGTTGAGATTATTGCCGACAATGACGAACCAGGGATGGCTCACGCAAAGACGGTATGTAGCGAGTTGTCAAAGGCTGGTTGCGAAGCACGAGTTTGGCACACACCGAAATACAAAGACATAACTGACTTTCTGTCGCTCGGTGGAGACATAGATGAACTCCTATTGCTTGACGAAGACACGCCGGCACCGACTGCCCCGACTATTGAAGTCGCTCCGATGGTTGAAGTTGTCTCTAACCCTGACGTATTTATTGAGGCGAGGAACAAACTTGAGCAACTAATGCTTCGCAACGACTTGTCGCCACATCAATTGCTTATCAAAGCGCAAGGCATTGCGATGTCAGCAGGTAGAGACAAGCCGAGAGATTTTGGCAGACTAGTATCGTGGAGTGAGTTTGTTTCCGAGAGCAGTGATGACACTTACGATTGGGTCATTGACGATTTGATTGAGCGCACAGAACGAGTTATTGTTGTTGCTGCCGAAGGCGTTGGTAAGACAATGCTTGCTAGACAGGTAGCAATACTTTCAGGTTGTGGCGTACACCCGTTCACTTATCAACGCATGCGACAAGTACGTACATTGACTGTGGACTTGGAAAACCCAGAGCGCATCATCAGGCGTACTTCTCGTGAAATCTACAATGCTGCGTTTGCTCGGGGCTACACGAAGTCGCCAACAGCAGAACTTCTCGTCAAGCCATCGGGTTTTGATTTGATGAAGCCAGAAGATAGAGAAGTGTTGGAGCGTGCCATTGAGGATACGAAGCCAGAGTTGCTCATCATGGGTCCTCTGTACAAGGCATTCGTAGACCCAGGTGGTCGCACGGCAGAAGCAGTAGCCGTTGAGGTTGCCAAGTATCTTGACTACATCAGAGATTCGTATCAGTGTGCTCTTTGGTTGGAGCATCACGCACCTTTGGGAGAAAGCATGACAAATCGTCAGTTGCGCCCGTTTGGTTCTGCTGTGTGGTCCCGTTGGCCGGAGTTTGGTATTGCGCTCACTCCTGACATTTCGTCTGGCATGGCGTACACTTATGATGTCAAGCATTTCCGAGGTGCTCGTGACGACAGGCCATGGCCTACCAAGATAAAGAGGGGTAGGCTTTTCCCGTTTGAAGTAGTGGAGTACGCTAAGGTAACAAAATGAGTCAAGAGCGCAGTAATAAAGTGATGACGAAAGAGTTCATCGCAGAGCGAGACTTACGTATTTTCAAGATGAGACAGGCTGGCGTAGCAGTATCTGAAATTGCCAGAAGGTTTGACCTTACGTCTGCTTCCGTACACAGGGCTGTACAGCGTCAGTTAGAGAAACTGAACAGAGAAGCACTCATGGCGTACCCAGAGGTGTTACGCATGGAACTGGAACGCCTAGACAACCTACAAGCAGCAATCTGGCCACTTACTCAGCACCGAAAGGTAAGAATGGACGACGGCACCGAGGTGGCAGTAGAACCAGACCTCAAAGCGATACAACAAGTTCTCTCAATCATGGACAGAAGAACTAAACTTCTTGGCATGGAAGCCACTAACATCAATGTTCAGATGGATGTACGGGGCTCGGAGTCGGTGAAAGCAACTCTTGCTGGCGAAGGGGGTCGCCCTGCTGCTATTGACGCCTTTGACCCAGAGACAGAGGCTCGTAAGTTATTGGAAATCATGGGTATTTCGGGTGTACTTCCACCAGACATGGTTGCTGGTATCCTCGGGCAAGCACCAATACAGGACGCAGAGATAGTTGATGAGTGAAAAAGACCAAGAGATTAGTAATCTAGTTTCGGCTATTGACCGTGAAGCACATGGCGACATGTCTATGTCTACTGAGGTTTCACCAGAAGATGGTCCTGCCGACAAGAACATTCTCGTTCGCTTGACGAATAAGGATAGGGAACGCTGGAAGGAAGCCTCCGAGAAGATTGGTCTTACCATGTCTCAGATGATTAGAGACACGGTGAATGCCAAGGTCACGGAGATAATTGACTGTTCTCACCCTATAAACATGCGCAGGTACTACCCGTGGTCGGAGTTCTGCCTTAAATGTCAGCGCAGAATGCGCTAATGGAAGAAGTATCAGCGTCAATCGCTGCTCGTAGATACGCAATCTGTAAAGAATGTCCACACATGAAGAAGTGGAAGAAGACCTGCAAGGTTTGTGGTTGCCCACTGCTTATGAAGGTGCGTTTTGTAGGTGAGGCTTGTCCACTCGGTAAGTGGTAAAGACTATCGGGACTCGTCCCGGCCGGGGATAACTTCAGTCTCTTGCTCTGCGCGAAGCATTCTCTGCACTTCGTGTATTTGCAACAAACTGATTGCCTTGCCGACTTCCGATGATTTTCTTACGATTCGTCGCTGTCCTCTGTGCTGGCGTAAGACGAGACCAAGCAGAAGAAGGAAGGTAGCGACGAGTGCCGTTTTTACGAATCGCTGGTTTGCCATCTGATGTTGTCCATTTCTCTCGTGTCCACTTCTTGAGCGAACGCTGGGTCTTGCGTAGACCACCCTTGTAGCCACCACCTGCTTTACGATACTCCATAGCGAGTAGTTGCGCCTTGCGAGCAGACCATTGACCTGCTTTGCCACCCTTGTCGCCAGCCATAATACGGTTCTTGATTCTTTCACGCACTTCGGGCATTGTGTAGTTCAGGGACTTGATGTCAAATGACGGGGCATCCAGTACGAACGACTTTGTTGCTAGGTCTACCCACTGAACCGACTTGCCTCTTACTGTTTCACGAGAAGGGGCTGATGACGAAAGTTTGTCTATCAGTGAAATGATTCTCTGTTGGGTTTCAGAGTCATCAACGGAAGCAAGCATTGTTTGTAAGTCATAAATGTCTACGGCATTCATGTCGTCTTCTGATTTAGGTATCATCTTTACAGCCACCCTGCCCTATTGTCCATTGATTTATTGTACAGTTCACGTAGTCTAGGTATTGGAATATCAAGAAACTCTGAGAGCATCTTAAAGTGCTCGTCTTTAAGTGAGACATATTTGGTTCTTTTGCCCGGAAGCATGTGGGTGAGCAGTTCAGCGATGTATTCGGCCCTCTTGGACTGCGCGTATCTACTTATTTCTCCTGCGAGAGCATCGTCTACTGGGTCCATAGTGACTGACCTCATGTCAAATTCCGTAGCGCCTGACCGTTCCGCGTAGTCAATAGCGTCTTCCATTCTCTCAATAAATTCAGCAATGTCGGCCTCGTACTTCTTGCGGGCTTTTTTACTCTGAGCCATCGCCATAGCGTGGATAGTGTGAGACAACTCGTGACGGATAATGTCATCTGTCGGTAGCGGTCCATCACTTACGGCATTGTTCACTGTTTCTTGGTCAACTACACGTGCGGGAAATGCGATAAAACCGTATTCCGTCATGTACTCGCCCTCAATGTTTCTCCACCTGTCCGAGTTGGGATACAAAGTGCCTGTGCCTCCGGCATATTTAGCAACTCCTGATTTTGTAATAATCATCAGGGGTATGTCGTATTCATTGAGAAGTTCTTCAAATGCAGGTGAATCCATCAATACTCTCTCAAGTTTGAGACGCATCTTCTGTTGGGCTACCCAATCTATGTCCATCATGTTGATGAGTTCATAGATTTCTTGTTTGCTCTTCTTGCCCTCCATGTATGGAGACTCTTCAATGATTCTCATCATGTCGGCTGCGTTCTGAGGGACAGCACGTCGTATGAGTTCATCTCTGTCAACTGGAGCCTTGCGAGGCTTGCCGTTTACCTTGAAATTCTTGGTTATTTTCTTTGCAGATGCTCTTGACGAACGAGAAGAGAAGCCGGGACTACGAGTGCCGCTGACTTCTTTGTCTTTCTTGAGGCTTACTACTCTAGCGAGTTCTTTCTTGAGCGCATCCCTCTTCCAAGCATCTTTCTCTTCTTCGCTCTTACCACTAGGACCACGGTATTCAAACATTTCAGGAAGTTCTCCTGTTGCTATTAATACTCTTAGGTACGCTTCGTATGGTGTAGTTGATTTGTCTGGAACTATTTCTTCTTTTGATAAGCCCTTATCTGCAAAGTTCGTATCAAACCACACGTCAGTCATTGCTGGGTTAAACATCTCAACGTCATCGGTTTTGAATACACCTCTTCTAATATTGGGAACAACCTCTATGCCGTGTTCTTGCATTAGTTCGTCACGTGAACGCGCCATATCAATCAATAGGCTGAAGTTTGCTTCGTTATTTGGATTAAGTCTTTCGGATAATTCTCCGTCTTCTTTTCTAAAGTCTGCTGGTGCGGCAATTATCGCTTCAACTTCTTCGGGCTTGAACCTTCCAAGAACCAATGCTTCTTTGTAACTTGCTGCAGTTCCTTGACTTGAATGAGTGTCGGAACTTCCCTCAAATGCTCCAGAAGGCGTTGGATAAGTGTCACCAGTCTTGTAGTCGTAAAGCATTCCGATGGGGTTGGTGGTGCCACCAAGAAAAATGCCGTCTTCTTCAAGGGCACTAAGTTGTAGAGGGGGGTTGTCTTTCAATGACATATCTACTGTGTCTGCATCAAAAACCCTTGTGCGCTCGGCAACTGCTGGGCGCAGCACAAACTGCGAGGGACCATACTTCCCGGTGTTGTTTTGAGAATGCTCTAGCGCTGTTCCAGCAGGACCGTCATACATTAGTTCAACATCGTCGCCGTAAATTTCTTTAAACTTTTCTTTTCGTGCCAATGCTGTTTTTGAAGTGGTTACATAGCCAGACGTTGGTCTTAGTTCCCTTACTTCTGGAGAGTCTTCTACCCCTTCTTCAAATGGTAGACCTAAAAGGTTTGCTTCAACTTTCCTTCTTGCGCTTGTAGTAATGCCGTCACCCATCATGTTCATAGACTCAACGCCAGCCGCTTCTCGTTCTTCCCTGTCGTGCTGAGTAAGTATGGTGCGACTTCCTTTAATAAAAGGGTTTACGCTTCTCGTTCTAACCAAAACACGCTTGTCAATTGACTCGCCATATACTAAAGACGCTGCTCTTATGTCTTCGCTCAATTGTTCTGGAGTGACTGTTTTTAAGTAATTTTTAAACTCATCAATTTTTGCGACCATTTCAGTATCGCCTCTAGCGATATGTATTTGTCTTGATATCTCTAATGCCAAACTTGGGGGCAACGGGGTTCCTATTGGCCATACGTCAGGAGAGGACTTACTAAGTGCCGCCTGTATGGGTATCAAACTCGCACCACCATCAGCACGTTTGTCTGAAGTAAAGAAAGCGTTTCTTGCAACTACGTCTTTTATGTAATCAATAGCACTTTGAGGCAGTACGACGTCTTTTCCAGCATCCCAGTCAATGATGCGCTTGGCATAAGCGGCTGTTTCTTCTATTCTGGTGTCAAGTTTTTCTTTGCTTACTTTTTCTTCAAAGTCTTTTCCGTAACCAAGTCGCTCTTTAAGGGCTTTTAGTTTGCCGAATATGCCCTGTGTGTATTCAGCAGAAACTTCTCTGTTTCTACCCGTGTCTCTCGTTGTACTAGAGAACCCACTACGACTCATTTCTAGTTGTGCCTCAGCGTCGTTTCTTGCTGCTTGTCTCAGTTCTGACGCTGAAGTATCTGAGATGGTCTTGCCTGAAGGTGTTTCTTCTTCTGGTACGTCGTCAAGACCGTTGTGACCAGAGTCAATGATTTCCAAAATGTCACTGAACGGTCCGTCATAGTCGTCTGCCATGAAACGTAAATTATCGTCTACTTCTTCTAGGTCTCCACGTTTTGCGAACTGAAGCCACCCATACTCTCTAAACCAGAATCTATGAGCATCTTCTTTCTCTTCGTCAGTAAGTGGCGATGCGTCTATCATGTCTTTCATTGCTAGATAGTTAGCCCACTCCCCATGTCTGTCGTAGCCTCTGCCTGTACCAAAGTGTCCGAACGCATCATGCATTCCATCGCTACCTTGGAGCAGACGTGAAGCACCAACAGGGTTTCTTATTGAGTCGTAGTATTGCTGAACATAGGATATGTAGTTTCCTTCTCCTCCCTCGTACGGAAGGTCTCCTGGACCTTCACCCAACTTCCCTATCTCTTGAAGCAATGATTCAAGATGGTCCGTAAATGCACCCGAGCCATAAGTGTCCGAGCGCCTGCCTCCTTTGTTTGATTTCAATTTCTCTATTGCCTCGGCAACTGCTTCGCGGGACGGTAGTTCAATAGACGCCCAGTCTCTCTTTACTGGCAAATAAGCATTAAATACTGGGTTTGGTTCGGCGACAATCATCGTCATTCCACCCTCTGCTCTTACAACCCTTATTGAATCAAGCAGTTCTTTTCTTCTGTCATCAATTGCTGGATGGATTGGTTCATCGTAAATTTTTCCACTAGTAAAGATTGAGTGCATCTTGTTGGTCATTGAATTAATATGACCGACTTGTCTATCGTTTAGTTTTAGTTTATCTTTTGCTCTTCCGAGTATTGAAGGCTTGCTAGCATCTCCGTCTTCTCCGATAACCCGTGATGACTCTCTTACGGAAGCCCTGGAAGCAAATCCTGAGCGACGTGCATTGTTTTTACCAATGTCTTGTTCAATTACCGAATCAAGCCAACCCTTCCAGATTTCACGAGCAGGATTGTCGTCGTTAGCGCTACTGTCTACAACGAGTGAAGCGATTGGAGTGTGTTTGCCAACTAGGTGAGTTTCTCCAACGCTGTTCTGCTCAACTGCGTCATCACCTATTCTTACTTTAAAGATATGGATACCAGTAGTTGTTGAGCGCCTTGCGTTGTCGCCCCATTCCGTAGAGTCGCCCTCTGCGTATCTTCCTCCATACGAGCCGAGTAGGTCTTGCAATGCTGACGCCCTGTATGTACTCGTGTATTGATAGTCGTCTGCAATCAACTGGTCGGCAACCTTGTCAAGTCTAGATATGACGTTGTTTTTATCTCCGATAGCGCCGTCAATATTGGAAACCTGCCAGCCTTCTGGTATATGTGTTGAGCGTTCTGGGTCACGGCGATTTAGACCGAGCAGTAGTCTTGCCCTCCCTGCCCGGAAGGAGTCTCTAGTGTCGGTTCGTGCGATTGCGTCAAAGTCAATCACGCCATCAGTCTCAATCTGGCGCTTCATCTCTTCAAGGATGGATAGGTCCCGCTTCGCATCATCACGCAATCCGACCATATATCTGGCTGTCTCGTCATTTATCTGGCGAGTATTCCCAGCGATACCTTGTCCAACCTGTCCTCGTGAACGAGAAGGGTCCAACTGACCACCTTCTAGTTTGGTCGCTCCAAAATGAACCACATACACTGCGTTAGGGTCATTGGGGTCGGTGAATCTTTCTGCTCTTTGTTGTTGGCTCATTGAATCAACTTCTAACGACCTCGCCAAGATGCTCTCTACATTGTCTTCGTCAAGTAGTAACTCGTCAACAAGCATTGTTGTTTCTGGATATTCACCAGCAAGACGCTTTTGACTATCTTCAAGGTCGTTTCTCTCTCTTTTTAGACTATTTACATACATTTCTCTATCAAGATGAGCCCTTGCTGATTCTTCCCTTACTCTCTGTGTCCATCCGTTGCTTTCCAATTGCTCCTTAGTGTAGGTCTTGGGACTGTTGCCCTCTTTGAGGAAAACGTCGTGCTTCTCGCCTTCCCAGTTGCCCGTGGCTTGAAGTTCACTGATTGCTCTCATTAGACGTCGGTTGAATGATTCAAGTTCTTCTACCTGTGCGTCAATGGCGTCAATACGTTCTTGCGCACGAGTAGATAGTTCTTCTCTTCTTGTTGTGGAAGAGAAGCCGAAACGACCACCAGCATAAGGAGTCGGCTTTGGCTTGTTGGTGACAGTAGGGATGATTCCCTGCTCTCTACGGAGGTCGTCCATGTCGTCTTTGCTCATGCCACCAACAGCAAGTTTGCGTAAGCGCTTTACGAGTTTTTGATAGGCGAGAAGTTTTCCTTCTGGATTCTCTTTTTGGCTTGGGTCTTTACTGAACCCGTCGCTGAGTATCTCAATGACAGCATTCATTAGGTCAAACGCATCCTCCTGAGTTATCTCGCCACTGCGAAGTTTTCCTATCGTCTGCTCTGCCCAACGGTCGTCTAGGTCTTTGCCACCCTTACCCATTGGTGGGTTATCTCGTAGGAAGTCCATGTTGTCTGTAAGCGTACGGATAGCGCTATCGGATACCCGTCGCTCTGGTCTCATGCTGGAAGAAGCGAACCCCTCACGAACGTTCGTGTCAACCATCTTTCCTGATAGTGGGTCAAACGTCTTAGAGTGCGATAGTTCTACAACCGTGTACCCGTCTTGCTCACGCTTGGATACGACAGTGAACTCTCCTTGGGTAACGGACTCAATTGGTACTTCTACCCAGTCGCTTTCTAGGTCTCTTATCTGTGTTGTGTAGTCACTAGACGCTACATGGGCACCATTTTGAAGTTGGAGGATTACTTTTTTGTCGCTCTCGGCATTCATGTCGGCGAATGTTGTGGCTAATCCTCTGTCTGGGGTGAACGCGCTAAGTGGGAACGTTATTGTCTCACCCTGTTCTGCCATCAGTATCTCTGAATCATCAGGAACTGAACCAAGTCCTCGGTACAACGGTCTATCGCTAACTGTGTCACCCATAGAGATTTTTTCCATCGTCTTATGTGTGTTTATCAGTGATTCACGAACGGAGTCTTTTACATGGTTAGGTGCGTCTAGCAGTTCACCCGAGCGCATTACTTCGTGGACTGTTGATAGCGACTCTTCGCCACCCTTTGTGGGTTGCTGTTCTATACCCATCATTGCTGACGACAAATGACGCATGCGCCAGTTGCCCGACCAAGTTGTCCACTGGTCGTAAGCAGTATCCCAATCATAAGTAGACAAATCTTCATCTGTTATGTCAAACTCGTAGTCACCAACCGTAAATCGTGACGTACTAGATGTTTCACGAGACATCTTTACTGTTGTTGATTTAGCATCGCCGGCATTTCTACTAGCGAACCCGTCGTCCTTGTCGGAGACTCTTTCATCTATGCTGTCTTGCGCTGCGTGTAATCTCCTCACCCGTGAAGAGGATGACAAACCACTACGATGTGCCCACGGTTTTTGATAAGGAGTACTTGGGTCTCTGTCTGGCTTCAACCCTAACGCGTAAGCAATAAATGCTTCTATCTCTGGCGTTAGGTACTTAGCCTTTAACTTTCTGTCTGGTGAGGAGAACAAAAGTATTGCTTCTGCCCATAGTTCTTGACGAGTTGCTGTTGCGTATGTTCCAGCAATAAGTGGTGGCATGTCATCTACTAGATAAGGAAACTCAATCGCTATCTGGTCGGCGAATTCCTGTGCCTGCGAGGGAGACCAATCATTAGGGGCGTTGATTACATTATTCACATAGTCGTTGATTAGGTCCACGAATCTTGCGTCGGCAAGTAACTGTTCCGTTAGTGGTTTGTTGCCTAGGTTTCTATTGATGCTTCTTCGTGCTGTCGTCATTATTCTTTCAAGATATTGCGCACTCATGCCGTTGAAAGGTATGAAACCGTCTGCGTCAAAAGCGTCAAGGAACTCTTTTGTCATTTTCTCAGCATCTGCCATAGGAATACCAGGGAACAAGTAGGAAAGACGAGATTTTCTATCTCCCCTGCGTGACTTACCTAGTAGTCCTTTGTTTCCTTTTACGGTTGCGTAGAACCAGTGAGCCCATTCGTGAATAGCCTTATCGGCTAGGGATAGTCCGAAGTTGTTCATCCAGTGTTCTTTTTCTTCTTCCCTGCTTCCGTCAGGATTTGTGATTATCCTTCCAGTCTTTCTTTTTGCTGCCAACCCTCTGTAAAATCCCATTGGTAAGTTGTCTGTTGTGGGGTCAGGCCTGAGTGTTATCCCGTAAGTACCTACCGAAAAACCACCGACTGCTCCGTTTGCGAGATGGAACGGAAGAGAGATGTCTTGACCAGCAAGACGCATTTGTTCAACCTGATTGTTTAGTTGGGTGAGTTTTGCTTCGTCTATAACCATCATTGGTGGACACCCGAAGCGTCTAATCATCCATGAGAATTCTGGCGACTCTGCCATCATTCTTTTGACCATGTCTTTGACTGTTTGTCTGCCTTGTGGAGAAAAATCGTAAGGAACAGAGAAACTAATGGGCTTCCCGTTTGCGTCTGTTGCTATTTGCCCATTGCTGTCCCTACCGTAAAACTTGAAGATGTGGTCCGTCATTATTTGACGTACTTTTGCTTCTTCTGCTGGGTAATTTGCTGGGTCGTCCCCGTATGACGTATTCATTATCGTAAGCGCTATTGCGTCATCAATACTCGTAGGCGTTACAGCATCTGCTACCTCGTCATCCGTAGCGTCTTTTAGCCAATCAGAACCACTCAACGGTGTGAAAGGGTCAGATGTGTTAATAATTCTCGTGCCATCAGGTCCTCTGGTGACAGTCTTTGAGGCAAACCCACTACCTCTACCCTCTGAACTGCCTGCTCTGTCTATCTCTTTGACCGAAGGTGAGAAACCAAGCATGTCAAGAACATCTCTACGCATTTCAGGACTGACCAACTCTTTGTCGTCAACATCTTTGGAGAGTACTGCTGCTACTGCTTCGGCAAACGCTTCTGCTGGTTGTGACTGTCCATACTGTGTCTTTACGTGTGGGTAACCCGTAAAGTCAACGGATTTGTTGTCACGTGTTGCCCAATAGAATTTATCAGCGCCCCTGTATCTAGCATCTATTCGTGTTTTTGGTTTACCTAATCCCCTTAGAAATCTCGTAAGCCTAGGAATGGCTGCATTTAGTATCCAAGTGTCGTTCCACCAAAAGCGTGCTAATTCTCTCATCTCTTCGTCTGGGTGTATGTCTAATGCTAGGCGATTGAGGTAGTGAGCCCATTCATGAATAAAGAATCCTTCACTCGTGGGACTTGTAGAGAAGCCCTCTGTCCCTTTGATGAATGGTTCATCTTCGTAAATACCATTAGGCCACCACCCTTTGGCCAATGCTTGTTCTCTCATTGTTGAGTCAATAGTGATAGCAGGGAAACCCTCTACACCAGCAATGGCGTACGCCCCATCCAGTCTTTCGCCTGGCTTTGTTATCAGAACAGGTGGCATACCAAATCTTTGTACTGCTTCATGGAACTCAGGGTTATTTGAGAGTGCTTCTACGACCATCTCTTTCATACGAGACACTGCTTCGGGTGAGAAGTCCATAGCGTCAATACCCTTGGGGATAATTATTTTTAGTTTGTCTGGTTCTGATGCCGTGTAACGAACACCATCTGGGTCTGTAAGTAAAGCGTTGTGTGCGTCAGACAATGCGATTGCTTCTGCTTTTGTCTTGGGTACTACAATGTCTGCTATCTCTTGTGGTGTCTTACCACGCAGGGTACTACCCGTACTGCTTTTTAGAGAACCTGTTCGTGATGCGAATCCACTGCGAGATGCTCCTCTAATGCCAAGCATTTGTTCAACTATTTCTATTCCTTCATCGTTGAGTAGTTCTCTACTCTTACGACGAGGGGAGAAGTATGCTGCTACTGATTCTGCGAAGAACTCACATGGCATTGAGGTGCCATACACGCTCTTGACGAATGGAACACCAACTGGTTGGTCTACCTTCTCACCACTCTTCATGGCTCCATCAAAGTACTCAAACATCCTCTTCACTTTTGGAGGAATGCGAGTGAAGTAAGTTGACATGTACCAAGAGCCTTGCCCTAGGGCTCCTGCTAACTCACGCAGTTCTGGGTCTGGTGCTATGTCTGCTACTAGGTGATTGAGGTAGTGACCCCACTCATGGGTGATGATGTCTTCTGCTGATTCCCCTGTGAAGGCACGGTCAACACCTTTTACTCTTGGTGCGAATGTAGTGAAGGAGAATACTTTCGCAGAGAACTTCCTTCTACCAAACCATTCTGACATAGCGCCTTTGTCTAGTGTCTTTTCTGTTATGAAGATTGCTTGCTTACCATAAGCGATACCTCCATATCCAATACCTTCTCCATCCTCGTCTTTGTTGGGGTGTACACCTATGGGTGGGCAACCGAACCTATCAAAGGCTGCTCGTAGTTCAGGTCTTTCGTCTAGTGCGTTACGCAATGTGTCACGTAGTTCAGCGACCCTCTCCTCGTCAAAGATTGCTATGTCTAGTGCCTTCTGCACACTGTCAGATAGGTTACCCGTGGAGCCTTGTTGAGCGACCATCATCTCAACGAAAGCAGCAGGCGTGCTAGGCACTGCCCTCTCTGCTACCTGTTCATTGGTGAGACCTACTGTCCACGAACCTCTTGGTGTGTATGACCCGTAGCCACCCGTGGTGCTTGCGAGTCCTCGTGCTACTGAGGCAATGTTAGACAACACTGCTGGTCTCTCAAAGGGTGTGCCGTCTTGTACTACACCATCACCGTCACCGTCGTATGCGTTAGGGTCAAAGACCTGTGCGCTTCGTGCGAGTTGCCCTAGGTTCGGACCTAGTGCTTTGACTTCTAGTCTGTCATCACTATTTACTCTTGACATGTGACGCCTTAGACGTGGTGAGTCATTTGGTTCTATGTCATAAGAGAAAGGCATTGACTCATTGTAGAACACCTCACTGTGTGGTGTGTGAAGTGTGTGTAACTAATAGTTTGATGCGACTTATGTGATGTGTAAAAGTGTGCTTGTGAGGAGCACTTTTGTGTGGGTCATGAGGCATTATCTACAATCAGGTATAACGTCATGTGATGTGTATTGACTAGCACTTTCGTAATGTTTTGTCAAGTGTTTATGTGATGGGTACATGTGTTCGTCGTACATGTGTTCGTGCGTACAGGTGTTCGTCGTACATGTGTTCGCTTTGACCTTTATCCACAGGGTGTGGACAACCACAGAGGGTGGTATTCACAGGGTGTGGATAACTACTATAAGTGGTCGTTTTCGGACCCCGTAAGGCGATTCTCGGGGCTTTTTTCTGAACGGGTCGGGCGCGCGTGGGGGGGCACACGATAAATTTTGAAGCCTAATCCACTATTGGATAAATCCATACAAAACGTTTGAGTTCCTACTTCTTCCCGGTACGATGGAGATATGTCAATATTCGTTACAGCCGACACTCATTGGGGACATCAACGCATTTGCGAGTTCTCAGCCAAGCACGGCGACAAGTTACGTCCGTGGGATAGTGCCTCAGAGATGGACGAAGAGATGATTCAGTTGTGGAACGAGACGGTAGGCCCCAAGGATGAGGTTATCCACCTTGGTGATGTTGCCATAGACAAGCAAGGTGTCAAAACGATGCGGTTCTTACATGGTAGGAAATTATTAATAAAGGGCAATCACGATAGACTTCCTTTAAGCGTTTATACCCCCTACTTTTATGACATCATGGGCACTTTTTCGTACAACAAGTTTGTTTTAACTCACATTCCAGTCTCTGACCACCAGAAATATCGCTATAGAGGCAATATTCACGGACATTTGCACGCCGAATCCCTTCCAGACCCCTGGTATCAGTGCGTAAGCGTTGAGCAGACTGGTTACAAGCCAATCCTATTAGAAAAGGTACTTGATAGATATGTATAGTCTTTTGTTCTCCCTACTCATGAATGTTCCTGGGACATGTTCAAACGTGGTCCACATCGGAGATTCTTTAACGGTGCACTCAAAACAGTTTCAGGTCGCTGAATATAAAAAAATCGGTTTCCCTGACGCCATAATTTCAGCCGCTGGCAGCAGGTCCGTATTTACGAAGATGCCAAACGACCCTCATACGGGTTTGGAAGCGGTTAGGTACTACAAAAAGCGCGTTGATAAAGACGCTTGTTGGGTAATTGCGCTCGGTACGAACGATTCGCCTTCATACAAGTACGAAAACACTGGCAACAGGGTGTCTGCAGTCATGAACGAACTAAAAGGTAGGAAGGTTGCTTGGGTTTCCATATGGAAGGGCTGGGGCAACCACAACAACAAGTCAGCCAGACTGTGGAACTCTATGCTTGAAAAGAAGGCTGGTAGGAATATCAATATGCACGTCATTGGCTGGGATAGATTTATCCAAACTAGGCAGCATTTGTTGAATCCAGATAAAGTCCATTACGGCTCTACGGGTTCTCAGTTGCGTGCTGAATTCATCGCTAAGTGGATTAAAAAGAACTGGCTGGAACAGTGACGTCTATAAATATAAATACGCCGTTGATGTTTGCAGATAGATTTATCTAATGGGTTTAATAAACGACATAGAAACGCTGATAAAGATGTGGATATATGGAACTGCCATGTTTTATCTAGTTATGAAGCACGTTTTTGGAGTTTGAGGATGTGCTCTACAAGTTCATCCATGCTTCGCAAGTCGCGTTTGTCAACTATGTAGAAGTTGTCAGTTAGTTCTTGTTTCTTGTCGTACAGGTTTTTATGTTTCCATCTGTCTTTTGACGACGGTCCCACAGCGAGCATTGCGCCAGTTTTCTTACTGCGCAAAATATATGCAAGTGGTTTCTGCTGTTTGTCTTCGTAACTATTAACCGTATCAACAATCGTTGTAGGGAATGGGAAGTCTTTAGGGTCCCAGCCGAACTCCACGCTGACGTTTTTTACTTCCAAAATATGTGGAACTAAATCAAGCGTGATGTCTTTTTCTGTAAGAGTCATGCGACGGCGCTCTTCACGATTTTTTGCTATTTGCAGTTCGGGGACAGTGCAGGGTATTCCTTTGTCAATTAAATACTTCGCAACGACTTTATTATAAGAATGACCTTCGGTGAAGGCCTCAATGTAGTTGTATGCCATTTTTACCTTTCTTGCATTCCTTATCTAGAAGGACTAGATTTTAATCACAAGCCCTTGTGGCGCAGTGGATAGCGCAACGGACTTCTAATCCGCAGGTCGTTGGTTCAAATCCAACCAAGGGCACTTATTGAGCCGAAGATAAGTACTTTTTGCCTATCTTAGATACTCTTATTGAACGAGGAATACGTGCGTCAATGTCTATGTATCCTTCATCAACGCATTGGCGTATGAATTTGTGGATGGTTGACGACGAACTAACGCCAATTTTCTCGCCTACTTCCCTAACGGACGGCGGATAACCACGTTCTTTAGTAAAATCAACAATAAAGTTTAGGGTTAAGGCTGTTTGTTCAGGGCTGTAGAAAATTTTTTTTCTATTGTGTGACTGCTTCATCTCTCTTTTTCTTTCTGGCAATAGAACGACGGATAACGAGTTTTTCACGTTTTCTACGCGCCATTATTGTTTGACGATTTTGCTCCATGTAGGTTGCGATGTGATATTCAGGACCCCAAATCAAAGAAGGGTGCGTGTTGATTTTTTCAGCCATGCGTTCGGCGTTCCTAAGGTCAATCCCGTTTTCTATCCACCTGTACAGGGAGTTGCGTTCAGTTCCTAAACGCATTGCCAGGTTGGAAATACCGTTATCTGAGCCCTCAATCTTGAAAAGAGCAAGAAGTGGCTCCGCTGTGAGCCTAACTTCAGGGGGTTGCGGCTCCAGAATGCTATACATTTCTTTTTCTGGGTAAATCATATTGAGGCCAAGTCAATGCCGTAGATTTTGCGAAACTCGCTTTTGATGGCTTTCATCGCCTTTGGTGTTCCGTGGGTTGTGTACATACGCCCACCAATACTTAGTGGGGGGTAAATCTTGTAGACGCCACGCTTGGTCTGTTCAACCCTGAAGCCGATGCGTTCAATCTCTTTTACTACGGCGGCAAACTCTTTGTTGCCATGTGTTCTTGCCATCTGAGACCTTCCTTTATTAAAAGAAAGCGTACCTAGGCGTATAAATAAAACAACCCCCGAGGCGAACAAATTTTCGCCCTAGGGGTTATTTTGAGTAGTTTTTTTTACTTCTTAATCCAAGCAAAAAGTTTACTTATGATTCCCTTGCGATTTTTAACGAATTCAGCAACTACTTTTTCTGAAGCATCTTCAATGACTTCAATTGCCTTCTCTTCGTAGGTATCAAAATCAATACCATTTTCCTTTGCAACTTTTTCAACTTTGTTATACGCGCGCTTGACTGGGTCTGCCTTTTTTGCTGCAGCCTTCTTTTTAGGAGCAGCCTTCTTTTTAGGAGCAGTTTTTTTTGCTGCCGTCTTCTTGGCTGCTGTTTTCTTTGCTGGTTGCTTACTCATGTCTTGTCTTTCTTTGTTAAGATTTTTGGCCTCATGGGACATCCCCGACTATACCACTGAGTGGGCTAACGTGTGGGCGTGGATGATTTATACCCAGACGAATTTTCAAAAATAGCATTAGCCTTGACGTCTGCTCAATTAGCAAAACAGGGTTTTGTTAGTGAAGCAGGAGTCGGGGAAGATTTGGCGTTCAATTTTATTGGATGGAAAGAAGGCAAAGTTTTAGCCATTGTCCAGTTGAGCCAGAAGCACATGAAAGAAAAGCCAATAGACAGGCTCCAAAGATGCGCAGCGATGCTTGGGATTCTTAAAGGTTTTTGGGATATTGACAGTATTTCAATGGTGGCAGAGGGTTACTGTTCTCCGGACGTGGAAAAAACAAGAGGACTTGACCTTCAGAAAGCGTTTCTTGATGAAACTACCGGTGTAAGCGAGTGTATAACCGTAACCCATGCAGAAAACGACGAGATGGGCGGAGCGGAACTAACCCTCGTTTCCATTGCTTACGAATACTTGGCAAAAAACAGAATGATTTTCAAGCCAATTACCGTTTACCCGGATGGGGCAGTAAGAACACTGCGTGACAAGAGTTATCCAGCACTTTTATACAAGACTGTAATGGAGCAATACATTGTCAATGAAAAAGACGAAGATGAAGCAGCAGAAGCAATCAATAACTTAGGCTTTCATCTTCAGATTTTCTACTAGTACCCCTGGGTGGAATTGAACCACCTTAACGACCTTATAAGAGTCGCGTCCTAACCAGTAGACGACAGGGGCGTGATAAAATTGGGCATGTTTAGAGATTCAGCAAATGAGGAACTTGGAAATGGAATATCCATTCTAAGAGCAACTCGTCAACCTTGTCCAGTTTGCGGACACCCTACAGGTGATTGCGACGGAGAAAGTGGCCCACCGCAAAAAATTGTTGGACTTACCGGAGTTATTGAAACATTAAAAGAACTGCAGACGTTTTTAGTAGAAGAAGACATCTACGAAGACCGTCAAATAACTCCATTCACAAAAGCACGTGTAATTATTCATCACAAAGGTTCATACGTGACACTTGAAGCGGCTAAAAATTTGGGCATTGCTTAGACAGGGGTAAACGGAGTGTTGGTTGTATGATTGATTTCCTAAACATACAATTAGAAAGAGGAACAAGCGAGTGTCTTCATTTTTCACATTCCGTTTATCAGAAGATTTTATTAGTTCGTACAGAACTAGAAAAGCACCATTTGGTTATGTTGATGCCGGTGGTAACTCTGTAGGAGAAATAACTTTTTTGCGTACTTATTCGCGCTTAAAAGAAGACGGAACAAAAGAAACATGGTCAGATGTTTGTGAACGCGTAATCAACGGTATGTACTCCCTGCAGAAAGACCACTGCAAAACAAATCGTCTACCCTGGAATGACTCCAAAGCACAAGCATCTGCAAAAGAAGCGTTTGACCGTTTGTTTAACCTGAAGTGGACTCCACCTGGTCGTGGCTTGTGGGTTATGGGGACTCCGTTAGTCAATGTTCAGAAAAACTCTGCTGCATTACAGAACTGTGCATTTGTATCAACATCTGAAATGACAAAGAACAACCCTGCAAAGCCTTTTGCGTTTCTTATGGAAGCATCAATGCTTGGTGTCGGTGTTGGATTTGACAACAAGGGTGCAGAAAAAGATTTCACTATCTATGAGCCAACAAAACCAGTAGTTACTGAAGTAATTGAAGACAGCCGAGAAGGTTGGGTTACATCTGTGAGTATGTTGATTAACTCTTACTTAAAGCAGGACCAGGCACCAATCGTCTTTGATTATTCACTAATTCGCCCTGCAGGAACACCTATTAAAACTTTTGGTGGTACGGCTGCTGGTCACGCTTCGTTAGAGCGACTGCACAACTACATTAGAAAAATGTTTAAAAACCGCAATGGTCAATTAGTTACAAAAGTTGATATCGCAGACATCGGAAACATGATTGGTGTTTGTGTTGTTTCTGGAAACGTACGTCGTTCTGCAGAATTACTAATTGGCAGTTTGGATGACGATGAGTTCCTTAACCTAAAGAACTCGTCAGTGTTTCCTGCGCGCAACTCGTACGACCCAGAATCTCTCGGTTGGGGTTGGATGTCCAACAACTCTGTAGAAACTTCTGTAGGTAAAGACCTTTCCAAGATTGTTGACGGAATCGCTCTCAATGGAGAGCCAGGAGTCATCTGGCTTGATATGTCTCGTAAATACGGCCGTCTTGCAGACCCTGCAAACAACAAAGACTGGCGTGTTGCTGGATATAACCCATGTGCAGAACAATCTCTTGAGTCATATGAGTGCTGTACTCTCGTGGAGACATACCTCAATCGTCACGATTCATTAGATGACTACAAGCGAACCTTGAAGTTTGCATATCTCTACGCAAAGACCGTAACGCTTCTTCCTACCCACTGGGAAGAGACAAACGCAATCATGCAACGCAATCGTCGCATCGGTACTTCAATGTCCGGTGTTGCTAACTTCGCTGACCGTGTAGGAATGCCAGTTCTTCGTGAATGGATGGACACTGGGTACAACACAGTAAAGAATTATGACGTTTCTTACTCTGAGTGGCTTGGAATTCGTGAATCAATCAAGATGACAACAGTAAAGCCTTCGGGAACTGTTTCAATTCTCGCCGGCGAGTCTCCTGGGGTTCATTGGACTCCAGGTGGTGAGTATTTTGACAGAGCAATCCGGTTCTCTAACGACGACCCAATGCTTCCGCTGTTCAAGATGGCCAACTACAGAGTTGAGCCTGCCTCTGAATCGCCTGAGACGACCTCTGTTGTGTTCTTCCCAATCAAGTCAGACGCACGTCGCTCCGAAAAGGACGTAACAATCTTTGAAAAGATGTCACTAGCAGCAGTTGCACAACGCTACTGGTCGGACAACTCGGTGTCAGTTACGATTTCCTTTGACGCAGAGAAAGAAAAAGAACACATCGGCACCGTACTCCACATGTATGACGGTCAATTAAAGACTGTGTCGTTCTTGCCCCAAGGAAACTTCACCTATCCGCAAATGCCGTACACACAGATAGAGCAGAGCGTCTATGAAGAGGCAGGTAAATCATTATTTCCTATTGACTTCACGGGCGTATATGCAGGAATGGCTGCCGATGCAATCGGGGAGTCTTACTGCACAACGGATTCATGCGAAATAAAATTTATTAAAGACAACCAGTAATTATTGCTACGCCAAGCCACAGTCTGATGTATTATTTAGAACAAGGGCATTAGCGCCAACAACTCCAAGGAGACATAAATGTCAATTAGCACACCAGCAATTCTTAGTGCCAACATCACAGGTACACTCGCCACTTCCAGCACTGCCGTGTTTCGTATGCCATTCAAGGGATACGTTACGGGAGCAACTGCTGCCGTAGGTACCGCCCCTACGGGTGCGGCTCTTACCGCCACCCTTGTTGCCAATGACGGAGTTTTGGGAAGACTCTCAATCGCCGCCTCAGGAACAAGCGGAGACTTCACCCTCAGCACTGGTGCATTCACCATCACAAACAAGGCACTCACATCAAACGTTGCAACCCTTACAACTTCAGCAGTTCATGGTTACGCAGTGGGCGACACAGTGACCGTAGATAACGTAGGTGCGCCATTTGATGGAACATATGTAATCAGTGCAGTTGCCTCAACCACAACATTCGGATATGTCAGAACAAAGCCAAACGTATCGTCAGCAGCAGTTGCTGCAGGCGCAAGCGCAACAGCGACGTCTGCTTCACCCGCCGCATTTGCTGCAGGTCAATTGGTGACCGTAGCAGTGACTCAGGTTGGTTCAACCGTTGCTGGTGCAAACCTTGGTGTAGTAATTACAGTTCAGGCAAGTTCCGATGCAGGTGCTCCTCTTGACTGGGATGGAACCACAGTCTAAAAACTAACAGTCTAAAAACTTATTAAAAAACTCCCGCTCCTTAATTGGGGCGGGGTTTTTTATTTCTTAAACTCAGTCCAAGTCTTATCGCCAACGCCGAAGTATTCACGGGCGTAGCCAGACTGGATTATGTCTTTATTAAGACAAGCAGTAGTTGGGTCATCAATATCGTCCGAAGAAAAAATACGAGCCAAAATACGCCCGTATTTGTCGTTCTTATCGGGGATGGTATTAACGAATACCCACTTGTGATTAGTAAGCCAGTCTTGGGTGAAACTCTTAGCCTTTAGGCCCATTTCTTTTTCAGCAAGGTCTTTTGTGCGTGATTCTGGCGTATTTACCCCATAAAGACGAACACGAATCTTGTGATGGATATTGAAACCAAGGTCAATCATGAGTTCAATTGTGTCACCATCAATAACTTTTAACAGGGTTGCTCCGTACCAGAATCTTTCGTTCGTCATTAGTCTGGTTTCCGACTGTCGTTGTCCGTTACGGTTGGTCCACCTACGACCCATGCATCGCATGTTCGTTCGGCATGGCACTTGAAGTCAAACGCTTCGCAGTATCCAATCTTTCCTGCTTCAATTACGTCCCACGCTGCGCCAGACTCGTTCCCGAGTCCTGTCTCAATGCAGTCAAGGATTCTTGGCGAGCGTACGAAGAGAATACAGTTTCCACACTTCTGCTTTTTTGCTGAGGGGATAGAGACGTCCCATCTGTCTGCTTTTTCTTGCCAAAATTTATCGTTTGTCTCTTTAGGGTTTAAAGGACCATATGCCGCAGACTTGATTGCCTTTTGACGGTTCTTTATGTTTACCGAAATGTCCTGTGTTGCTGGAGGGCATTTCTTGTCTGCTTTTGTTTCAAACCTAAAACCTTTTATCTCGCCCTTGTATTCGCCCCATGTAGTCATTTTTTGGCCTTCTTTGCTCTCTCGTACCTATCAAGCATTCTGCGGCCCTTAGCGGCCAGCGCAGCGGCGTCTGAGGCGTCCTGAGGCACTGGTTCTCCCCATGCTGCAGCAGAAAGAGCAAGACGCGTAGGGCGTCCCTTGTCGTCTTTCATCGGTCCTGATGGGTTGGTGAAGAATCTAGTCAGGAATGAACCTTTTCTACGCATCTTTTCCGGGGTGTCAGCAGCACCTTTTACGCCCGGTTTTAGATTTGAGCCTTCGGTTCTCTTGAAGAATTTTCTACCAGCGGCAGTAAGCCCACCTTTGGGGTTTTTTAATTGCGCACTTTTGGTCTCAACCGGAACACAGTTGGGAACCATTTTTCCGCTTTTTCCCTTTTTCATTCCGACCTGTTTGTAACCCTGCCAGCATGGACCACCTTTTTCAAGAAGCCATTCGTTTCTTGCATGAAATTTTGAAACTTCTTCGTTGATTTTTCTCTTCTGCCATGCTTCACCGTTGGAAGATACGGCTAGCCATTTAACTTGAGCAATATAACCTGCTGGCTGACTATCGTAAACATGTCTGTTAATCCAGGATTCTCTTAGTTCAAGAACTTCTGCTTGTTCCGGGGTCGTAGCCACCCCACCATTTTCAAACACTTCCAACAGGACGCTGTGCACGTAGTCGGACTTTGAGCCGCCAGACATAGCCCAAATTTCTGGGTACTGTTCTTTCAGTTCAATTGAGTACGCGACATCAAAAACAGACCATTTGCTTTCATCAAAAGAAAAGATGGAATCCATCACTCTGCCTCAATTTGTTTTTGGGCACCAATGTCCATGCCGTGCATTTTTGCTATGCTTGCTTTTAGTTCGTGGCTTTCTTTTGTGTTCTCATCAAAAGCAGGATTTTCGTGTCCCCACACTGCCTTCCATGCGTCCCCCGTGGGGTTTTCTGACTCAATAGTGTCAGAAAGTGTAAGGAAGTCTTCAATCTCTTGATGGAGTTTATTAATTGAAGCCCTTATTTTTGCAGCCTGTTCAGGGTCGGTGCCGGGCTTGATTATCACTGTTCGCCCGCTTCTCTAATTTCCCGCTCTCTTTTTAGGATAGTGAAGGGATTGTTTGGGTCGTTTGTGAAAGGATTAACTGGTGCTTCCATTGACCTAATTGTTTCTTCGGGTGACCTACCGGGAGAATTTCTCTTCTTCCATCTATCCCATGTTCCCTTGTCTTTAAAAGCGTCTTCACTGGGTATCGTCATAATTGTCCTCTGGTTTATTTGTCTTCTTTTTAGCAGGCAACTTAACATTGTTGTCTAGCGCCCAATCCTCAAAATCGTCGGGTGTGCCTCTTAGTTTACTAACGTATTGGATGTATTTATCCAATGGCTCGTCTTCGTCTCTTCTAGGCACAACAATCAACTTCATATGTCATGAACAAATTGTAGTCCATAAACGCAAAAGGCTCAGATACTCCCGTTAAACAAGAAATCCCCCGCCTTCAAAACAAGGACGAGGGATTTCCTGGATTAGCCCTAAGGTGGCATGTTCTAATTATGCCATAAATAGCAAAAACCCCGCCCACACCCGAAGGCATGAGCGGGGTTTTTACTTAGTAGTTATTAGGCTGCTGGAGCGTTGTCAAATGTAACTTTGACGAATGACTCTGGGCGCTTAACCGCAAGGGCGAGGCGCTGTTCTGCGAGTACAACGATTGCGTTGCGAACGAAGAAGTCCGAGTGCTGCTCTGAGATGCGGATTGAAGCCTGCTCACGGTCATACAACTGTGCGCCCGTACCGAATGCGCCGACAAGTGCGGTGCCTTCTGGGATTGCAGGAGTCTCAACGACCGGCAAACGCCATACCTTTGGCTCGCCACCCATTGCAACCGAAACTGCAACGAGGTACTGGCCATTGCCATCCTTGGTCAACTCAATGTCTTCCCAATCGTTCGGGTGAAGAACGACACCAGATGGCTCGTAGTAAGCCAAGAACGACAGAGTAGCGGCGCGACGGATTGCGTCTGCCTTTGTGTCTGACATTCCTGCAGTTGCTGAGTACAAACCGCTGGACCATGAGTAGTTCTGGATACCGGAAGTCTGAAGAACACCAGTAAGGTTTTCGCCAGAGCCATCACCGTTGAGGATTTGAGCATCTTCTTGAAGACGGAGACCGTACATCAATTCGTTGTCAATGATTGAACGCAACTGTGGCTCGTCTGCGAGGACGTTACGGTGTGCTGCTTCCCAGTGAGCAATGGTACGTACTGGGGCCTGGTGGCCTTCAAATACCATTGAGGACTGTGGCTTGGCAGCAAAGTTTGTGTTTCCGGCGTTACGCTCAGCAACTGTTCCTGCATTGTTGACTCCGCCGCCTGTTGCGGTGAAACCGAGCATACGGAAGTATTCAATAACTGCAGCAGTTGTGGTGCGGCTTGGGAACAAGTCACGAACGCGCTTTACACGCTGTGGTGACATGACCATTGGGTCACGCTGGATTGAACCGAACTGAGCATCTGCACCACGGCCCAATGTGCCTGATGGAAGTGCCGAGTAAACGTCCTTAACGCTGAATGCGCCATGAGTGGTGAGTGATGCTCCGAGTTGGAATGGGGAAGGCATGTTTGCGCCATTCTTGCCACCCAAAAGGGTCTTGAACTCTGGTGAAGCGAGGAAGAGGTCACCGATGCTCTGTGAGCCGTAGACGCTCTTGAGAGAGTAGCCAGCGGCTGCAGCAGCAGCAACTGATTCTGCTGGAGCCTGTGAGCCCCATTGGTCAACGGTGTTCATTGCCTCAAGGCCCTCAATGAGTCCCTTGATTTCCTTGATGTCGGTCATGTTCTTATCAAATGCGCTCTTTTGCTGAGCGTTGACAACAACGGTTCCTTCTTCAATGCGGAATGAGTCTGCAATTGCCTTGTTATCGGCCATCTTGGCGCGAAGGGCGGATTGCAATTCTGTAAGTCTTGCTTGGTCTGACATTTTATTTTTCTCCTGGTTTGGGATAATTGGTTTTTGTTTACTAATTGGACGGCCCAGGTAAGCACCAAGCCCTATTGAAAAATAATAACGCTATTTTAGTGGCCGTAGTGAAGGTATTGGGTTTTGAGTCAATAATTATTTGGTAACTACTTCTCGCCTTCAGGAGATTTTTGGCTATCTCCTAAAGTTTTTTCCAAATTGTCAAGTGTTTCTAGTAATTGTTCACGCAACTTTTTAAGTTGAGCCAACAGGTCGGTCTCCTTGGAAAACTCAAACGAGTTTATCAACATGTCTAACTCGTCTATTTTTGATTTAATTCCCGTAAATCTGGCGTTACGTCCGTAGGTTGTCATCTGTTACCTCAATACCTTTATTTGAATCCCTGGATAAGACGTCTTTATTATACTTACCCATAATCCTCTTGATATTGAAGGAAACATGTCCATGAGGAAATCTACGGTTTCACTATCAATGGCGTAGTTTGTGTCGCTTGCAGACAAACCCCTCTCTTCTGGGGTTGAGGTTATGAGTTTTCCTATTTCAGCAATTAACTCATGCATCCCATGACGAGAATAAACACTATATTTTTTAGCGACATCATCGTAAACTCCACCCCTGTCTTGAAACAGTGAGTCCACTGCGTCGTCTATCATTTTTCCAATGGCTAAATCCATTAAAGCCAAATAATCTTTGTCTTTCCTATTCCTTAAATACCTTATGGCATCACGTTTTGATTTTCCTTGAGCAAAAGCAATACTTCTTACTGCTATTGACTCTGCTTCTTTAATCATTTCTTCTGGAGTTCCTAGCGCTTTTTCAAAACGAGCCTGAGGGTCTGAAAGAAAATCATTTACACTTTTCATGTACTTTTGTATTCTATTGTTTCTCGCAACAGGGTCCATTGCGTTCATTATTCCATCTAAGTAGTGAAACCACTCGTGACGCATTGTTTCTCCAACATAATTGTAAAGGGGGGTTTCCTCGGTCCAGCCAAGAGAATACGACTTTCCTTCCCGTAGAAGAGAATCAGACATGAGGATAAACCCATAACCTGCAGTATGAAAAGCATCCGTCCCTCCTGCTGCTAGTTTTTCGTTTGTTGTAAATAATGTGTCACCGTTTACAATCAATGGCATTCCGTGTATTTTTACTAATTCAGCAAATGATGGATTTTCTAAATTTTTCTTTAGTATTTCTCTTACTTTTTCTTGAGAATTATTACTGAATCCAGATTGAGTTAATATGTCTGCAAGTCTTTTTGCTCCTCCTGGACCACTGGACCCAACCGCCCACCTCATAGCCGGAATAGTTTGAATAATTCTTGCTGCAAAATCCTCCATTGATTCGTTGTCTGCTTTGAGTGGAGCGTAGGTATCAACTGCTTTCAAAATATCCTGAGGAGTGTCAAGATTAATTTGCAAAGATTTTAAATTTATTTTAATTTGATTGTCGTCAGTTTCTTCATAAAGAGGCATTCCCTTTGGAATACGCGATGCTATTCTAAGTACTCCCTCAAATTGAACACGCGGTATAATTTTTTGAATTTTTCCTATTAATGTTTTTTTTACAGAATTTTCTCTTGATGGCGGTGAGTACGGAGTTAGGTCCAAGGGAGAGCCTTGTCCTGTGCTAGGTATTGGGGTTCGCGGGTTTTTGGGAGGCGTGACACGTCCACTCCCGCCTCTGTTTGCAGGATTTCCGCTTCTATTTTTACTCATCTGTACAGATGCGCTGTCATTGTCTGAATCTTTTCCTTCAGATGTTGCAACCCAGGTGTCTGCCCACTTTTTACTTCCGGCAAATTCTTCAAATTTTTTAGCGTCGTATATTTCAAACTTTTTGCCACGAACTTTTTTTGCAATAAGTTTTGGCTCTTTACCTTCGGGTACGTCGTTGTCCCATAGGTAGAACTCATCCAGTAAGTCTTCTTCAAATCCTGTTGAAATAACTTTAGGAATACTCTGAGCCATATGGGCTGTGTTGTCTGGGATGTACCTATTGGTTTCATCCATTCTTTTTTTAATTCTCCTAGATGCTTCCTGTTGTGGAACGTGCACCCAGTGTCCGACTACCTTTTCTCCACGCTCAGACGCTTCACGCATGTGTTGAATTTGTCTTGACGCACCAGAACCTGTGATTACCATGTCCATTTGGTCAGAAGCGGCATCCCTAATTGTCTTGTCAGTTGCTGCTTGAGACTCTCTATGAACACGACCAGCACCATCCCCGTCGTTGTATCCAACAAGACCTTTCTTGATGAAGTCAGGGTCAATGAGCGCGGCTTCCTCGTGTGAGGGGACTAGGCCTTTTGGTATTAAATGTCCGTCAAGTACGGTTGTTTTACCCGAACCAGTATTTCCACCAATGAGGAAAGTCGTTCTATCTTGTTTGTTTCTATGTTCAGGCTTGACCATTCCCCTAATCAATTTGCCCATCAGTCTTCCACCGAGATTTCTAAATGGGTTGGTTGGACTTGCTTCTGGGTTTCTCAGTTCCGCTATGGATAAAGGCTTTGGTGTCTTTCTTCCGCTTACTGGTTTTGGACCGCGACCGATAATGAATCCAGGACCACTGGATGCCATTCCACGCCTTGACCCAGGAACTCCGTCGTACGCTTCAATTGGTTCACCTCTGAAAGAATCCATTTGCGAAGAAGTCATGGCGCTCATGAATTTGCGTACTGCAGAAACTTCTGATGCTGAAACTTCTCTGTCTACAGTTTTTGGTGTGGCTTCTCTGTCTGCGGGTTTTGGTATGGATGGAGTTGGAATGCTTGGTCTCTCAAACGTGGTTCCGTCTTGGATTAAGCCGTCTTCGTCTCCGTCAAAAGCATTTGCGTCAAACCTTGAAACTGCTGCTCGGGCTATTCCTCTAATTCTTGGACCGAGAGCCTTGCCGTAAATATCTTCTTGAATAGTTGTTTTTTTCTTTTTAAGATTTTCTTTTATTACGGTTCTAATTATTTTTTCATTTCTTTTTTGAAGATTTGTTCTTCCAAGAGAAGTCATTCCGGTCAGATTGTTGTAGTCGGTGATATTTGTACATGGCATCCATATAACCTTTCCACCTTTTGACATTCTTCTGCTTACACCGATACAGCCAAGTTGCTGCGCTCTTTTTCTTGCTGATTCAATATCAACAAACACGTCAGGGTCGTTGTCTCTAGGCATGAATGCGGGCTGAATGCTCTTAGTAGACATACCCGAAGGACTTGAAGCACCATGCGTGATTGGTGGATTTGTGCCACCATTAATCATGTTTGTTGAGTTTCTTGGAGAAACAAGACCGCCGCCTTCCAGAGATTCAATTCCAAGTATTCTGCGCTCACGAAGTTTTTCCCAACGCTTCTTTCGCTTTTTTCCTTTTGATTTTCTGATTGAAGACCAGTTCTCCATGTCGTCAAGTGAAATTCTTGACTTGACATCAAAACCGTTAGTAATTGTCAGAAATTGTTTTGTTGAAGAACAGGGCAGCCATTCACCGTTTGAAATTTGGTGCGCACCAAAACATCCAATATCCGCTGCTCGCCTTACGGCAGCAATTTGACTTCTGAGTTCGCTTTCCACATTAAAAAATTCCAAATGGAACGCCGTCGCTGTCTTCTTCAAGACCTTCCAGTTCTAAAGCAGCGAGAAATGCGTCAATCTTTTCTTTGCCATACCTCTTTTGGTAGAGGCGGGCTTCTTCAAGGTCGTCAGACCACTTAACCTCTACGGTTGAGTACATTCTTTCAAATGCATCTTCGTCTTTGGCGTTAATTTTTGAAACTATTCGTCTGTCTTCTTTAACAACATCTTCAAGATAGTCATTTCTTTTTTTGCTAGATATTGAAAACGGAGGCCAGTCTGCGTACACGGAGTACTCACGGTGTTTTTCTACAAATTCGTCTTCAGACATTATGCGTCCTTTCTGGGTGGCCAAGGTTGGCCCGCTGCTATGGCTTTGAGTTTATCAAGAGGAACAACTGCTTCTCCAACAACAGATAGCGCACCGCGGTTAAACATCAGCAATCTTCCGTCTGATTTTCCATAATCAACACCGTCGTATCCAAGAATCATGGCGTAAATGTTTTTATGAGAGTCTCTTTGTTTTAACATGAACTGCAGAGCGGCATAGAGTTGCTTGCCTTCCGCCGAGTTTCCAGCCTCCATGAGGCTGAATATTTGAGAATATACTTTTCCTACTTCGCTATTCCAAACACCTGAATCCATTGGTAACACGCTTGAAAGATGCTGTTTGATTTCTCTAACAAGGTCTTGTGGGTCAAGTTCTTCCGCTTTTCCACCACTACCAGCACCAGTTATGTATCCACCGATTGCGTTTGCAATACTATTGCCGTCCTGTTGAAGTTTTGACGCTTGCGCTTCCGTTAGGACTTTTGAGTTAGGTGGCAAGAAAGCAAGTGTTGCAGTGTTTGAAGATTGACCTCTAATCCAACTGTCCCATCCGGTGCTCTCAGGGTGGGCCCAGTATTCTCCAGGGCCTACTGCTTGTCCACCTTCTCCAGTAATAAATCTTCTAGGGTCGTAAATATAATCTTCCGCCCATGAGGCTGCCTGGGAGGGTGTTGTTCCTCCATGCCCACGTTGAATTGGTGTCCATCCTAAAGATATTAGTTCCCTGGCCTCTTCTTCAGTTATCGCTGTAGGAAGTGCAGAGAAGTTTTGTGAGTCCCAGATTTGTCCAAGGAACGAGTCGGCGTTCTTACCTTTGGTCGCTCCATCTTTGGTTCTTTTTTCCGAAGGCTTGTATCCTCTTAGCAGTTTTGCAAAACCCTCAATTGTTTCGCGAGAGATAACCGGATTGTCGTCTTTGTCTCTGCCGATAAGTGGAGTGTTACGTTTCCTGACTTTTTCCAAAGCGCTTTCAATATTCTCTGGATTGCGCTTTCCACGAATCTTGCTTTGTACTTGACGTTTTGCTTTAGAAATTCTTCTTTTAACTTTTGAGATTTTTTCGCGTGGCGATTCTTCTGTGAACGTCTTACCTTTTCCGGCCTTTCGTAGTCTTCTTCTTTCCGCCCTTACTGGGTTGGGGCGAAGAATTCTGTCTGCAAAGTCTGCAAGTTTTGCATCACCTTTTTCTCCGATAATACGAGGCTTTGCTCTTTTAACTCCACCAATTTCTTCAAAAATTGTTGATGGTTCTCCAACTTTCATTCCCTTTGGAAGTTTTCCATCAGCAAAAGGGCTAACAATCAGATTTATTTCATCTTTTTGCAATCCAGTACCGAAAGATTTCTTTCTTTGTTCTGGGTGAAGGTGTTCAAGAAGCGACCAGTCATCGGCTTTGTCCATTTGGTCGTACGTTTTAAGGTCGTCTAGAATTTTTTGAATTCTTTGAACCTGTTTCTTCTTATTTGCAATTCTGTTTTCTGCTTTTTTAATTTCAGCATCAGACCCTGTAGGTCTCATTGCTGCAAGCGCTCTCTCGTCGGCTTGTATTTCTGAATTTGCGCCGTCAATTGACCTGTTTATTGCTACTTCAAAAGAAGTGAATGCCTCTCCAGCAATTCTTGATTGCTCAGACCACTCATTACCGTCAGCGTCTGTTGCTCCCTTTTTGCGAGGAAGACGTAAAAATTCATCCCACCACGTGCTGAGATACTTGTCTTTTTTGATGGATGTCTGAAGTCTTTCATATGCTGTTTGAGTATTTTTCTTTACAACTTCTTGCTGTTCTGGTGTCAAAGACGCCCATAGGGAACCATCTCGTTCGTCAACCTTGTCAAGTCCTGGTACTGCTTTCAGTTTTGATTTTTTCTTAGAACGACCACTTCGTGATGCGAGACCATTAACTTGTCTGTCCATTTGTGCTTTACCAACACGTGAACGCATTCCGGATTGACTTGGTTTAGCGTCGGGCTTCTTTCTGGTGACGGCTGCTGAAACACTGCTGTAAAGGTCGTCCATGTCGTATTCTTCATTGTCGTACAACTGGATTGCTTCTTTTATGTCAAAAACTTGTTCAGCACTTAATTCCTGACCACCGTCTGGACCAAGTCCATCAATGAAAGCACTGAATGAATCTAATGTGTCTCGTTTATAGAGAACATCTTCTATTTTGCGAACTACTTCTTTTGCTACTAGTGGGTTGACTCCTGCTTCGTTTTTGTCGCCAGGCAATCTTGATGCAAGACCGCTTCTCTTGATTGGTTTTGAGTCAGGTAATTTACGACCCGCTGCCGCTGGCTTACGGTTAGTGAGAACTTGTCTTCCTACTGAGCGGCTTCCTTCGCGCATGGCTCTGCGTGCAGGACTCAACTCTCTAGAAGGCGTTGAACTGCCTGGATTCTTTTGAAATTCTTTCCATGCCTTCTTCGCAGCATCTGCGTCAACAGCACCGCCAGTTGCCCTGTCGTTGATGCCGGGAATTGCAGGTCTTTCAAAGGGTGTACCTTCCTGCACTACGCCATCGCCATCGCCGTCCCATGCTTTAGGGTCAAACATGGCCATACTGCGAGCCGCTCTTCTGCCGATGCGTGCTCCTCCACCTATTCTTTGACCAATTCCTTTCAACTCAAGAGAGTCTTCAAGTGATTTGGTTTCCAGTGTTTGCGCGTAACCAACTCTGTGGCGTCCATCTCTTTCAACAAGAGCGGCTTTAAATTTCATGCCCAGACGTCTTTCGGAAGAACGACCTACGTTTGTGTCAATTCTGTGACGAAGTGACTTTATTTCGGCTTTTGACGGGGTTGAGTTGTACATCCAGTTGTCAAAGTTGAATGCGTAATTGTTTGCTCTTGCTTCAAAAAGAAAACTTCCCTCTTTGATTTGGGTGCGAATAGCAAGACCCTTGTAATTCACAGCGCTTGAATACTGGGACTTGGTAAAGTGACCAATTGGTGTATCCATTACTGCTGGAACACGGGCACCGTTGTCCATCTTTACAGAACTTTTGTAAGAGTATGACTTGGAGTCTGTATAGGAGTTGCCAATTTCGCTAATGTTGTTTCCAAAAGCAGTCAGCAATGACTTTAAGGAATGCTCGCTAATGTTTTTGTAGGGCCCCTGAATGATTCCTGCTGGAATATTGTTTGCGTCAATAGTTTTGGTGCTAAGAGAGTTGGCCCAGTCGGACCATTCTTTTCCCTGGCCTTCGGAGCCATAGTATTTGACTCCATAATCATCTTGAATAGCAATAGCAAATTTTTCATTACGCAGTGCATCAAATAGGGTAGATACTTTTTTCATTTTTTGACTCCGAGGATTTCCATTAAAATTTCCCTACTACCTGCATAGTTTTGAATTCTTATTTCCAGAATGCGCCCAACGATGTTCAGGTGTGCTTTTTCTGCGTCGGTTAAGCGACCATCGTTGTAAAGGCGATTTTTAAATTGTGTAAAGTTAAATTGTCTTGCTCTTAATAGTAGAGCGTCAATCTCTCTTCTGAAGGCAAATCTCTGTTGTTGCTGTAAATTTTGGAAATATTGCGAGTAAGTCTCAGCCCTATTTGCGTCCATGAATTGAGATAATGTTAGTTTTTGACGCTCAACAATTGACACTTGGTCAAGGTCAGTAAGTCCAGAAGTGAAGTTGTTGGTAACAACCGGCTTTGTGTCAGTTCCGTTTGAAACAGGAACAATTGAGCCTGGGTCTCTTTCTCTCTGGTCCGTAAGCCAGTCGGAAACAAGCATTTTTGCTACATCTTCCGGTTTGTAGTCGGAGAATTTACGCCTACGGTCAACCTGGAATCCCCTAATTAGAGAAGAAGGGTCCTCCACTATGTACTTTCTCTTATCTCCCTCGCCAACAAAGAAAACGTCAGGTGACTCAAGACCAAGGTGCTGCTGGATATCGCTTGCAAGTTTTTGACCAAGGTGCTCATATTTGCCAGACGAGGAATAGAGCATGTACTTGTTGCCATTTGGCGTTTCAAGCATTTCTCTTCTTCGGTCCAATTTTTGTCTCTTAAATACGTTTGCCTTTGTAAGAGCCTGTTGCAAAATCATTGGGTCAATTTCAGAAAGTGGTCTTCCGGACATTATCTGGTCAACTGCAGCGTCAACACTTGTGATGTTTTTACCCACAGCACTACTTGAATCTGTTGCTCTTTCTGCATTGGCTGCAGGCTTTGCTTTTCTTCCCTTGCCGAACAATTCGTCAGCCCATCTCGGAACCGACTTTCCACCTTTAGAAACCACCTCATTTGGGTTCTTGATGTTTAAAAAGTTTTCCGAATAACCTATTCCATCCCCAGTTTGAGCAACGACTTCTTTTAGGCGAGCAGTGGGGTCGTTTGATATGTCAATTTTTGATGCAGCATTAACGGTGCGCCCAAGTTTTCTTCTTTCACCAACAGTGAGTTGCCTCTTCTTTTCAAGCGAGAGGGTTGAGCCACCTGGCAAAACATAGGTGAGTTTAGTAACGCCGGTATTTGATAAAAGTCCGAGTTCTTGGCCACCGAGTTGTGGAAGGTCCTGAACTGACAATATGTAGTCAGCGCCTTCCATGTCCCTGTTGTCGGGGATTGCTCTGAGTACTTGCGCTGAGACTACTGGCTCCAATGCGAAACCGTCTTTTCTGACCATTCTTACGACTGCCGCGTCTGTCTGCCCAATTTGAGAGACGATGTTTTTTGCCGCAGCCGCGCGTGCTGCAGGGTTGGGATTTCCGACTCTTGGAATCTGTGGACGTCTTGATTGAACTATTGACTCTGGTGGAGTTTCGCCAGTGATTGGAGTTGAGTCTCCAGAAACCGCTCTAGCGCCACGGGCTATCCTTCTCAGTGCGCCAATTGCTAAACCAATAGCGGAAGGTATGTCAAAGAGTTTTGCCCCACATGTAGAAAAACGAGAGTCAGTAAAGCGACCGCCATACTGATATCCCTCTGGACAACGACTGGCACGATTTGCCCCACCAGTTCCACCTGGAATTCTTGGCTTTCCAGGAGTTAAGGCACCCCATAAGCCAGAACGAATCGGGCTTCTTATTGGGCTCAGGTTTCCTGGAGTTGCAGCAGAAATTGCAGATTGAGCAGCCTGGCCGATTGTTGAGTGCGTGCCAAGTATTCCAACCTTCACGCTGTACTTTCGTGTTAGTCCAGAACGTTTTGCTAAGGCCTTGTAATCTATTACGTTTTGCTGGCCGTTTAGGCGCATGGTAATTACGGGGTTTACCTTACGTACCGTCTTTACGGAAAGTAGGGCAACTCTTCTTTTAACGAAATTTATTTCTCTATTACTCAACGTCGTTGTCCTGTTCAGAATCATAAGGGACTGACTTGGTGTTTCCCATTTCGTCTTCGCCCTCTATTTCCCAATTTGAATCGTCAGACATGGTTTTGCAAAAATCTGGTTCCATCTCAGAAAAGTCACGCATCACTAGAACTGAATGTTTTTCGTCGGCATTCGTCACTACTGAGTCTTCGTATTGCTCGGTTTCCGGCTGTAAAGACTTCTTACTATTTCCAGCAAGTTTTCTTACCCTTTTATCAAAATCTGAGTCAGAGAAAAGAGAACCATTCGTTCCTTTTTTAATTTTTTTACGGCAGTTTTTCATGCCGGGATGGTGACAACCTTCGTTTGGCCAAAGACCGGTAGTTTCATGATGCAACCAAGCACATATATTGTTCAGTGGGTACAACTCTGGATGGTCAGCAAGAATGACCTTGCAACGCCTAAAGCCACCTGGCTTTTTCATGATTGGTCGCCAGTAGCGAAGCAGTCTTTCAAGGTTTCCTCTTCTTGGTCCACGGCCTTTGAGGATGTCTCCAGTTACTAGTTCTTGGGGGATTATCCCACCTAGCGGGTCTGCCTTAATGTCTCTATTGTTCATTGGTTACCCGTTCTGGAACGTACTATATTTATATTTTGCGTCTGCATCAATGTCTTGAACTCTGTAGCGCGAGAATTGATTGATTTTTCTTTTAATTTTGATTTCATTGCATCTGTTGAAAAAACAACACCAGACGACATTCTTGGGGAAACCACTTGAGTTTTTTTTATAAAAACCCTTTCCCATTCGTCGCTGTTGTCCCAAGATGCTCCATCCCATAAAAAATCATGAAACTTCGTTGAACGTAATGGTACTAGATTTATTGCATTCATAGCGGTTGCCCAGAAATTTACAACTTTTGGTTTAACGCCATCATCAAGTACGCCGTCGGTTTTTTCGTCTTTTGCGTCAACCACATAGAATAGTTTTTTGTCGCCATGGACAGTTGCCACTAATACTGCTTTCATTTCTTTGCAGTCTCCTTTTTAGGAATTGGCTTTTTGGGTGGTGGGGCAATTTTGTCAATAATTGACATAACTTCTTTTCTTGCTATCTCCTTCAAGGCGTCTTTGCCCTTTTTCTTCGTCGGAGGTGGGGTCACCCAAGTGTCCTCACTCATGATGTCAATTCCGTCTTTGTTCGTAAATATGACTTCAGATATGCCTAGAGATATTAGGTTTTCTTTAAATTCTTCTGCAGCCTCTAACTCGTTTAGGTAAGACAAATGCTTTGGCGTGTATCCGCCACCTATTGTTCCGTCTTTATCAAAGAAGTCTTTAATTTTTTCTTTTGGAACTCCTCTGTTCATAAATATCATATTGATTGAGTCTGCCCCACCAATCATGCTGCTCTTGGGGACCCTTTTCTTTCTGATGTTGAATATTGACAAAGGTATTTTGATGTGCTCAACATCGTTAAGTGATATTTCTCCAACTATAAACGCTTCAAATACATCTTCGTCATTTTTCTTTATTAGTTTTGAATAGTCACCAGAAAGACTTGCTTCAATAATCTCCGCCAAGTATTCTTCTGCACCATTTTTTGACATAAACATTTGTCCAAAAATTGAAGCCTGAATAAGGTTTTCGTCTTCTTCGTTTATTTGTACAAAAATTCCGCCGTTTTTGTAAGATTCTTTTCTTCCGTATCCAATTCTTGGGGAATTTTCTGCGCGAAGTACAAGTTCTATTCCTCTTCCGTAATCTGTAAATTCTTCGGAGCCAACATGGGTGCCATTTTCGTAAAGTTGTTTTTCAATTTTTTCAATCATTACTCCGTGCATAAACTCAACAGGAGTAAAAGAAAACTCTTTAATTCCAGGAGAATTACCCAACATTGAATTTCTTTTGTTTTTTAAAATCTTTAAAGATTCACTATCAACGTCAATATTTGCAATTTTTCCAGAACCAACAAATTGTTCTAACGAAGATTTAGACATTGATACACGTACTCTTCTATCTATGTCTTCGTGTATCAACATTGCTACTTTGTTAACCTCTTTAACTATCTCTTTTACTGAATTGCTGTAAATAAACTTTTTAGTATCTGCGCTTATTTCTTCATCAAAAAGACGAGATGGTAAAGATTTGCTGTAATTATTAATAGTTGATACAAGTTTTTCTTGATACATACGCACGTACTCGGATGTCTCAATATCCGTATCGTCATTTTTTACTTTTTCAAGAGTGAAGAAATTAATACCAGCCGCTTTTCCTCTTTCCATTATTGAGTTTGATTTATCAAATACAACTTTTGATATTCCGGACATTGACTGAGGTGTTCCTGACTTGGCGGTCATTTCTTGACGCATTTTTTTAGCAGTATCTGCTCTTAATTTTGCAGCCTTTTTTAGACTTGGTTTGTTGGAAGATGAGGCAATTTCTGAAGACATCTTTTCAACATTCTTCATGTATTCCTCAGCGGACATCTGTTCAGTAATTTCTGCTTCAGGAACTCCATCTTCGCCAACTCCAGTAAATTTTACTTTTCCTGGAGGGAGAATCATGTTGCTTGCCTTGCTTTTACCTGATTCAATCTTGCCTTTTGAGCCAGCGGGAACAGCAACTCTTACCTTGGTTTTCTTAACTTGCTTTTGCTCCCCGATTGAAGAACCGAGTTGCTTAAACTCAATGTCAACAAACGCGGACTTAAATGGGTCGTCGTATGGGGAAGGCATATCAACAGCGCCACCTGATGGAGGAAGGGAAAACGGGTCACCTGCATCCAATTCTTCGGAGTCCCTGTCAAAGCGACTTCTTAATCTTCTTGCTCTATCCATGCCCGAGGCTGCTAATTCGCGAGCCTTTTCTTTTCCTGTGTCGGCTAATTCTGATACTTTTTCACGAGTTGCTTCAGATAATTCAATGCTTCTTTCTTGAAGAACCGAACCAAAATCAAGAGCCCTACGTTTTGATTCTTCCGTTAAGAGTCTGTCTTTGGCCGATTCTGCTAAATTAAGTATTTCGTCAGGAAGTCCTTCTGCGGCAATTCTGTCAAGACCATATTTTTCAATTTTGTTAGCAAGGTCTTGCTCAATCCATCCGCGTTCAACCATCATTTTTAGCGCTTGCTCGGCAGCGTCTCTGCTTCCACGTCGCGCTATAGGAATAAGTGCGCCGTACGGTCCTCCAACCGAAAAACCAATAGCAACTTCACTCATCAACTGAACAACGTCTGTTCTTTCTGCGTCAATTCCTGCTTTTTCAAGAAGTTTTCTTGTTCTCTTACTTGCAATTAGTCTCCCGGCAATTCCGGCCTTTGTTCTCATTCCGGTAGTGGAAGAGAAACCAGACCGTGGAACATCAACTTCCTCTGTGTTTGAATCCGTTATGAGTTGAGCCGAAGATATTTGAGACATTTCATAGATTGAACCTGGCGAAGTGTCTTCTGGCGTATCAATTTCAAGTTCAACGACCATGTCGCTTGGAAGCACCGATTTATCCAATCCAGACATAACTGGGGCTGCATTTTGGAGTTCATTATCCGCAACGGTAATTGGTGGTGTTAAATTATTGCGTTCAAAAACCTGTCTAACCTCTTCAATATCTTCCAAAAGTAAAGTAAGTTCAGGAACGTTTTGCGGGTTTGGATATGAAAGAATTCTAGGTGGATTCGTTACAGCAGAAGAAAGGGCGGAAAGTTCCTGCGGACTGAGTCTTGAAGCCTGTCTTGAGGCAATGCCGTCAGCACCATCAACATCAATTCCTAAAAGTGGTTGCGGACCAGGTCTTCTTGCGGTTAGGCGGTGAGGGTATGGTCCATTCTCTGTCATTGTAAGAATGTCATGCACTGCTGGCGCTATTCCGCGCCCAACCCTATTGAACAGTGCTTCATACATTTCAATTTCGTCTTGTATTTGTTCAAGATTTAATACGTTCGTATCTTTTTCGTCGTATTCGGAACCGTCACCAGTTGCCCTGGATACATCAACAGACCGATAGTCTTCAAATTTCTTTCTTGCTTCAATAGATTTTGCCTTAAACTCATTTGCACCGTTTCTTAAATGTGAAATAGCGTCAACAAGTTTTGACTTTTCTTCTGGAGTTAAAGACTCTCCTCTTTTTGCTTTAAGCGCTAGTGCTTCAAGTTCGGGAAAAGAAATACCCATTGTGTCAACTAGTTCATTAAGTAGACGTTTTCTTTTAACCAATGCTGGGTCGGTGTAGCCGTTCTTTTTAGTGCGCATGTTTGCAACACTTTCAAGCATTCGCTTGAGTCCACCTTTGCCGTCTTCTCCATACAGGAACTCGTCAATGTCTTCAAGGGTAAAGCGCCCCTCTTTAATCATCGTTGGGACTTTTCCGTATCTTTCCTTTTCAAACGGGTCAACCGGTCCTCGTCGGCCTCTTCCGCCACTTCTTCCTGGAGTTGTTGTAACCACCCTTCCAGCATTGGTTGGCAGCGCTGGTGCCGAACCAGGGAGTGTTGGTCTAACGCGGCCAGACGGCACGAACCTAGGAGCAGGAGAACCATCGGGTCTTGATGGAACAATTCCACCCGATGGGGATATTGAGCCACCAGTCAAAGGTGGTAGTGGGTCCATTTTTTCAAGAATTGCATCCAACTCCGGGTCGTCGCCTATTAGGCCGACTGCTTTATTTGCCTTTAATTCCGCAAGCGTCTCCATTAACGCAAGAGTTCTGGCATAGTTAAATTCTTCAGAAGTTCCTCCTCCCGTCAATTCACCAAGCGCCTCTTGTTGCTTCACTTGGCTATAAGCACCAGCAAGAGCGTCAAAACGCTTATCAATTAAATCATCAATATCAATACCAAAAACGTCACTCAATATTTCTGGTGATGCTTTTGTCATGAATTCTTTAGTTAAATCCATCAGTTCATCGTTGTTTAAGTCTTCTATATTTCTTCCGGTTCCGTTATCTGCGTGATACTGGAAAATTGCATCCATTTGACCCCAGTGGGCTCTTTCATGAGCAGAGGTTTGTGCTCCAAAATCTCTCCATCCACGACCTTCAGTTGCCGCCAAGTCGGTACCCCATAGCGTTGCATATGCTCTGAGGCGCTCGTCTGCATCCATTGCTGAAGCAACTGCCCTCCACTGGTCGTCAATATCTCCGCCTGTTGCTTCGTATAGGTCCATGTATCCAGCAGGTGGAGTATCTCTAAATCCAAGAAGAGCAGGTCCGGAGTTGATTAAAATAGTGTCAGGCCAAGCCTCTCCATTTTTATCGTATTGATATCCGGCACCAACATCTGCTACGTATGTTCTTTTACTTCCATTCGGCATGGTGAAAGAATGAGGTCGCTCATGTGCGGCGATTACCATATCCTCAAACGCTCCGAGTCTAAAATCTTTTTCTCTTCTCAAACCAGCATCAATGAATTGAGTAATTGGCGTTACTTCGCCAGCGGCCTTTGCTCGCAGATACTCTTCTTTTGCATCTGCAGCAACTCTTGCCATCATTACTGGGTCTCTCCTAATTACATCAGGAGTTCCTCCAAGTCCAAGTTTTTGGTTAATTGCCTCAATGTGTGTTTCAATTAGCGCATCAATTGCCCAGTCTTCATGACTTTCTGGAGTGCCACCTCTAAACAAAAGTTCAAATTGATTTGGTGCTAAAGGCGAGTCCGGGTCGGCAGACATCGCTTTGACTATTTCACCAATTTTTTTATATTCATCAGTTTCCGTTATGCCGTAATATTCTGCAAGAAAATCAATTGTTGCAGCCTTTTCCTGAACAATTCTTTCCATTCTTGACTGAGCGCCCATTGTCAAGCCAGAAATTTCTCTTAGTCTTACTGGTATTTGTGAAACATATGACATGTCGTTCCATTTTTCACCGACGTAATCAATGCCTACACGCCGTGCGAGGCTTGCTAGTCCGGCAATACCATTTTCTTTGTAGGACTTTCTAATTTCAGCAATACTTAATCCCGCAGATGCAAGAGATGACACTATTTGTGACCTGTTCTGCGGTCCCTGCATTGAGTCGGCTAAAGAACCAACCAAATTACGTACTTGGGCTACTGAAATATCAAAACAGCCTTCGCCTCTTTCGTTTGTAAACCTGTTTGCTGCTGGAGTGCCGGGAGGGCATCTGAATTTTCCAAGAGCATCAACTACTAAACCAAAGGCCTTTGCTGTTCGTGCAAGCAGTTTTCCGCCAGGATTTCTTTCACCAAGCGTTGGTCCAAGAGATTTGAACTCTTGGTCAAACCCCTGGTTCTTCATTGGCTCACCAGTTTTAGGATTTACTGGATATCTTGTTACTTTGCCTTTTGAATTCCTTGGCGCTTCAAGTTTATTTTGATGCTCTGGATGCGCATCAACCCATCCCCAGTTGGGAACTGGGTCGCTTGAGCGCATGGCATTAATTCTTTCTCTTTCCGTAATCCACGGTTTAAAGAATTGACCTTCTTGTTTTTTTGCTGCTGGGTCATAAACAAGACCGTTGATGTTTATGTACTTTGATTTACCAGCGCTTTGAAGGCCTCTTTTTTTATCATCGGCAGGAGCACCTGCACCCATTGCTGCCTTAATAGAGACGTCGGCTATTAGTCTTTCCGATGATGAAATAACTCTTGTTCCCGCCTTGAAAAGCAATGCAGACATATCCGCATCAAGACGCGTTGTTCTATTATTGAATCCAGGCGCGTAATGGCGAATTTTATTAATGTTCACCCCCGTCATACGGGCCACGCTTTCTCTAGATTGTTGGGTCTGCGTCTTTAACCTCGGCCTCAAGGAGTTCAAACTCAACGAGTGATGCCATAAGGTCAGAGTCAACTTCTCCGGACTTCTCTTCAACAACTTTTGCTCCACCAGTTACCCAGTTAGCAGGAATTAGTTTTTCCTGACCGAGAGCCTTTGCTTGCTTCATGATGTGCTTTTTTGCTGCCTCTTTATCGCCTGCACGACCATAAGCGCTGATTGCGTTCTTTAGGTCTTCTACGTTGGAGATTGGGAAAGAGCCGTCTGGAAGTGCTTTTCCTTCTTGCGCCATTTGTGTACGCATGTCTTCATTGAATGCACGCTTTAATGCAATTTCTGCGGCTTCTGCTTCAATTGCTTCTGCTTCTTCTGGCTCGTACTTATCGTATCCAAGAACTTCACCGTCAAGAGAGACAAACACATCGTATGACTTTCCATCAAGACCTTCAATCTCAACTGCGTATGCATCAAAGCCTTCAAAAATGTCTGGCTCAACTGCAACAACGTCACCCTGAATAGACTTAACAGCAATTTCTGCTGCTTCATGGAAGTCAATAACCATCATTGAATCAAGTGCTGACTTTTGCTCAAAAGCGTTGTCGTCAAGTTTGTGGAAACCAAGAACTTCTGCAGTTGTACCGTCAATAAATACTTCAACGGCACGGCCGCTCTTTGATTGAATGTCAACTACGAACATGTCTGCATCTGAAGAGTATCCAGAGTCAAGAACCTTGCCCTGAAACATTTGTTCAGCAATTCCTTCAACTGAAAGAAGTCCTGGCATTCCGCGCTCTGGCAAACACCCACCAGGGCAGTCGTCACAAACGCTTGAACCACCTGGGTAAACTTTTCTTTCAACAGCACACATGTATGCATTTCTGCCGAGTTCTGCAACTTTTTCACCCATGCTGGCAAGGCGCTTCTTTCTTGCTGCCTCTAGGTCAACTTCTCCGTCCATGGACAACTCGTCTTCGTCGTCTTCTTCTTCGTCGTCTTCTTCAATTTCAAGAGACATCTTCTTCTTTGAAGTTTTCATGGGAACTAAGTCGTCTTCTTCGTCGTCTTCTTCTTCGTAGCCCATACCCTTCATTGGCATTTCTTCTTCGTCTTCTTCGTCAGGCATACCCATACCCATGCCCTTTTGACGCTTTTTCATAGCGTTAAACATGGCGCTGTCGTCCCAGTTATCGCCACCCTTGACTTCATAGTCATCATCAGTGACTGGGACCATCTTCATCTGAATAGGCATTGCTCCGCACTTGCCACAAACTTTTGCCCCTGGTGTAAACCCGCAATCGGCAGCATTTGCGCCCTTAGCGCACTTAAGAACATTGCCGTCCGCATCAACACTGACTTCAACTTTTTCGCTCATTGGTAACTCCTGTTTTTTAGCGAGTAAAGACACGAGTGTCAATATCACATTATGAATAGTTTATAAAAGTATAACGTAGCACGCCCCTCTGGGCGAGAACGCACACTATTTATGCTTCTGGGACAATATTGATTTTTTTCTTTACGCCATCTTTGTTGGTGACTGTTCTTCTGGTTGAACCAATCTCTGTTGTGCTTTTATCAATAAATGTAGACATGGCTGCTGCTGCAATCTTTTCAATCAACTTTGAGTACCAGCCAATTCTCTTATCTCCACCGGCGTCCACCTGTTGGTCAAGAGCAAACTGAAGACCGTCAAGAATTAGGTCAACTTCATCCATCGTCATGTATATGCTTCCGACATTTGTTCTTCTGTCGCCAGTCTTGGATGCTTCGTTTCTCTTGATTATTTCTTGAAGTTTAGTTAGCCCTGTAATTGCCTTGGTGTTCTTGGCCTTCTGTGCGGCTCTAATTTCTTTTGCAAGAGAATTCTCAATGTCCTTAAAGAATGTCGCTTCGTCGGTAATCATGGTCTTTCCGGTAGACGAAGAGAAGCCCATGCGACCCTTTTTGGGTGAAGGGTTTTGACGTTTTGCTTCAAGTTCTGCGACAACCTGCTCAATCAGTGTGGAAAGTCTTTTTATGTCTCCCTCGCGCTTGGCGTTTGATTGAGGCATTTCTGGGGTTCCAGGACGTGGCCTGCCACCAGTTCTGGAGTCAAATCCAGACCTTCTGCCTTCTCTGCCGTTGAACCATTTGTCTTCCGAATACTCTGATTTCATCTTTGAAAGTTTCTTCAATAATGCGTTGGCACGGGCAATGCTCTTCTTTTCATAAGCATTTTCCCCAGGTGAATTAACGTCAACGTATGATGAAAGTTCCTCAATTGCTTCGTTTAGGGATTTTGGTGTAATGTCATTGACGCCAAGGATTGTGGAAACGGTGTCCCAGATATCGTCGGCATCAGGGTTGATGTCGGTTCCGTCATATTCCATTTCTGAAAGTTGACGGACTGAGTCATCAATCCATTCGTTGAAACCATCAAGAAGCGCCTGTCTCTTGGCTTGTGCTTTTTCTGCAGTTGCCTCTTCCTTGACTCGCTTGGATTGGCTTTCTGCATCTGCTTGACGCTTTGCTCTTTCAGCAGAGATTCTTTCTTTTTCGTTGTCGGAAAGTTGCGCTCTTTGGCTCTCTCTTGACTCGGTACGGGCTTTTCTCCGTTCTTCTGGAGACATCCGCTTTGCTTCTTCTCTGGCTTCTTCGTCGCCAAGTTTCTTCATAGCGCCCTCGTACGCAGCAGGAGACATGGTTCCGCCCTTTTCAGGGTTTCCTTCGCCAAGCATCCATTCCCATTTTTCGTCAATTGTGAGTTCATCCCACTTGTCTGGCTTAACTTGGTCAAAAGAGTCACCAGAGAATTTTTTGTCAGGCTTTGTTCCCATTGCCCCACCCTTGCCAACACCAGTGACGCCTTCGCTATCGGCTCGCACTTCAAAATCGGCAGGTCTCATTGCCGGTACTCCGCCAGGCGTGCGCCGGGGTGGTCTGTAGTCGGAAAGGTCGCTAGGGTCTGTTCTAGATGAAAAGCCAGTACGACCTCTTCTGCCGGAGCCACTGTTTTTGCCAGTGCTCCAGTTTTGAACGAGATAGTCACGTCGTGCAATAAGAGTGTCAGAAAGTTTCTTTGCTTCACCCTTGTCAGAAATTAACGCATCAACCATTTGTTTGATTTCAGAATCGGATATTGCTCCAATTACTTTTACCTGACGAGCAATTTCTGCTGGTGGAATATCTCCCCAGTATGCAACACCGCGTTGAGCGCCGTCCTGTTTGGGGTCTCTCAAGGATTCCATTTCCCCGACGATAGGACCAAACGCCGAGCCCTTTGCTTCTCCTCTTGCTCGGAAAAGACCAGCACCGCCAACATCAACGACGTACGCATTGCCGTCTCCGCCCCTAATGGTATTTCCGCCGTTTGAAACAGCGTCCCAGTTTGCAAGCCACGCATTAGCCACAAAAGTATCTTGAACCGCCTTCTTCCACGCCGGTTTTTTCATCTCGGATTCGTGGTTGACTTTTTCTGCTCCTGGAATCATTATGCTAACAATTTTTGGACGACCTTTGTAGGTTCCTACTTTTACTTTCGCAACAGGAATACCTATTCTTTCATAGAGACGAGACATTAGCGATTCGTTTTCTGCATGAGTCTGCGTCTTTGCTGGCTTGATGTAATATTCCTGACCAGTCTTTGGGTCTTTGAATACGCCTCCGCCCTGTGAGCCACCCATGCTTCCAGACCTCATGTCCGTAAATCCATCTGTGACAATTGGATTTTTTGACATTGTGTTATCAAGCAGGCCTTGGGGTAGTGGTTTGCTTTCAGCGGAAGGTCCACGACCAACCTGCGTAGTCGGAGAAGTATCTTTTCCACGGCCGAAGATGCCTCTGCGTCCACCACTGCGAGCAGCGCCACTGGCTGAGCCTGGTCCCATGTTCTCATACAAGGTGCGCAGTCTTCTCCAATGTGATGCTGGAAGAGTTCCTTTGTCCCTGTCAAACTTCTCAACTGATTCTTGAGCGAGCCTAAGACCTCTTTGCTGTCTAGCCCACATGAGTAATTGCTTTTGCATTGTCTCGGGAATGTCGGATGGTGCTCCATTGTTCTTGCCACCACCAGTAGATGATGAGAAACCTCGTCCGCCATTGACTTCAATGCTTGAGTACTTTCCTTTTTTGGATTCTGCTGCTTGCTCAAGAAGTCCGATTACGTCTGATGTAACTATCTTTTTGTCTGTCCGTAGTTTTTCTATTTCTTTTACAACTTCTTCGTATTCTTCTTTTTCAAGTGAAAACTTGCCATTTGTGGCTTTTTCTAGTTTCTCAGCAACAGCCCTAAGTGGACCAGGGTTGTTGGTCATCTTCATAAAACCATCAAGTTCATCACGAAGTTCGCCAATTTCAGAATCTTCTAATTCAAAATCAAGTTTTTTGTGTGGATTTATTGTTCCGTTGGAACTCTTGAATGGGCGAGTGCCTTTTGTGGTTCTTCCACGACCGCCAGGAGGAGGAGTGAGCCTTGTTCCGGCCTGCTGAAGAGCATCTGATTCGTAGGTTCCGTCTGTTGATTCTTTTGTTTTCTTTAAGGAGTCAATCAGTTTGTCTATTGATTCTTTATCTGCTAAATCTTCAACTGGACCGTTGTCTCTCATTCTTGTGAGAGTGTCCATGTAGTCGTCAATTTCTTTGTCCGTAAGAGGAATTGAGTCGTTTGCGGCTGAACTCTCATCAAGTTTGTCAAGAATATCCTGAATTACTTGCATGTCTTCGTCAGCACCGATGCCGTCTACTTGGCTGTCATCCATGTATTTCTTAAGAACTTTATCTAGTTCTGCATATTCAGCAAGCGTCATGTCCATTTCACGCTTATCGGATGAAGAACCAAGACCACGTTCTCCGTCTCCAGTGTTGGCAGGGTCGTTATTGCCTACCCTGGAAGCAAAGCCACGAAGTTTTTCTTTTTCAATCTTGCCTCTGTCGGGTCTGTAAACAGAATTTTGACGAGTGTCATTCAGGTAGTCAATTAGGTCGCCACCAGTAATCTTTTCATCGCCAAATTCTTTTGCTAAAGCAACAATCAGTGGGTTTGCACCATCCTTGGATGCTCCCTCACGGAGAGCCTCAGCAAATTCGTTTACTAATTCTTCTGGGTCAATTGATGGGTCGTTTTCAATAATTTGGTCAAGTGCTTTTTCTGTTAGATAGTTTAAATCTTCAACAGAAATTGTTCCGGAAATTATTTTTTCAGAATCATTATCAAACATTTTAAAAATTGAACCAAGCGTTGATTCAAGGTCTTCTGGCTCTCCACCCTCCCTGAGGGTTTCCATCAAATTTTTTCTATCTATTGCTGCTTCTTTTTTTGCTTCTTCTGGAGTGCCATCTAATCTGCCGGGCTTACGTCTCTTGTTCCAAAACTCTTTAGACGCTTTAACTAATTCATTAAAATCATTATCAAATTTAGATTTTGCATTATCTACAATTTCTTCAATTTCTTCTTTTTCAACAGAGGTTCCATTTTTTTTAACAGAACCAACATGTAAATCAAGCATCTCTTGAACGGCATAGCCCACTTCGTCCATAAAATCTTCAATTGCTTTTCTTGACTGAAATTCTTCAATGACTTTTTCGTCAGAAAGCATTTCTGCTAATCGTTTTCTTGCATTGGATATAGACTTACCGACGCTGTCTTTTAATTTTTCGCTAGTAAGGTTTGCCAATACTTCTTTAGCCCCATCAATAAGTCGTGTCTCGTCACCACTACGGCCCACGGCGCGAACTGCAGCATTTGCTACGTCGTTTACAAGTTCTTTTGGCAAGTCATCTTTTGACACAACCTCTGCGGTGCTTGATGAAAACCCTGCAAGTGGTCTTTCGCCAGGTCTACCAGCAGAACGCTTACGGTCTACGCTTCTAAATTCAGGTTCGTTATAGAATCTGTCGTTTTCTGCTTCGTTTTCAACATTTTCCAAGAACGCTATAGCATCCTCAATGGTTTCAAATTCTTCGTCGTCCGTTCCGCCGTAGAAATAATCAACAGTGCCACTTCCGTCGCTGTCGTATCTACCAACTATTCCATACCCTGGTCTGTCGTCGCCATAAAGGTCGGATAAAGCAACTACTTCACCTTCAACATATTGACCATTGAATTCGTCGTAGATATTCCCACCGTGAAATTCGCCCTCGCGCTTTAACGGCTCCGGTTTTCCTCTAGAACCTGAAGTGCTTGAACTGAGTCCGCTTCTTCCAGAAGAAAAAGATTGACGAAGTGCAGCAATGTGCTTTTTGTCGCCATACTTTGAACCCTCAGGCATGTATTCTCCAACTAGCCCTATTAGTTTCTCACGAGGGGATGCATCCGCTATTGATTCGGAATAGAATTCTTCCTCAATGTCGTCATCATATCTTCCTTCACCATCTCTGTACCGACTGCCGCTTTGGTCGGCAGATTCTTGAAAGTCTTCACTAGTAGCAGACCTGCCATAAATAGCCTCGTACTGTTCTTGCAGACTCCAGTCACCAAGAGTATTACTCACCCAATCCGACCAATAACTTTCACCCGTTATCTCGCCGTTTTCTATTGCTTCTTGAATTACGTCTACAATTTTCTTGTCGTCATCGTCAAGGTCTGTGTAGTTTTTGTCTTTTTTGTAATCGGTTGACTTTTTACGAGGCTTTGGTGTGCTTGAACTCAATCCTCTTCTTACAGCGCCAGCGTTTCTGTCCCTATCAAGGTTTTCTGAAGCAGCGTCGCCAGTTGGGTCTTCAGCCATTCCTCTACCTGCACGACGCATTGGTGGACCCATTGCTTCGTCGTATTCGTCAAAGTTGTCATCTGCATCCATACGGCCAGTACGTGATGCCATTCCGGCTCTGCGTTGATTTTGCCATGCACGGGTTGCAGCAGTGGCATCAACTCTTCCGCCAGATGCGCGGTCATTTACTCCAGGTATTGCTGGACGTGAGTACGGTGTTCCTTCTTGTACGATTCCGTCTCCGTCACCGTCCCATGCTTTTGGGTCAAAGTTTACCGCGCCCCTACCGGCGCGGCCTAATTTTCCCAGGCCACCGCTCAGCGTTCGCCCCAAGGCTTTTTCGGCCACGCCAATGGCCTCTATAAATTCTTGAGTTACCCCTGTTGTGATGACTATTCCGTCTTCTGTCACATGAGATTCAACTCTGTGGTAATCAAAAATTGGGTCAAGTAACTGCTTGGTCTCAAACGCATTTTCCAGTTTGACAGGAATGATGTAATCGCTTTTTGACTCAACATCTTTTTCTGCTGATGAAACAATATCCTGAAGTGTCTCTAGGACAGTTTTTAGTTTTGACATGTTGCGAGAACTAAGAGTTCTTCCAACTTTTACATCAAATGTCTCATCAAGAATTTGAGCAAGATTTTCTAGTTCTTCGTCAAAGGCTGACTTTTCGTAATCTTCGCCTTTTGGCATTACGTATTCAGGGCTAACAACATAGTTTGTTGAGTCAGTTGTTACTCGTGGCTTAACCTGCATTGGCATTGAAGGCATCTGTGACGGAACAACAGTGCGTGAACCGCCCGGTTGTTGGCTTTCCGCCAGTTCCGGCTTTCCAAACATGAAGGTAACGTAATTGTCTGGAGTGTGGTATCCAATTCTGTACATTACGGAACGACCATCAGAAGTCATTCTTCTAAACTTTGCCGTACTCTCTGTAGCGGAAACCAATTGAATTGATGAACCGCTTCTGGCTTGCAGTTCGCGTGTCAATCTTTCTTTTTCGTTGTCACCAAGTGCCTGAGCGAGACCTTCTGAGAAAATCGGCTTATCGTCGTCGTCATCGTTGCTTTGTCTTACGACAACAATTTTAGGACCAGCACCCATTCCTTCGTGGTGGGGCATCATCATTCCCGGCATGTGCTTCTCGGCTGTTTCGTCAGACTTTACAGAAATTGTTCCAGTTAGTTGGTTAGCACCATGTAGTACTGGCGATACTTCGTAAAGTTCTACTTCTTTTAGAATGTTTGCTTGGATGTTCGGGTCAAAGATTGAATCAAGCGTTTTATAACCGATTGACCATTCTTGCTCTTGACCGAAGAAAGCGACGTTGGCGAATGCCTCACGACCTTTTTCTGAGTTGAGGTTGAACTGAACTCTTGCGTAAAGGCCGCCAATTCCAGCATTTAACATCTTGGATGGGAGTCTTCTATCCCCAGGTGCAACTTCATATATTTCAAGGACTTTGCCGATTGGGTCGTTCCAGTTGTGACCCCAAACAACACGAGGCTTGCGGCGGGTAAGGCTTTTAGTAAATGCCCCAGTAATCAAAACGTCGCCAACCGAATCTTTGTTGCCGATACCTGCGACGAAACACTCAACTACGCCCTGAGCCTCGTCAATGTTGAACTGGCCAGGAATGGCTTTAAATTGAATGTCTTGCTGACTCATGTCGCTCCTAATGTCCTAATTGATAATAAATGATAGGAACTCAAACGATTGCAAGTATTGAATACAGATATTGCTGTTTCTTTAAATAGGTTTTGCTATTTACAGAAATTAGATGTTTGAACCCATTGACCACGCACGACGTGTTTCGTCTTCGGCAATCTGTGATTTCTTTTTAGCAAGAAGATTGGTAAAGGTTCCAACAAGGGCGGTTCTCAAGGTTGTCACCTTGTCTTCTTCGCCAAGAACACCAAGTGTTGCATATACCGCATTGTTGATTTCTTGTGCTGTTTCTTCGTTCACTGACTTAATTCTGGCAATTTGTGAGTTGACATGAGCAACGATGTCTTCTTTTTTCAACGGCATCTTGACAAGGTTTTTTTCAGAATACGTTGTTTGTGCGTCTTGGATAATTGCATTGAGAACAGGCCTGATGTCTTCGTCTATCTGCTTAGCCCATATATCGGTACTAAATATGCTTTCAACGTCAAGCGCTCCTGTTGCCAATAGTTTTCTAGATTTGATGCCAGATGCTTTTTCAAGAACAACTCTCTGCTGTCTTTCAAACACCCTTTCTAGGCTTCTGTCAAGAATCTCAGTCCATCTGCTAAATGTCGTGTCAACTTTTGTTTGCCACTCTTGCTCTGTTTTGGTTTGTAGCGCTGAATAGTTTGCAGATGCCTGCGCTGGAGCAGTCGGTATGGCTCCCTGCTCTGGAGACATTGCCGCGTCAACTGGAGGCATTCCTGCTCCTTGCGCCATTTGCTCGCCTTGTGTTGCAAGTTCCATGGCACCTTGCATTGTCGTCGGGTCTGGGGGCATTCCCTCTGCCCCTGGAGGCATTCCTGGCATTCCTGGCATTCCTGGTGGCATTCCTGGCATTCCTGGTGCTCCTGGTGCTCCCATTACGCCAGCCTGTGCAGGTTCTTCCATCTTCTTCTTTGTGTTTGCAATTGGAGTCAGGTTTGGATTCATCAAAAGAGAATCAGCGAGGTCGCTTTCAACTTCTTTTCTGCCTGTACCGATTCTGTATTCGTTAGTACTAATTAGACCTTGACCCAGTTCGTCTTTCAGGTATCTGTTTCTTTCCTGTTCGTAAAGAATCAGTACAGGGACGTTCCTAACATCAAAATCAATATAATACTGGTCATCCAGTTCGTCCAAGGCGCGAGCAATTGGCTCCAAGTGTGGAAGCATTGTTTCGTTCCAAAAAACTCGGATTTCTTCGCCAGCATTAGAAAATGTCCTGCCAGCGGCATTTCCGATAACTGATTCAGGAACACCAAAAGATGCCAGAATCTCTTCTTTGGTGATTTGGCGCATTTGAATGTATGCAGCATCACGGGGGCTAGCGGAGGTGTCAACAAAGTCGGCACCGTCGTCGGATGAGATAACAGTCGTTGCTCCAGCACGAGCAATATTTCCTCTAAATCTGCTTTTTAGTTCTTCTTTGTCATCATCGTCAATTTCGCCACGCAAAACGAGGAGACCGCCAGGGCGACCATCGTTGAGTAGGTAGTTTCTGTTGTAGACCTTTGCCAAGTTTTCTATTTCCACAGCAATGCCAGCAGCCTCTAATGGGGTCATTGACAGATATGGGTCTAATGGGTGCGGCTTACGAATCCAAATAACATCTTTGGGTTTCATGTTTATAATGCTGCCGTTTGGCATCTTTACTTCGTACCCAGCAACAAAGTTTCTTGGGTCGGGAATCGGAGCAGTACTTTGTGGTGGTAGGAGGTTAAGAGCGATAACGCCGCCGTCCCTACCGTAAATTTTTTCTATAAACACGCCTCGGGTGCTCATTAAAAGTTGAGAAGAAAGCCTGTATCTAAATATGAATGAATTTTCGCCTATATTGGATTTTGTATTCAGAATTTTTAATATCTCTGAATTTTTTGCTTTTGAGCCCGTAATAATCTCACCCTGTGGAGAGTTGTCTTTCCTAAGCACGACCGGGAGTCTTGCTTGGTTTCCGGCGATTGCGTCAATACATCTAGCAACCCAGGTGACTTTCTGCATTCCTTCTTTATAAACGCGTTCAATATCCCACGAGTCGGAATAGGCCTTCCCTGCGTAACCGGGGTTGTGCGAAATTGGCGCGCCAGGTCCTACGCTCTTTGCGGACTGATTGTTCAGTGATTTATTATTAAAGTTGTTCCAAGCCATTTTTTACTCAAGACCTAGCAATAAACCGAAAATTCCGCATGTAACACCCGCCGCAATGAAACCCAAAGCAGGCGAAACCATGCTCGCCCCTATACTTGTAAATAATATAAATCCTACCATTAAAACGTTGGCGAAGAACGGGCGTGTTAACAATTCTTTTACTACCCCCCATAAAAACTTAATACTCTTTACACTTACAGACTTCGTTTTAGTGATGAAATTATTCATATGCTCACACCGTAGCGCATAAAACATGCCTAATGTGCAATTGCCCTACAGAAAGAAAACCATGACTACCGACTGGATAAAAGTTCTTGAATACTTAGAACCTAAAAAACCTGAATTCTGTCCAGAGGAAGCATCTATCACGCAAAAAGTTTTTTTAAGAACTAACGGTATTGAGGCGTTATTTGGCGGAGCAGCAGGTGGAGGCAAAAGTTCTGCATTGTTAATGTCTGCTCTTCAGTATGTAGATGTGCCTAACTATTCGGCAATTCTGTTCAGGCGTACATACGCCGACTTGGCGCTTCCCGGTGCTCTCATGGACAGATTCAAGACATGGATAGAGGGTTCTGACGAAATTCACTGGAACGCAAACAGTTATGTTGCCACCTTCCCTTCTGGTGCGAGAGTCTCTTTTGGGTACTTAAATAACACCAACGACTATCTTCGCTATAAGGGTTCAGAATTTCAGTTCATCGGAATGGATGAAGTTACCGAAATCCGAGAATCCGACTACAGGTACATGTTCTCCCGTCTCCGTCGTCCGAACTCTGGACCACTTTCTCAGGTTCCTCTTCGGATGAGGGCGGCATCAAACCCCGCCCCCAACTGGGTTAGGCAGCGATTTATCGTTGAGGGAATGGAAAAGGGACGCATTTTTGTGCCGTCAAAATTGACAGACAATCCTGGAATTGACGCAGACTCCTACCGACAGGCTCTTCAGGCTCTTGACCCTGTTGAACGGCGAAGACTAGAAGAAGGTGACTGGTGGAGCACCACCCTGGGAACCCTGTTTGAAAGAGAAAATATAATAATAATTGACAACAACGAGGTGCCCACCGTCACATCAGCGGCTAGGGCTGTGCGTTTCTGGGACCTTGCAGCAACTGAACCGTCCCATGCGACCCCCAACCCTGACTGGACAGTCGGAACATTGATGCTTTTTGACGGTGGTGTTGCTTATGTCTTGGATGTCAAGAGAGCCCGCGTCAAAGGAGAGAAGGTGGAGCAACTGGTCGCTCAGACCGCCTACGAGGACGGCAGGGGAGTCGCCATCAGGATGGAGCAGGAGCCTGGCTCTTCAGGCAAGGCCTTGGTGGACCAATATGCCAGATATGTTGTTCCCGGCTTTGATTTTGCAGGAATACGCTCAACTGGTGATAAATTAACCAGGGCTAGACCATTTGCGGCGGCTGTGGGCAACGGAAACGTAAGAGTTGTAAGGGGTACGTGGTTGAGCGACTGGATGGATGAACTTTCCTCATTTCCTGAAGCGTGCGACCATGACGACCAAGTTGACTCCGTTGTTGGAGCATTCACACATTTAACCGGCCTCGGGTTGCCACAAAGGAAAATCGTCAGTATCATCGTCTAGGTACCTACTACTAACCCCAGGTACTTACTACTAGACGGAGAGAAAATGATAACTCCAGCAGATTTACGAATCATGCTTATGACCCTTGACAAGTTCCTTAATAGCGAAGACGTCAGCGAGGCAGACCTTGATGTTTGGTCTGAGCATCTTGTAATGCTTAACCATGTAAAGAAAGACATTGCCTTAATTTACGATTCGTTTGCAGCCAAGATGGTTGAAAAAATGCAATCTGAAAAGAAGACGGAATTGACCCTCAGCACCGGTGCTGAAATCAAATGCAAGGTTGGTTCTGCCCGTAAGTCATGGGACAGTAAGGGTCTCATGATGCAAGTGTTTGAACGCCTTCAGCAGTCTTCCGTTGATATGGATACTGGCGAAGTTACGTTGTCAACTGAAGAAATTGTCAATAAGATACTTGATTATGTCCAGCCTTCATATTGGCGGGTTGGGGCACTAAACGACTTGGGCATCAACGCAGACCAGTACTGCGAAGTTGGTGAACCAAAAACAAATATCGCTATCTATACAAAAGGTGAAAAATAACAATGGCTACTAAAAAAATTGACTCAGCAGAAGAGACTGAGGTTGTAGAAAACATGAACAATGAAGAGATGTGGACACGTCGCCAAGAGGAAATGCGCCTAAAAGCAGTTGCTGAGAGAAACAGTATTCAAGTATCCCTGAATGAAGCATTCCCGAAAGAAGTTGAACGCCAACTCAAAAAAGGCGGAACTTCTCTTACCTACATTCCAGTGAGCGAAGTAATCTCACGACTCAATAAGGTTCTTGGATTTGACGGTTGGTCATACGAAATCATCAAGTGCGAACGAGATGCTCTTGACCCAGAATTTATTGTTGCTCATGTTCGTTTGAATGTTTACGGAACCGACAGGTTCACTAGCGTTACCAAAGATGGTTTTGGTGGTCAAAAGATTAAGCGCACAAAAAACGGCGACATTGTTGACTTGGGTGACGAATTCAAGGGTGCGGTTTCTGATGCACTTAAAAAAGCCGCTCAGGCACTTGGTGTGGGTCTTTATCTTGCTCGCACCGAAGAAGCAATGGAGGCAGTTGATGCAATTCCCGAGCCCACTATTGACCCAGTTATTGAAGAACTGTGGATAAATTTTGTGAGTCTTTCAAAGTCCTTGTCTCCAGAACACAAAACACGACTTGGTGCATTTTGGGAAAAGTACTCAAACGGTCGCCCCAAGCCGACAAAGGCAACTGCCACTCAGGAGGACTTAACTGCCCTCTTGGAGCATTGTCTTGTTCTCTCATTTGACGCAACGGCGCGTGAAGACATTGACAACGTTTAATCCTCCACCTCATCTTTCTCCTTCTTCCATGGGGACATTTGAACAGTGCCCACTCAAATTCAAGTACTCAAAAATTGACTTGATGCAAGAAGACCCTACAGAGGCAACCCTAATGGGTAACTTTGTTCATGATGTTCTTGAGGCTCTCTATCATGTTGAAAGCACTTATAGGACTGAGGACGAAGCGAAACTCTTAGCAGCCCAACTTTGGGAAAACGGCTGGAGCGATAGGGTCAAGCCTTGGGTTCGTGGAGATGAAGCACTGCGAATGTTCAGATGGAAGTCATGGTGGTGTATCCAAAATCTATGGAAGATAGAAGAACCAACACTTCTGTCCCCAATGGGGCTTGAGCACGAACTAAACGGTGAAATCGGCGGAGTTCGCATCAAAGGATTCATTGACAGGTTTGATAAAAACGAGACAGGATTTACTATCTCGGATTACAAAACTGGAAAAACTCCAAAGAAAAACTGGATTAGCGACAAGTTTTTTCAACTACTAATTTATTCTCACCTGCTTGAATCAACTGGTGTCGGCAAAGCAACGAAGGTTGAACTTCTTTACCTAAAAGATGGTGTTCAGTTTAGTCAAGCAGTAACTCAGCAGGACCTTGACAAAGTTGAATCAACTGTTATTGAAACAAAAAAGAAAATAGACGTAAAGTGTGAGACTGGTGAGTTTGAACCGAACAAGTCAATCCTTTGCAATTGGTGCTCATTCAAAAAGGTATGCCCTGCATGGCGGTAATGATTAACGACGACGTATTCGCACGACTTGTATCCGAGGATGTTAAAAATAAACTTTCCTTGGTTCAGAAGCAATTACTTCTCCAGCCTGAAAACTGGGAAAGATGGAAAGAAGGTCTGCTTCTTTTGATTGAAAACCTTGACATTCAGATTGACGGCATTAAAGATGATGCCGATGCTGATGCTGAGAGGTATTTGTCAATGGGCAGAAGTGGTGAACGACTCGCTACTGAAGCGGCTCGCGAATATCAACACAGAATAAAAAAAATTGACAGATTCAAGTTTTATGTCAACCGTCGTCTTGATGAAGTCATGACAATGATTGAAACTGGTGAAGCGGTTTCTTCCGATGGTTGGGATAGGGCTTCATTTCTTGAGAACGCAATTATCAAGCATAAAAATCTATTACGTGAATATGACCTTGAAGAAACATCAATTGACAGGGCTTTATGGGCTGCAGTAAATGGCAGTTGGGAGTTTGATGACGTCAATGAGGGAAATTTATAGTTCCTCGTCTCGTACGGTGGTCAGAAATAAACTAGACTCTGTTCGTGCGTCATAGGTCCAAGAAAAAAGAAGCGGAATACAGGCTCCGTAGGCCACTTGTGGAGAAACTTCTCAACGAAAAACCCCTATGTGAAGCATGCCCAATATTTGCCGAATATGACGAACTCGCAACATATGTACGCCGTTCTTCGCAGGACATCCACGAAATAGTGCGTCGCTCTCAGGGTGGCTCAATCCTTGATGAAGATAACTTGATGGCTGTATGCCGACCATGCCACACCCGTATAGGAAACTATCCACAAATAGCCTTTGACCTTGGTTTGGCTAAAAGGGGTTGGGAGAGATGAGACTGATGGGTCTTGACCTATCGCTCACCTCAACAGGAATATCTATGAATGGTGTAACTAGTGTTGTTCGCCCCAAGACACGAGGTGCGGAGCGTTTGTCTGACGTTACGAAGGAAGTTTTGCATCAGTGCTTGGAAAACGAAATTTCCTGCGTGGTGATTGAGGGCTACTCTTTTGCCTCTCGTAGTGGACAGGCTTTCAGTATCGGAGAACTGGGTGGATGTGTTCGGATGACATTGTTTGAATGCAATATCCCAATTATTGAAGTGCCACCCACGTGTCGTGCAAAGTTTGCAACTGGACGGGGAAACGCATCAAAAGGAGAAGTCATCTCTGCCATCTCGGCAAAGACTGGAATTATATTTAGTGGCGCTTCCGGCAACGACGAATGCGATGCATGGGTGCTTGAGCAGATGGCTTTGACTAAAGTAGGATTATCCGCATATCAATGGACTAAAGAACAACTTTCCGCTTTTGAAAAGATAGATTGGTCACCGATGCAAAACTTAATGGAGAAAAATGATTTCGCGAAATAGCCCTATTAGTCAGATAGATATTGAACACGAGTTGATGCGACTCCTTGAGATGCTGGAACAAGAAACAGAAGCATTTGAATCGCTTGCAGAAGATTCTGCAAAAAAGGAATCCCTCTACAAAGCCAATTGGGCTAAAGAATATCTTTCGGCAAAAGGTTCCATCAAAGAACGCGAAGCATGGGCAGATTACAAACTTGCTGACGAAAACTTTGATTACAAAATTGCTGAGGCTCTACTGAAGTCCAAGCGTGAGAAACTTCTTTCTCTTCGCACTTCTATTGATGCCATGCGAACACTAAACGCTAACGTGAGAGTTCAGGTAGGACAATGAAAAACGACATTTCTGAAGATTTGAAATCACTTGCTGTTGATATAGATTCACTTGTCCCTTTGGAGAAGAATCCTCGTAAGGGAAACATTGAAGCAATCATGGCTTCCTACGAAGAGTTTGGGCAGATGAAGCCAATAGTGGCGCGACCTAACGACAACGGAACATTTACCGTGATTGCAGGAAACCATCAGTTGGAGGCAGCGAGACGTCTTGGGTGGAGCAAAATTGCCGTTGTTAAAATGGAGGTTGAAAACGACGAAGCAATTGCGTTTGCACTAGCAGACAACAGAACAATGGAATTAGGGCATACAGACCCTTCTCTTCTCAACGACATTGTGATTGACCTGTACGAAGAATACCCAGAACTATTTGAGGGGCTTGGTTGGGATGAGTTTGAGGTGGCGGCGATGGAGGAAACTCAAATTGCATCAGAAATTATTTCCCCTATTGCTGATGCATACTTCACTCCTGTAATGCAGAACCCAGCACCCATCGCTCCTCCCAGTACGCCAATCAATATAAATATTGAAGAATCCGAAGATGGCGTTAGGCGAATTGTTGCTGGCAATGATGTAGACCACAACAAGGTTGCCGTCAGTGGTAGCACTCTTGTTTCTCCTGGTTCTTCTCCTCAGGCAGTGGTTCAGTACACGATTGTTTTTGACAACCCAGACCAACAGCGTAGATGGTATGACTTTGTTCGCTACCTGCGCAATGACCCAGGAATATCTGGAACTACAACAGCAGAAAAATTAATGGATTTTATTGACATGCATACGGAGGTTTGAGGTGAGCACGGATGAATACAAGAGCCGAATTGATGAAGCACATACTGTCATTGGCGTTACGCTTCAAGACGTTACGGAACAACGAGATTCCCTACTTCGTCAAGTAGAAGAATTGCGGGCAGAAGTTTCACGGTTGTCGCAGATTGCGAAATACTAATGACCAAGCAGAGGATGTTCCTAGACATATCATGTGTTGACGCCGCTCGTCAGCGGATTCGTCACGTCTATGACAATTTTGACACCGTATGCGTACAGTTTTCCGGCGGAAAAGACTCAACTGCTGTTTTGTATCTTGCAAAAGAAATTCATGAAGAACGAGGACTGGGTCCTGTAAAAGTAATTTTCAGAGACCAAGAGATGGTTAGCCCCCTGGTTCACGACTATGTAAACAAAGTCAGGCAGTACGACTGGGTTGACATGGAGTGGTACTGCCTTCCTTACCCACAAGAAGTATGGGTTCTAGGAGTCAGGGAAAATATTCTTTCGTGGGATTCGTTTAGAAAACTAGAAGGTCGCCTTGTTAGGGAAATGCCTGAATGGGCAATTCACGCTGGACATTTTGGCCTCCCTGGCGACCAAGTAATGCCAGAAGGAATTGATTACTACACAATGCAGGGCAAGACCGGGAGCATTGCGTTTATTACTGGCGTACGAGCAAACGAATCAATGGTTAGATACAGGTCCCTTGTCCAGAAGGTGCACGAAAACTACATAGTTTCTCCCTACAAAATGAAAAAATCAATACCACTAAAGTTTGCTAAAGTTATTTATGACTGGCAAATGGATGATGTTCTAAAATTCATATCAGAAGAACATAATGCCGAATACTGTGAGTACTACGACCTCGCCGCCATGACTGGCTCAAACACCAGGGTTGGCGTTCCTTTGCACGCAGTGGCTATCAGGCGCATCGGTGACCTCGTTATGACGGAGCCAGGCTTCTACGACACCCTTTGGCAAATATGGCCCAATATTGACGCACAGAGGCGTTGGTGGCCCGATTTTGATATTGAGAAGTTTATTCAGAGTTACGCTGTTGACGGTTTTGAAGGTGCAAAACGCTGCATCAATGAAAACATGCTTGATGAGATTGACAAGCGACGCGCTCGTGCATACACGGCAGATTTTAGAAAAAAACATATCAAGGACCCTTACTCCTACCCGATTAACTGGCTTATCAGAAACTTAATTCTCAATGAAATAACTGTTTCTGCAGCAGCACCAGTGGGACCAAAAACAAAAGCGCATACACTTAGGGCGAAAGCAGCAGAGCAGGAGTTAAATAATGAACAATATTGAGATGGTGCCATTTTCGGACTTACAAGTAGCCCCATTTAAGGCAACTTACATACTGCGGCCCGACCTTCTTGCTCTCTCTAGGTCTTTGATGGATTTGGGTTTTATGCTGCCAATAGTTGTGCAGAAAGACACAAATATTGTGATTGACGGGAACGAACGTCTTTTGCTTGCCACAAAAAACAAGCACGTAAAAAGCACCGTTGGGGACAACTGTCCTGTTCTTTATGTTGAATGCGACAGTCTTGATGCTCAATTTATGCACCTTAGGTTGAATCGTTCTCGGGGTAATCTTGTGGCTAAACCAGTATCAAGCATTATCAGAAACTTAGTTAAGTCAAAAAAGTACTGCAAAGAAGATTTTGAAGAAATCTTACAAATGCGTCATGATGAATTCCATTTAATGCTTGATGGCTCACTGCTTAAACACCGTAAAATTTCTGAACATAACTATTCCCGTGCTTGGGTTCCAGTTGAAGCGGACCCTAAAGCGACAGAAATACAGGTCGCCATTGAGCGCCCACCAAACGCTGATAGGTGATTAATGGTACAATTTGCCGAGCACCCAATTCAAGGAGTTAAGCAATGGACGTACCAAAAACTGGTTTTTTAAGAAGAACTCTCGGAGCAGAACGCGCCGGTCGTGGTCGCCGCTTTGTCCGTTCACTTGTCCAGGCTGGTCGTAGACGATTCGGCAGAGGCGGTGTCGGTGGCGAGCGTCCTGGAGACATCATACGAGAAGGTGGCCGTGCCATTTTCCGTCGTGGCCGCCCTGGAAGATAGTTAATAAGTCCCCAAGGGGGAAACAATGCTAGTTGAAGTACGAGACCTCGTAACATACATGGACATATCCCTGTCCCTCAGGCAGCAAGATGCTGCTGAAATTGTGCTGTCTGGCCTTCAAAGCGAATTAGAATCATATCTGAGAAGACCAATTGAGGTAGTTGAGTTTGTTGAGGAATATAAAGTTCCAAGTACTCATAACGCCATACCGATGTCTTCGTTTTTTTATCAAAGCAGTCTTGAATCTTCTTTCTACACCGCTAATGGAAACGCAAGTCAATCTTCAATGAATTACGCAATGCCTCCAGAAACGGTGTATTTGCGAAATTCTCCCGTTGCTCGGGTGTTGAGTGTTCAGGTGCAAAACCAGTGGACAACACCGACGTATCTGGGTGAAGCGGTGAGCAGGGAAGCAACTGTTACATCAGCGGCAAAGGTCGGAACAAAAATAACGTTTACTTCTGCTAATCACAAATTTACAGTTGGTCAATATGTGACAGTTACTGGAATTACGCCTATTGGTTACAATGTTCTAAATAAAAAAATAACAGAAGTTACTGCGAATACGTTTGTTGTTGTAGTTGAGGCTGGCGCTTTATCCGCCTATGTTTCTGGAGGTTTTGCAGAGGCAATTGGTAGCAACTACACGGTAAGAAGATACGGAATAGACATTTTCAACATTGTTGCTGATGACACTGTAACGATTACTTACGAGGCTGGATTAGACGGGGATTCAATACCTGTATTCAAACTTTTGATTCTCAGGGCAGCAACTAGGGAAATGCAGAACATGCATGACGACGTTGTTGGTATTAAAGATTTGGAGCCAAGAAATGTCGCTCCACTTGAAACAGGATTTACTGACAGAGAACTGATGTCTGTAAAGAAATACAAACGCTCAAGAGTGGCGTAAGATGCGCGTACGGGTTGAAGTAAACACAAATGATGCTCAGGAACTCTTACAAGACGTAAGGGACAGAGTGGAAGACTTGCGTCCTGTTTTTAGAAGAGCAAAAGAAGACTTATCAGACATCTACACCAAGCATTTTCTTTCTAACGGAAATGGAAAATGGGCTCCATTGGATGCTGAATACGGAGCATGGAAGTCTGTTCGTTTTCCGGGTGCACCAACACTTGTTAGGTCTGGTGGACTGTTCAAGAGTATTGAAACATTTTCAGTTAGTGAAATAAACCGTCAATCAGCAAGGTTTGGAACCGACGCACCGGTTGCAAGATTTCACCAATATGGAACATGGAGCATGCCAAAACGTGAAATCATCTTTGAGCCACCGATGTTTGCAAAGAAACTGGCTAAAGACGCTGAGCGATACATTGCCGAGGGTAACTAATGGAACTGATGTACGGTGCCCAATTTGCCAAGGATTACGTTAATTCTTATCTAAGTGATGATATTCCTATAAGAATTATTGACTACAGAAACGGTTGGAATGCAGACGACGAGCAACTCCCGACTCCAGTCAAGTTTTTGACCTATGAGCCAATTGCTTTAGACGAATGGCCAACGATAATAACGGTCGTTATGTCCACGAATAGGATTGAAAGAATTGGATATTCTGGCTCAAACCCGTTGTATAGAGTCAATTACACGATGCGCACGTATGTGTGGGTTAGAGACGTCGGCTCTGCAGAAACAACACTTATGAGAGACAGGTTCACTACGGTTGTTAGGTCTGCCTTGCTTGACTACCCATGTCTAAAAGCAACAGACCCACAAGAGACCTTTCGTTTACAGATAGATGAGGGTTCAATGCAAGAACAATTTTCTGATTTAACCCTCCTGAAGGGTGACAGGGTTCTTGCTGGGGCCTACATATCTTATGACTTATCTATTGACGAAATTGTTGACAGAAGGCCACTCGCTGCAGCGTCTTCTGTAGAGATTGAATTTATCAATCTAGATACAACGCCGTAAATAGTGATGTACACTAATTAAAGTCAATCAGGAGCAAAAATGACCCATTCACACAAAGTTGAAAAAATCAAAAGTCAATCCGACTTTGACAATGACGGCTCTGGACATATTGTTGTCAAGAACATTTCCGGAAGAAATATAACCATTGGTTTGCCACCTGTTTTGCTGTATCCAGAGGACGAAGCATTTTCTTGCGACGACAATCCAGATGTCCTTTCTGCCGTAAAGTCTTACAAACTTGAAATTGTCAAGACTGAAGAAGCAAAAGAAAAGCCCAAAAAAACAAAAATTGAAGAAACAAAAGTTGAAAAAGTAAAAGAAGAAACTTTAACAACAGTTGCAGATTCTAGAGAGCAAGTTTCTGTACAATTAGACTTGCCAGACGACAGTAAGACGCTTAACAGCGACGAACTTTAAGACACGGAGGTCACATGCCAGGCGTATCAATTACTACAGCAGTCAGAACAGGTCCTACAAGCACAACAGTGCGCGCTTCGTCGCAGGCATTTTTCGTTGGACTTGCTCACCGTGGTCCTTCTGATGAGGCAGTTCTCGTAACAAGCCTTGCAGAGTTTGAAGAAACATTTGGTGGTTATGTAACATATGCATACCTTCACCCGACCGTTCAGACCTTCTTTGAAGAAGGCGGCACACAGTGCTATATCGCAAGAGTCGTAGGGCCTGCTGCAACTTCAGCACAAGTACTTCTTAACGTAGGCGGCGTTGGTGGTGCCAACTGTATCCGACTTACGGCAAATGGCCCTGGCGACTGGGCACATGACATGGATATTGAAGTCGTTGCTAGTTCCTCAAGTAAGAACATTAAGTTGTATTACAACGACGAACTTGTTTACGCAACAGGACTCAAGACGACAACCGCTGCTCTTGTTAATGCAATTAACAGCAGCCCTATTGCTTCAAAGTACATGGCGGCTGTAAAGTTGACAGACGGAATGCCAGAAGCGAGTGCAGTAACAGCATTTGGTGCTGGAACATTTACTGACGGTGCCGACGACAGAACAGACAACACAGTTGACGTTTCGTTCACAGCATTTGCTGATGCTCTTGAGTTGTTCAACGATTCTTTTGGTCCTGGTGCAGTTTCTTGCCCAGAAACACATGCAATCAACACGGACCTCATTACTCATGCAAACACATACAACAGAATCGCACTCTGTCATCTTGCGGAAGCAGCAACAGGAATTACTGCAGCAGCAGCGTCGCTCGCTGCTGAAACTGGTTCCGAGCATGCCGCTCTCTACTACCCGTGGGTATACGTTCCAACGGACGTTGCTGGTGTAACAAGATTGATTCCACCCGATGGTTACGCTGCTGGAAAGCGTGCGCTCGCACACAACCAGACAGGTCCTCATCAGCCATATGCTGGTTTAATCTCTGCTGCTCGTTTTGTTACCGGAGTTGAAGTTGACGTCAACAAGACTCTTGGAGACTCGCTTGATGCTGACTATGTAAACGCAATTAGAATCATTGCCAACACGGTGAGAATCTATGGAGCACGTTCACTTTCACTGGACACAGAAAATTTCAGATTCATCACAACCCAAGATACAGTCAACAGCGTTGTCTCCGAGGCTAACGCTTCAATGGAAGACCTAATCTTCGCTGTTGTTGATGGTCGTGGCGGTTTGTTCTCTTCAATTGAGGGCAGACTGACCGGAATTTGCGAAAGAATGAAGGCAGTAGGGGCTTTGTATGAAGCACTTGATGTCAATGGAAAACTTATTGACCCTGGTTACTCGGTCAAGTGCGATACTTCAATCAATACGACTGCACAACTTGCAGGAGGAACAGTGAAAGCGCAACTCGGCATCCGGGTTTCGCCAATCGGTGACAAGATTGAAGTTACAATTGTCAAATCAAATCTAACATCAACTGTTACAGTCTAGTCAGGAGTAAGCGATGGCTAAAGTATCACAGAGGCAAATCCTCGCAGAAATCAGTCCAATCGGCGCAACTTCGCCAAAATGGACAGGGTTTAGATTTGCGCAGGTTTCAGGTGGCGAAATTACAGCGTCCGTTGAAAAAATCTACCCAGGTGGAGCAAAGTTCCCTGAAGTACTTTGCGCACCAGCAGAGATTGGTGACATCACACTTACCGCTCACTACGATGACGACAGAGTTGTTTCAGACACCGGTAGCGGTATCGCAGCCAAGATTAAGACATTGAGACCGCTTATTGGTCGCGTGTACTACGACATCACCGTCACAACGTATGACTGCGACATCAAAGTTCAGGGTCTTGACCGTACCTACGCAAATTGCTTGCTTGTCGGAATGACCGAGCCAGACGGTGACTCATCATCTGGTGCTCCAGCAACGTTTGCCCTTACGTTCGCTGTTCAAGGCGTTGTATAAAAATTAAATAAACGTTTTACAGCCTAGTTGCACCGCTCATCTGATGTTGTGCTAATGTGCTGTTATGACAGAAAACAACTCCCTTTATACCGAGCCTGATTCACCAAAGAAGGCTGAGCCAAAGAGTCCATCAATTCCAAAAGTTGAGGAACCAAATGTTCTTTCTCGCCTCAAAGAAGTGATTCAAAAGAAGGTTGAACGACCAGTCGTTCGTCTTGACGTACCAGAACGTCCAGGCGTTTCTTTGCGAATTAGTCCAAACATCACGCAACATCAATTGCGTCAGTGGCGTAAGAACTCCGGAGAAGACAGCAAAGCCGGGATGGACTCAATTAAGTTCTCCTGCTACGTAATCGGAAGCACGACTGTTGGCATTGTTTTTGATGGCGAAGAAGTTTACGACGAGAACGGCTACACGCTTAACTTTGCGGCGGCTGACATCCTTACGATGACAGACACAACTAGACCGATTCCAGAGGCAGTTCGTGCATTTTTTGGCGTTGACCCTCACCTAGAAGCCGCTGCGTTGGCGATTCTTGACGCTGCTGGCTATTCGGATACAATTGACACCTCGGACCCTACGACGGAGTCTTCGGGGAGTTAGTAAATGACCCCCTAATCGTCTCTGCTGCGCGATTAGGTGAACTGTTTGGAACAGACCCCGTAAGACTCCTTGATTGTAGCGATGATGAATGGCTGATACGCCTTGCTTGTGCTAAAGTGGTTTCTAACGACCGCGAAGAACAACAAAAAGCGCAAAAAGCGTAAAAACCTTTGGTCGCTCATGTAATTCTGGAGTAGCCCATGGCCGAAGCGAAAATTGAACTACAGATTGATGTAGACGGTGCCGCCAGGGCCAAAGCGCAACTTAAAAGCGTTGAAAGTTCCGTTGACAAACTTGAGAGAAGAATCAATAAAATTGGTTCTGGCCTAGCGTCAAGCACTGGCGCAGGTGGCGGCGGCGGAGGTGGTTCTAGTGTCACCAAAACCCTTGTTAAATGGAAACGTACATTTGACGAATTTGACAAAGCAATCAAAATGGTTGGAACTGTCGGATTAAAAGGTCTAAGCCTTTCTCTGAAGGGTGCCAGTATAGAAATGGCAGCCATGGGCGCTGCAATGCTGGGTGTTCATGCTGCGTTCCTGCTAGGTAATGGAGCCATGAAACTCATGAGGTCTACCCTAGGTCCACTTGCTGCTGGTATGACCGCTGTGGTGGCTGCGGCTGCTGCTGCGTCGGCTGCAATACGTGAACAGCAAGCGGCAATGTTTGCATACAAAACAACAAGCAAGGGCCAGTTTGGTTCTAGTTTAAATCAAACAAGACAAGTAATGCGTGGCCTTCATGCTGACGTAGACCTTGCTTCTGTCGGTGTAGAAAACTTAAACGCCGCTTTTGCGACCATCTCAAAGACTTCAACATTCACAGGAAAGAGCCAAGGACTTCTTAAAGGACTGATGGACTTTGCTTCAGCAGGTCAGCCGATTGAAGAAGGAATCAAAAAAGCAGCAGACCTAGTTGCGCTTCTTCAGGATTCAAAAAAATCTTTTTCCGAGGCCAAGGTTTCTGCGCAAAAACTATTTCCCGATAAAGCAAAAGTTGACAAAGCATTCAAAGACCTAAAAATCAATAACAAGAAATCTCTTGAGGCGGCGATTACGTCTGGTGAACTTGCAAAGGCGGCTGGCCTTGAAGGCCAGTTTGAAGCAGTATCTGGAACTTTGATTAATAAACTTAAAGGATACTTCAATCTTCTCAAGGTTCAGTTTGGAGATATGGGTCAACCGCTTCTGGAACCAATCAAGAAATCAATGTTTGAGATTTTTGGCATCCTCAGCCGTGGCTTTGCAAAAATTTCAGGAAGTACACAAAGATTTGGCATGACATCAATGCTTGATGGTCTTGTAGGCATGGTACAAAAACTTACAGACCTTTCGGTTAACTTGATTAACGAAAACCTTGGAACCGTTACTGGAATGTTTGACAGGATGGCTGGATGGTGGAAAGAGTTTAAATACGGCTGGGATGCCACGCTTGACAAACTCAGGCCATTCATAGAGGGTGCGCGTGTAATTGAAAGCATGTTTGGCGCAATTTGGGTGCATGTCAAAAATATTGCCGCATCAAGTTTTGGACAGTTCAACGATTGGCTAGTAAATAACAAAGCAACCGTAATTGAGTTCGGAGACAGAATTGGTGAACTCATTGGTGAAATAATGAAGTTTCAAGCAGAAATGAAAAAGTTGCTGCAGGATTTAATGCCATTTATCAATGATGTTGTCAATGGTATTTCTGCAATGGTCAGCCAAATGACTGGTTTTATAAAGGGGATGCGGTCATTGAGTGGAGGCGGAACCGTAGGCGCACTTGCAACGCTTCTTGCTGTTCGTGGTGGATTGAACGCAATGAAGGGCACAAAAGGTGGATGGACAGCAAGCGCTGTTACAAAAAACGCAACCATCAATGCCCCCAATGCAACAATCATTACTAGCGGAACACCTGGAGGTCATGCCCCAGGAGGCGGAAGAGGTGGAGTAACCGGTGGTGGTTCGCTAGGAACAACCGGAGCCTATTACGGCGGAACCGGTGGTGGTGTTCCATCAAGAACAGGTACTGGCGGAGGCTTTGCATCAAGAACAGGCGCTGGCGGTGGAGGCTTTGCATCAAGAACAGGCGCTGGCGGTGGAGGCAGTTTCTATAGCGCCCTAGGAAGAGTTGGAAGTTACCCAGTCGGCCCTTCGTCTTTTCTTGGTGGAAGGAATGTGCGACCAGGCGGAACGTACAGCATGAACGACGTTGACCCCGATGGAAACATGATTTGGAATCGTCCTGGAATGTCTGCTTCAAATCCAGGCGGTTACAGAGTCGGAATGTCAAGACTTAGAAACCCTAAGTTAGCGGCAATATCGCAGTTGGCAAGACAAGGTACATACAACTATATGTATGGCGACGCAGAAGACCCTACTGGCGAGAAAGCAGCAGCCGACAAAGCCAACAAAAGAAACAGCAGAGGGCAATTCACTAGAGGCGCAAAACTAAGACAAAGAGCCGCTGCTAACCGTGCTGCTCGTTCTGGACCAAGACAATCTAGAGGAATGAAAGCCATGGGCAAGTTCCAAGGCTCTGGTAGCGCACGAATGGGAACAACAATGCTTCTCGGTGCTGCGTCACAGTTTGCTCCAGAAGAAGCACAAGGTGCGCTCGCTTTAGGCGCTGCAGTCGGTCAAATGAACCCACTTGCGGGTATTGCTGTAGCAGGTCTTGGAACTGCAATGAAATCAAAGACCGCAACCGGTGGTGCGGTTAGTGGTCTTGCTGGAGGTGCCGCTGCTGGTGCACTTATTGGTTCTTTTGTTCCAGTAATTGGTACGGCCGCAGGCGCAATCATCGGTGGTCTTATTGGTGGTGTTACTGGTGGAATCATGGGAACACTAAATAAGAAGAAGGAAGAAGTTAAAGCATCAAAAAAGGCTGCTGGAGAAGTAGCACAGAGCATTATTGATAATGCTTTTTCTTTTGCTCTTGATGCTGTACGCGGAGAAACTGGCGTTGGTAGAAGTGGTACTAGAAACGCTTTAGCAGGCGCATTAAAATACAGTAAAAAACTTTCTGAAGATACGGCCGGAGTACCACTAAACAGAAAAAACTATTATGGAATAGTTCCAGACGTTTTAAATCGTGGTGCCACTGGTGGTCAAGCCGGACTCGCATTTGAAAGCGCTACTGGTAAAAGAATGCCAAAAATTGTAAGAAAAATTCTTGGCGGAACAACGATGAACATGGACATCGTCGGAAACCTGACTGCTGGAATTGTTTCCAAACTTGGTGGCAAGAGCCTTTTGGACAACAGGGTTTTAAACCCTCTTGGATATGGAACTAATAACAAAAAAGATGTTGATAGACAAAAACAAGAATCAAAACTAACCAGTATTTATAGAAACCAATCTAAGTACGGCACTAAAATTTCTGAAACACAATATAAAGACATGATGAAGAAGCCTGGTGAGGCTTTGAGAAAAATGCAAAAAGATATGGAAGTCAGCGAAGCAGCAATGGCTCCACTTCAAAAAAACTACAACAGTCGTCTTGATGCTTTAGCAAAAATCACAGGTAAATCAGACCAAGAAAACATAGCCCTTGCTAAAACAATGGGCGTCAATCTCATGGACAGCACTAAAGACTTCAACGAAGTTCTCAAAGAACTTGGCTTGACGACAGTTAAAACTGCTCAACAAATAAGAGCAGCAACAACAAGCATAGTAATAGACAACACGTCAATTTTCCAAAAATACACTGCTGCTGCTCGTGCTCCAGAAATAATTGACGAAAGGGCAGAGTCACTTAGAGAACAAGCGGGCGCTGGAAAATTAAAAGAAACAGACATCAACACCTACATGGAAGACCAGGTCAAAAACTACACCGCCTACTTTGGCGAGGGGGTCAGTTCATTTGCGCAATTACGCAAAGACTACGAACAGGGTGGCGCGTTCGGCAAGGGAAGAACTTTTGAAGGAATGGAAGGGCAGATTGATTTTGCCAATAATCCTGCCCTTAAAGAATATTTTGACAAAACAAGCACAGACCTAGGTAACAGTCTTGGTGGAGAATTAAATGCCAAACTTCTCCAGGGTGGAAATTCAATTAATGTTGCCGAATTCACAAAACGATTCAAGTCTATGACTCCAGAGCAGCAGGTGGCACTAGAAAAAGCGGCAGAAGGTGGTTTTGCTTTACCTTCTGGCGCTGCTGGAATGAGATTGGTGGAGGCGTCTGGTGGAAAAGCCGAAGTAGCACTATTGAAGGCGCTAGGCCTAGAGGGGCTAGTCACCGCAAAAACGCCAACGGAAACCACAGACTTAACCAAACTTCCTGAAGCAATAGCAGAGAAGACAACGGCGCTTATTGACCAAATGAAAATCTTTTTTGAAGAAACAGATAAGGCAACTCCTTCTTGGTACAGCACTCCTCCGACATGGTGGAACACAAAGCCGGAAGACACTTCTACTCCTCGTGGACAGGCTTTTGGTGACACAACCTCAAGTCGTCTTTCTCAAACAATGAGTCGCCACGCATCAATGAATGGCGCATTAACTGGCAAAAGAACCGTTACTTCTGGGTACAGAAACTATGGTCTTGGTTCTATAAACTCCGACCATGTAACAGGAAGAGCGTATGACCTAGTTGGACAAAACCTTGGACAGTACCAATCCCTTGTAAGGTCAACTGGTGGTTTTGCCGAGTTTCACGGAGTAAACAAAGCAAGACATCTTCATGTTGTTCCCGGTTCAGGCGCAATGGGTGACAACGGAATGCCTGTTGCAAGAACACTCCAGCAGCCAATGACCGTCGGTTCTGGCGGTGGAGGCAACGAATACAACTTCTATGTGACCGGAAGTCAAAATGCTTCTGCCAAAGAGATAGCAGACATCGTTATGCAAAGAGTAAGAGATGCTGAACGTTCAAACTCGGAGAGAAGATAATGTCAAAAGAAGGTAACTCTTATCAAAACCCAATTAGTTTCTATTCTGGTAGTGGCGTTCTTTTGTGGGAAAAAGGAAAAAAAGCATTTGACAATCAGGTTCAGGGAAAATATGCAGATGACCCCATAAATGGGAACACGTATGTATGTACTTCATATAGAACATTAAACGACGAACCAGTTTGGGCTCTCGTAAACGTAGAAACACTAAAAGCAACAACCGTTTATAAAGTTCTTGTAAACATGGGAAAGTCTGGCAATGAGCCATCTGCAGTTTCGGCTAATGGCAAAAAAATTACCTACTCAAGCGACGTTGTGATAAAGAGACTAAATAAAGGCAACCAGTACAGCGTTAAGAATTGGGGTTCTTTCATATTCATTGGCATTACCGATTCTGATTATAAATTCATAAAAGGCGAACCAGTAACGTCTGCTGAGTCAACTACGGTTATATCAACAGGTTCTGACTCTAAATTAGTAAGCGTATTGACTAAATCCTTTAGAGAAGTTGAAGAAATGTACAATCATTTATACAACGAATCTAATGGAAGAAGCGGCGCTTTAACAGCAAACAGAACAGACGCAAATGGAAATAGTGGATTTGGTGCCAGTTCTACTCCTGCACAAATCAATAGAACAGACGCAAATGGAAATAGCGGATTTGGAGCAGGCCGTTCAGTACTTGACTCAGCAGCAGATTTCAGAAGAATAGAAGAAGCACAAAAATCTTTTGCTAGCCCTGGAGGCGGAAGCAACCCAAGTTCGGCAAGTGGCGGAAGAAGTCCAAACCCAAATACGAGAAGAAGAGAAAACCCTCCTACTGGTCAATCTACTGCAGTTCTGAATTATTTGCCAGATAGAAGAATTGGTTCGGAAAACGCAAACGTTCCATACATGCAGCAAACTATTACAGATTTTAATTCAGTCACCAATACTCGTGAAAAAATAATAAGAACTCACGTATTTGACATAGTTCCAAATAGTTTTGAATTTAGTCAACTTTCTTCGGTATGGAATGAGGTTGAGAGAAGTGGCAACTACGCAATGGTTGATTGGTCTAAATATAACTTAACTAAGTGTACGTTTAGATTTCTTGTTGCCGGCAAAAGAACCGACACCGTTCCCGTAGGGCAGACAGCGACCAAGTCAACTGTAGTAAATGACGGTATGGACGTTTCTATTGATGAACAAATAGAAATTTTAAGAGCAATGGGCGGCTCTCCTTATCCAGTCACTCTTCATAATTTAAATACATTAACTTCTACATCTTTTAGATTTCCCTATGTAAACAATACTCGCAACCTGCAGTGGGTGATTGCCGACATGTCAATTACTGCAACAAGATTGACGCCAAATGGTCGCAAGATGGCAGCAGCAGAAGTTTCAATAACTTTAAATGAATACCCAATTATTGCTAGAGATATTATTGCTTTGCCTCCACTAACTCCGGCTAATCCAGTTCCAAAAACATGCAAACCAAAACCTTGCAAACCGGTAGACCCTCAAAATTCCCTTTTGACACCTGGTTTTACTTTTGAACCAGCACTTGCCATTGCAGAAAAAACACCCTAATTTAGGTAAAAATGTTTACATCAACATCACTTCAAATAGGCGATTTAACAGAAAAACAAATGGCTACAGTAGCGTCAAATTTATTGACGTTAAATATTAGTTACACAATGGATATGGCTAGTCAATTGTCTTTTGTTGTGATTGACCCTGGTTTTGAGATGGCTTCCAATAACTATTTCAACATTGGTCGTGACATTGTTTATGAAACGACTTCAGTATCAAAAATAAAAGTTGCTAACTCTTCGTCTGGAACTGGTGAGCCAATCATAAGCAGAATTAGACATCTTTACGAAATTAGTTCTGTTAGTGTTCAGCAGCAAGGAAGCGCTTCCCCTCAGTGGTCGGTTGAAGCAATGCCCAAAGCGGTTCAGCAGATGAAAAGAGACAAAAAACCAAGTTCTGTTGGTGGTTCTGGTTACACTTTTGTTCAGAAAGCAGCAAATAAATACGGACTTCGTTTTGTTGGTGAAAAAAGCGCAAGAATAAAAAGCGCTTCTAAAAACTCAGGAGATGGTCAACAGGACTCTGTGTGGACCGTAATGAAAAGTATTGCCGACAATTCTCAGTATGTTTTATTTGTTGCTGATGGAACTTTGTACTTTGGAACACATCAATGGCTCATGTATAAATGGGGAACAGAAAAAATTGAAGGTAAAATAAAATTAAAAAATGGCAAGCCGATAATTGGAAAAAATAAACTTCCAGAAAAATACCCAGATAAATTTTTTATTCCAATGGAATATGCGCCAATAAATAAATCAAACAATAGAAAGTTTGAAGTACTGAGCCTTCCCTCAATGCGAGACTCTGGGAACGACCCATTGGAAGGTTCCGGAAACCTACTAGTTGCACGAGACAACGGCGTTCAACTCAGGCCAGGTATGACAATAAGAATAAACAATATTCCAACTATGAGTAGTTTCTATTTAATCACTAGCGTTTCGTTTGGTGAACAGATAACAGACCCAGTTGCTGTTGAATTTAGAACACCAGAGCGATTAAAAGTAAACGGTAAAGAACCCAAAATACCCCAATTGCCAGTAGGTAAAATTTTTAATAGTAGTTATTTTCAGCCTTCGCCTAGGCTCGGAGCAACAACTGTTGGTCGTCCAGTTTTCAATGAGACAACTCCTCAATTTGTTGGAGTTGGAACAACTATAAATCCAGTCGGCCCTCAAAATATTGCAAAAATTCCAAACTCTAGAAGGCTCAGGACTTATCCAAACACAAAAGCGGAACTACTTTCCTTCAAGGGTTCAGGTTTAATTCCTGAAGATATTTTAGTTGGTGGAAATATTGACTGCTACAACAGACCAATAAGTCTTGAATATGAATATGGAGCCCTGGCGGGTCCAACTTTGTATCCTCACATTTACTCAACAGTTGTAGCGGGTATCGCCGGAACTACAGGTACTGGTTATACGGGAATTACTTCAACAACATCACTAGCAATCGGTACTGGTTCAAAAGTGTTCACAATCACTGCTGGAAGTAAATTCGCAACTGGTCAAAGAGTTCGTGCATCAAATACAGCAAACTCAGCAAGATTTATGGAAGGTATTGTTGCAGTCTCAGGAACTACCTTGACAATGACGTGCGACACAATTGGCAGTTCTGGAACTTATGCTTCGTGGTCATTTTCTATTGCCGGCGTATTTGTCGTAACAGAACGTCTTTGGTGCGACAATGTACCAACCGTTCTAACAACCGCTCAAGCACAGACAAAATACGAATCAGAAGACTTGCATCATGGAATATTTATTACTGAAGAAAAAGCCAAAAAATATGCAGAAATATTAATTTTGGTGCAAAAAAATGTTCTTAAAATTAGATTTCCAAAATCAGCAGAAAGCATACTAAACAGAACTGCAAAGCCATGGACGGTTGACATGCCTATATACCCAACAGGAGGGCAGATATCGGCAGCAGGACTTCCCGCCACTCTTTACCCGTCGTCTGGACCCAGTCCGCTTGTGGCTGGAAATATTACGCTAACTTCTAGACCTTTGGTAAAGAACACTGATGGTTCAATTAGCACTTTGTTGAGTTCTTATTTTAACGACGGAGCCAATGAAGTTGTGTACACCCCAGTTATTAACGGAAGAATTTATTCAGATGCAGACGCTCGGGATTATTACTTGACTACAGGAAAGCATTTGGGAAAATTTGCTAGTGGTAATACTGCTGATGCAGTTACATATATTCAAAACCTTAATACCATTCAGGTAACATGGTTAAACTTGGTTACATACGGACCGGCACCGGTCCCATACATAGGAGTTTGCGGTGGTTAACGTAGTAAGCAGGAGCAAGGCTTCTTCACATCCAAGCCCTATGGGCGGTATTTATGTCGGCATTGTAAAAACGGTCGCCGCCGATGGAAGAGTGTTTGTATCAATACCAAAACTTGGAAACACGATAGGTCCACTACGAGTTGCTAATTCAAACACGAATAGCCCTCTAGTTGCGGATGAGCAGGTTCTTTGTGCTTTTACAAGCATGTCTAACGACGAAATGTACGTGCTTGGTTACATAAACTCAAGAGACATATTTACACCCAATTTAACTACCCCGTCTGCTGGACAGACACTTTCTTACAACGGAACTGAATGGGTAAACGCTACTGTAGTCGGAGCCACGGGTCCCATTGGTGCTACTGGTCCTTCAGGTGGACCAACTGGACCAACTGGTCCAACCGGTCCCACCGGCGTTGGCGCAACGGGTGCAACGGGTGCAACGGGTCTGACTGGTGCAACCGGACCTACTGGTTTAACTGGCGCAACGGGAATTGGCGCAACGGGTGCAACGGGTGCAACGGGTCTGACTGGTGCAACCGGACCTGCTGGTGGTCCAACGGGAGCAACGGGTCCAATAGGAATTGCGGCCACTGTTGCTATCGGAACGGTAACGGATGGAGCAACTGGTGTAATTACAAATGTCGGCACATCCACTGCTGCCACACTTAACTTTGTTCTACCGATTGGCGCAACTGGCGCAACTGGCTTGACTGGGGCAACGGGTGTTACAGGTGCAGTTGGACCGACGGGTCTGACGGGTGCTACTGGTCCCCAAGGTGGAGTGGGAGCAACTGGCCCTCAGGGTGGAGTAGGTGCTACTGGCCCTCAGGGTGGAGTAGGTGCTACTGGAGCACAGGGTGGAGTAGGTGCTACTGGAGCACAGGGTCCTGCATCTGGCACGGCAAGCGTCCTGTCTAGCGGCGCAGGAACTTTTTCACAGGTCGGCTCTTGGTGGAACGTTACTGGCGAAGTGGACTTTCAGGGACTTGTCTTTTACATCAACCCAGGTCCATCTTCAGCAACTGAGGGTATTGTTCGTATTTCAAGTGGTGAATTAAAAAAGAACAGCGCTTCTGGCGTTTCTCTTCGCTCTCACAAAGAAGACATTGTTCCAATGGAAAACGCCTTAGAGCAACTTTCTCTACTTCAACCAAGAAACTTTAGATTCAAAGAAGAAATACTAGTTCCAAACGAACCATACGATGTTTTTAACAGGCGCACACAACTTCAGTATGGTTTTGTCATGGAAGAAGTGCAAGAGGCTGTTCCAGATTTAGTCATGCATAAATCACCTGACGGCATAGAACACGAAGCAATGTACTGGAAAGAGTCAGGTATGATTGCTTTGGCTGTAAAGGCAATCCAGGAATTGTCCGCTCAGGTGGAAGCCCTCAAATTAGAACTAGATGAACTTAGGTAATTATGGCTATTAATTTTCCAAACGCACCGTCTCTGTCTTGGGTTAATCCGGTAGAAGTGCAACAAAGCCATGATGGTATGGGATAATACAGGGATGGACTGTCTTTCCTTCCCAATTAAATTTACCGATACTGGCCTCAAGCGGCTAGAAGAGGGAACTTTTGATTTTTACAAACAAATCTTGACAATTTCTTTACTTACAGAGCCAGGAGAGCATCCGATAACTCCGGAATTCGGAGTTCTTGACCCATCTTTTACGCCAATTGAACCAGAAGACTTTATAATTAATGCAGCAAGATATGTACCTGAAGTAGAAATAACAGGAATAAACCCATCTTTTACTCCAAACGGTGGGCTTAGTGTAGAATTTTCCTTTAAGTTGCGTGGGTGATTGGTATGCCAATAGATTTTTCAGAATATGTCTACCTAGTCCCTTTTGACGTTTCTCCAACTGCTGTTTACCTAGACTCAATTGAGTACGCAAAAATAGCGCTACCTGAATTCCAGCCAAGGCAAGGAACTCCAGAAGACGCAATACTGCAGGCTGTTTCCTACATCTCAGCGCTTAATATTTCAGCAATCAACAGGCTTCCCGACAGACTCATGGCCGGCTTGGTGGGAATGATGGGTGTTGAAATAAATGACGGCACTCAAGCAGTCATTGATGTTGAATTCACCTGTATTGATTATGACGGAACAATCGTCCCACAAGGAACAATCGTTAGATATGACTACGAATTCTTGGGAGAACAAAAGTCTATTTATTTTGAAACAACGGAAGAGGGGACAATCGCATCTGTCGTGTACACGGGGGTAGAGCCTTTACCCACGGTAACGGTAGAAGCGCGAGCAATTGACGTAGGAGCAACTTTGCCAATTGCTGCTGGAACTGTCTTGGAGATTGATACTCCGACTTCAAGCATAATTGGGGCAACGGTTGATGCCTTTGTCAGCAACGGCACAAGCCCTGAATCAACTGAAGAGTTTTTAAATAGGTCTGTACAGTTTCTCGGTTCACTGTCTTCTTCTTTTGCTCGCGCATCTCAAATTGACGGATATGTATTGTCTACTTTTGCCTCAACGGTAAGTAGGTGTAAAGCATATGACCTTACAAATTCTGCAAGCGGACTTGAGTGGGCAGATGCAGACGAGCCTGGATATGTAACAGTATTCGTATACGGTATTAACAAGACTCTAACTATTGACCAAAAATCAGATGTTTTAATTGACCTTCAAGATAGAACCGTTGCCGGTCTTGAACTTGAAGTCCGTGATGCAAACATCGTCACTCTTACTGTAAGCGTTGAGGTGGCGTATTCTTCTTCTTACGAAAGCACTGTAGTTCAGGAAAACGTTGAAACTGTTTTAACAAATTACTTTTCCCCAATTAACTATAGATTTACAGACGGAATAAAACTTTCTGAATTTTATTCCATAGCATCTTCAGTTCCTGGAGTTTTATATATTCAGTCTTTAACCGTCACTCCTGGCTCCGGTGGAACAAGTAGTAGCGGAAATGTTCTTTTTACAAAAAAGGGTTCTTTGCCGTCTTTGGTTATTGCAAATACGACGGTTACTTTGGTGTCGGTAGATGAATGAAAACACTACAAAGACTATTAGACGAAAATGCGCTAAGAACTTATAGTATTGAGACCAATCGCTCAATACCTTTAAGTTACGTAATCGCCAACCATGACTGGACGGTTGTTAGCACCGACCCTATCGGTACTGCTTCGCTAAACGTAACCGGAGACGATTTCTACTGGTCATCTCATTACGTTATTGAAATGTCTACAGGTCGTTTAGCGCCCGTAGTCATGACACTGAATGTAAATAATGTTTTTGAAGTAGCCGATAGGGGAGGCATTTTTGTATTCAGTTGTGTTGCCTATTCGGAAGATGAAAGTTTCACCATAAATGCCGCTCTCTACGATGCTAACGGATTAGTAGACGCTGGAAACACGCGAACAATCCAGGGTGGAGCATGGGGGGCCGTAAGGTCAAACCAGATAACGATTGCAAATAACGCTCCAGCAAGTACTAATTACAAAGTTGTTTTGACTATTTCAAACCACAACGGCAAAAATGTTCGCATATCAACACCTAACTTGGTAAACGATATTGCGTGGGCAAACTCTCCAGTCATACAAAGCATGCGTTCTTTTATCCCTGATTTTTATCAAACTTATGACGGCAGAGAAGAAGACCCGACTTATCCATTCTTTAGATTTGTGGAAGTTTTAACTGACACGATATCTGACACCATGAACTTATATAGCGAATGGTTTAGGTATGACAGAAGAGAAATTCCATCAAATATTCCTTTAAATACATACGAGACAAAAAGTAGGCTAGTTGATTATCAACATGTAAGAAATGAAAACAGCGAATGGTTGATGCAGTTTTCTGGAAATAAAATTAAAAATCAAATATATTTAAACAATACTGGAATTATAGGAAATAACGACCTAGCCGCGTTTAAGACCTGGCAACTTTATCCTGCTGGATATGGTCGTGGTGCTGGAACTCAGTCCGCAATACGAGAGGCCGCTGAATTTGTTCTTACTGGAGCAAAATCTGTAATTATTAGCCAAAGACACGATAACAACCCTTGGGCTATAAGAATAACTACGGTTGGTAGTCAAACCCCAGGTCTTGATATCAGACCCAACGTAAGAGCAGCGACCATAAACACTGGAGGGACAAACACTACAGGGAATATTACGCTCTCAGGTACACAAACTATTGATGGCGTAGCCCTTGTTGCTGGTGACCGTGTTCTCGTAAAGAACCAAGCAACTCCTTCAGCAAACGGTGTCTACGTTGTTGGTGCTAGCACCTGGAGTCGTGCGACCAACTTTGACGCAGTTTCTGCATTAGAAGTAGCCAGCGGTGCGCTGTTCTTTGTTACTGAAGGAACCATCAATAGCGGTACGGCATTCACCCTGACAACAACAGGAACAATTACTCTCGGTACAACAGGTTTGATTTTTGCTGAGTTTACTGACTCCCCAGAAGTATTGGCCGCCGTTGAACCAGCAAGACCTCTTGGGTATTCAATTACTCATAGGGTGGTAGAGAAGTTCACGCTTACCCTTGGCGACCCTATTTATGGCGTACTCGGTGCTGCTGTTCTGTGATGACTTAATGAGGCACAATATGTATATCCAAATAAACGTAATGCGGGCGGAAAAATGATTGCAGGAAATTACAACATGCTTTGTCAGCAAGGGTCTAGTTTTTCACGCATCATAGCGATTGAGCAACCAAGGACTCCAACAGAACAAAACCCGGATGAATATGAGGCTTACCCTCTCACGAACCACACGGCGAGGATGCAGGTTAGAAGAACAATTGAGTCAACAACTCCAATGATTACATTGACAACCGAGAACGGAAGAATCACCCTCAATGGTGCTGCTGGCTTAATAAGCCTAAGTATAAGTGCTGCTGATACTGCGGCTCTTACTTCTAGTGGTGTCTACGACCTTGAGATTATTTCTTCCAGCGGGCTTGTATCACGCGTGATACAAGGAACATTTACTCTCTCTCTAGAGGTAACACGATGAGCAACACGCTTCCAAACAATGTAAATATTTATCAAGATACTCCGAACAGCGTAACTGTTGACCAGGATGCGCCAAACCTTGTTGTTGTTCGCTCAACGTCTCCTTCTAACTCTCTTACAAACAGACTTGAATTTACTCAGGCAACCCCAGCAGCAACTTGGGTCATAACTCATGCGCTCGGAGGTAAGCCACAGGTAACCATTGTGGACTCTGCAGATACGCATGTATTCGGTGAGGTACAATACAGTAGTAATACTGTAGTTACTGTCCTGTTTTCTGCGGCATTTTCTGGAAAAGCATATCTCACGTAAGGTGGAGTAAAAATGGCACAAAAGTTTTTAACAAATATTGACCTAAATCAAAACGAACTCCTAAACTTTAAGGTTCAAGTATTAACCACTGACCCAACAGGTTATGCGGGTCGCATGTACTACAACAGCACCAATGGCGTTGTTCGTGTGTACAACGGTACCGCTTGGGTAAATGCAATCACCTCCATCACCACGACTGGTGCTAATACCGGCGCAATAACCGTTACTCCTGCCGCAAACGGAACCGTAACCATTGCTCTCAACGTTGCAACTGCTGAAAATGCCGGTCTGCTTACTGCGGCGTTTTTTACCGACCTTACTAATGCCACTACTTCTGCCACAATAAACACGCTCGTAAAGCGCAACGGAGACGGTAATATTTCTGTTGCCACCCCAACCGCTGATGCCCATGCTGCCACTAAGGCCTATGTAGACGCAGCCCGCTCGGGTCTTGATGTTAAGCAGTCGGTTCGTGCCGCTACTACCGCTGCGGTAAACCTCACATCACAACTTGAGGCTGGCGACACTCTTGACACCAGTGTTACTCTTGTTGCTGGTGACCGTGTTCTTGTAAAAAACCAGGGCACGGCTTCTGAAAACGGAATTTACGTTGTTCAAGCATCTGGCGCTGCAGTTCGTGCAACAGACTTTGACGGAACTGGTGAAGTGTCCGGTGGGGCCTTCACTTTCGTTGAAGAAGGTACCGTAAACGCAGACTCTGGCTGGGTTGTTACAAGCAACGGAGCCATTACTGTAGGTACTGACGCAATCGCTTGGGTTCAGTTTTCAGGTGCTGGTCAAATCACCGCTGGCTTCGGTCTTACAAAGAGCGGAAATACGCTTGACGTTGTTGGTACGGCTGACCGTATTACTGCCAATAACGACAGTATTGACATTGCATCAACTTACGTTGGTCAAGACTCAATTACGACACTTGGAACAATCGGAACTGGTACTTGGGCAGCAACAGATGTTGCCGTAGCACACGGTGGTACTGGTTCCTCAACAGAGTCTGGTGCTCGTACCAACTTAGCATCGGCATCTGGTGAGGCCACCGGTCGTACCAGCACAACTCCTACGCTCGCTCGCATTGCAAGCAGGGCATGTTTGGCTCACTCTGGTGCTGTTTCAACAACCATAGTCACGCATAACTTTAATACCACTGTTGTGATGGTACAAGTTTTTCAAGTTTCAACTGGAGAAATAGTTATTGGAGACGTCACCAACAGAACAACAGACACAGTAACCGTAGTCCTGCAAGGAGAAATCGGCGCAGGCGACTACACAATCGTAGTAACAGGATAGAAAAACATGAAAATTACAGCAGAACAAAAAGCAATGGCAGCATCGTACGCAAGAAGCGTCCTTGGTGCAGCAGTCGCAACATATGTAGCAACAAACGATTTAAAACTTACTGCTAACGCTCTTTGGGCAGCAGCACTTCCTGTTATTCTTCGTTACCTAAATCCAAAAGACACAGCATTCGGCAAAAAGGCTTAATGTTTAGCCCTGAGGGGCATTAACAAGAGAAACGACCGAGGTCATGGCTCAAAAATTTATAACCCCTATCGCCATTAAGAACTTGTCCTCTGCTGGCTCCGATGGGTTGACAATTTTTGTAGACCAAGAAACTTTTGCAAGAC